ATACGGCGCAACTCACGCTGTAGAGGAATGAAGGAAAACCTAAGCCTTCTAAGTTCCCGATGCTAAACTGTGTAATCGGCGCTGGATTAGATGAGAGTCTGTCCTGAGTCAACTACCCACCGCTTAGGCGCTGAAGCGCCTTGAAGCGGGGGCTTGCGAAAGGATTCGTCTTTTTGCATGCCCGGTTGACAAGCCTCAGTGCTTTTGGGCACTACGTTAAGAGGGTCACGGCACCCGTGGGCGTACGGCCTAACCTACGGCCCTGCCGTCCGTGGTTAAACAGTCCTTATGGGAAGGGACAGTGCCGCGGACATGACAAGCCCTCTTAACATTGGCGAAGGCCGCACAACAGCGAAAGCTGAATTACCGGTATAGTCCGGTCAAAGGAGAAATAATGGTCTATGTATTAAGCATGGAGGGGAAGCCACTCATGCCGACAAAGCGTTACGGGCATGTAAGGCGCATGCTTCGTGACGGAAGGGCAAGAGTCATAAGGCGTACGCCTTTTACGATACAACTGATGTATAAAGGGAAGACCTGTACACAGCCGGTATCTTTAGGCGTTGATGCCGGGTCAAAGCATGTCGGCATATCAGCAACAACAGAAAAGTCTGTCCTCTATGAGGCGGACGTGGAACTGAGGAATGACATCGTAGAACTGCTTTCAACAAGGAGACAGTACAGACGCGCAAGGCGTAGCAGAAAAACAAGGTACAGGAAACCAAGATTTCTAAACCGTACAAAGTCAAAGAACAAGGGATGGCTTGCACCATCTGTAGAGCAGAAGATACAGACACATCTTACAGCAATCAGAAGGGTCTGTAAGATACTACCAGTTTCAAAAATCATCATTGAGACGGCATCATTTGATACACAGCTTCTCAAGGCACAGGAGAATGGGACTCCACTGCCAGAAGGGAAAGACTACCAGAACGGAGAACAGCTTAGTTTCTGGAACACGCGGGAATACGTCCTCTTTAGAGATGGGCATACTTGCCGTTGTTGCAAGGGAAAGTCAAAAGACCCTGTACTGGAAGTGCACCATATACAAAGCAGAAAGATTGGCGGAGATTCACCGAACAATCTGGTAACCCTGTGCAGAACCTGCCATGAAGGGTATCACAAAGGCATGGTAAAACTCCCTGACGACATTAAGCGCGGAAACCGTTACAATGACGCCGCCTTTATGGGGATTATGCGGTGGACGGTCTATAAACGGCTGAGAGAAGAATACGGACTGGATATGGTCAGCATGACCTTTGGCTATATCACAAAAAACACACAGATACAAAAAGGATTGCCGAAAGAACATCACATAGACGCCAGATGTATCAGCGGCCACCCAGACGCAGTATCAAACGGCGGGGTTTTCTACCAGAAGAAAGTGCGTTGCCATAACAGACAGATTTATAAGGCAAAGATATACAAAGGCGGTGTAAGGAAAAGAAATCAAGCACCATATCTCGTAAAGGGCTTCAGGCTTTTCGATAAGGTGCGGTACAAGGGGCGGGAATGCTTCATCTTCGGAAGACGCGGCAGTGGATATTTTGATATTCGTATGTTGGATGGGACAAAAGTACACGCTGGAATTTCATGCAAGAAACTGGAGTTTCTGGAAACGAGACACACAACACTGACAGAAAGGAGGTTGGCAGGTTAGTGTCGGTCAAAAGGCCGGCATTCCTCCCGCCACCTACGCTTTGCTTAGAGGTGGTGGTATCCTGCCGGGGAAAATGATGAGAAAGCTCTGCGAGAGTGAGCTTCTTGGGGTGACGCCCGGTGGAGACCGAATAGTCTATATGATTGCCCCTATAGCGTAATGGAAGTCGATTTAAGCATGTAGCGCACGTCGCTGTCTCCGACAGTGGTCCGGGTTCGATTCCCGGTGGGGGCGGTTATGTGTTGAAGCGATAGGTTAGAGGGAGACACCGGGTCGCTAACAACGACTAAGCGTGGGTTCGAGCCCCACAGACTTCAACACATTTTTTTCGCCGGGGTAGCTCAATAGGATAGAGCGGCAGACTCTTAATCTGTGTCAGTTCTGTTCCATGGGGTTCAAACATGGCCAATCTGAACAAGTATACGCAGACATGTGGGTTCAAATCCCACCCCCGGCTCTATGAAAACAGACATGGGTTCGTAGCTCAATCGGCAGAGCGCACGGCTGTTAACCGTGTTGTTGCGGGTTCAAGTCCCGCCGTTCCCTCTTGCAGGTCGATTATCATTCGCATAAAGGAGTTCTATGGAAAGATACTGGCATGTTGACGCCTCTTTTAACAGGAAGGAGGAGCGAGTCAAAGTGTCGGCTTATGGACCGGCACCGAGGATTTACGAGGCTTTAGGAAACGCCAAGAGCGCAATCGCCATGGCATATCCCGATGCCGAGGTGGATAACATAGACATAACGTCAGCAGAGGAGACAGATTTTGTCGATAAGGCGTGGAGGGTATACCAGAAAATTCGTTAAGGCATTGCAAAGTTCTTCCTGTCTGACCTTTATCAAAAAAGCCGTGGTGTCTTCCCACGTTAAACCAGATGGGTTTGCAGTCATCCCGAAAACCGTTCTACGGCTGTGGTCACACCGATTAAACACGCTACCGGATAGCGGGGCACGAGAACGGCAAAACGAATCCTCCCCTGTTCAGTAACCAGAAAACTGTTGGCATGGAAAACCCAAAAGCGCGCGGTCTGGCGTGCGCAAGTAGGACGCACCTTTGAGGATACGGTGCATATCGGAATGTGATGAAATCGGTAAACATGGGCGAAGATGTAATTGGCTAGTCACCATCCCTATATGGTTTGAACGGCTTACTTGCTGACAACAAGATTGCAGGTTCGAGTCCTGCCGTTCCGTTGCCGGGTCCGGCGCCCGGCAGTTCATTTTATTACCTCTTTCTCTTTATAAAGTGCCGGTGTGAGAGGGCGGTTTAAAAACCGTATTCACCGGCACGCACGGCCCTATAGCCAAGCGGTAAGGCATGGGATTTTGATTCCCACATGCGCAGGTCCGATTCCTGCTGGGGCTGGTATCAGTGACGTAGTGTAGTGGTAGCACGCCATTTTATGGGTCATGTCCGTGACCTTGACTGCAACTTTTTTTCGCTATGGGCGCGGGTAGCGCGGGTTCGATTCCCGCCGTCACTGTTTTGCGCAAATGATGTGGGTAGGCCGCGCCTACGGAAGAATGGCCCTGTAAGCCGAAGCGGATGCATACGCGAGGCGAAATTTCCCGGATATGGAATCTGGGGAGCAGGATGAAGGCGGCGCATGCGGGGACGTGGTGCAACGGTAGCATGTATAAAGGGTCATGTCCGTGACCTATTCAGCAACCACCAAAATTCGTCTCAAAAACGGAAGATGCAGGTTCGAATCCTGCCGTCCCCTTTTTTATCAAAGGAGGTTTTTATGGATTTTGCACAGGCAATGAAGCAGGAACAGCGCTGGACGCGCACCGAGAACGGGGCCCTTGCCCTTAGGACCACAGGCGAAGGCCTTCTGGATTTCTTCGGGACGGTCGGCGCCCTGCGCGAAGCGAAAGCAACAAGGGTGACTACCCTGTTCGAGGAGGCCTACAAGGAAAACCCGCTCATCGCGACAAAGATTCTGTTCCATGCAAGGGACATCCGTGGTGACGGCGAGACGGCGGGGCTTGGGGAGCGCAAGACGTTCCGCACAATCCTCAGGTACTGCGCCTTCCATCACCCTGAAGCGATAAGGCCGAACCTTGACCTTATCGGCGCATATGGCCGGTATGACGACCTGTATGAGCTTGTGGGGACGCCCCTTGAGGAAGACATGTGGGACGCCATGAGGAAACAGCTTTACGACGACCTTGAGGGCATGTCAAAGGGGGAAGCCATTTCTCTTCTTGCCAAGTGGATAAAGTCGGCAGACGCTTCTTCCAAGAATACGAGGAAGCTGGGTATCCTGACTGCAAAGAAGATGGGATTTCCCGTCTACAACTTCAAGCGCATCATCCGCGCCATGAGAAAGCATATCGGCGTGGTCGAAGGGCTCATGTCCACAAAGCAGTGGGACAAAGTCAAGTACTCTGAAGTCCCTTCGAGGGCAATGCTCATTTACCGCAACGCCTTTATGAAGCATGACGCCAAGAGGTTTTCAAAGTTCGCAGAGAAGGCCGCAAGCGGCGAGGAAAAGATAAACTCCGCTACCCTGTTCCCCTACGACATCATAGGCGAGTACGGGCGTGGTAGCTTCAGGGGCTATTACACAGGGAGCAACCTTTCCGCTGTTCAGGAGCAGATACTTCAGGCCCAGTGGGACCAGCTTCCCAACTACGTTGAGCCGGGGACAAACGCCATCGTCATTGCCGATACTTCGGGAAGTATGATGGGACGGCCCATGGACACAGCTGTCGGGCTTGCCATCTACTTCGCTCAGAGGAACACCGGTGCCTACAAGGGGCTTTGGATGAATTTTTCATCCGCGCCTTCTTTTCAGCAGATAAGGGGCAAGACCCTGAAGCAGGTCCTCAACAACATCGACTACAACAACTGGGGGTCGAGTACCAACTGCCATGCCGCGTTTGCACTCATCCTGAGTACAGCCATTAGCAACCGGGTCACCCCTGAGGAGATGCCCAAAGCCCTGATTATCATTTCCGACATGGAATTCGATTACTGCGGCGGCGAGTGGACGTTCTACGAGACCGTAAGGCGCGAGTACGCTGTGGCGGGGTACGAGATACCAACCGTCATTTTCTGGAACGTCAACAGCCGCCACGATGTATTCCATGCGGATAATACCCGCAAGGGAGTCATCCTTGTGAGCGGACAGTCAGCTTCGGTATTCGGACAGCTGATTGGTTCCGTCGGCATGACACCTACAGACCACATGATGAAGGTGGTCAACTCAAAGAGATATGAGCCGATAACTGTCGGTTGAATCGGGACACTCACAGCAACCTAACCTGTGGATAAGAAACGAGCGAAAGCCCTGTTTTGGGGGTTCAAGTCCCCCGAGTGTCCTGAATATAAAGTGCGACCGTAGCTCAGTTGGCAGAGCGCTATGAAAATGGACCATGTCCGTGGTCCTGACAGCAAAATTTCTTCCACTGGTAATGGAGAGGTCGCGGGTTCGAGTCCCGCCGGTCGCCCTATGGGACGCTTACAGCAAATAATATAGAGGAAATGGGAAAGCAAAATGCGTCCTGAAATAAAAAGGGGGGAGAGGATGAATAACGCAGAACTGTTCCAAAGAGTATTCGGCATGTACGCCACGGAGCTCTGGGCAAAGCCAGAAGCGGAGTTCCTTGTGTGGCTCAACAAGGAGATAGAACAGGCAAAGATTCATGACATGCTTGGTGACGGCACCATCATTGTCACTGCAAAGAAGGGCACTAAGGTTGGCAGGGTCTTTGTTGAGGAAGAGGGCACGAGGTACGGCACCATGTTCTACCCCGACGGTCAGGACTTGGAGGGCTGAAGAAGTGGTCGTGCTGGACATCCGCTATCCCAACAACTGCGGGGAATGCCTTATAGGGCGCATGACAAGGCCAAAGGGGTTTGATGACGGGAGTCTCCAATGCCCGGTCCATCAGCCCATGTGTAAGACCTTAAACCCCGCTAGAAGGCCAATCCACTGCCCTATCCTTTGTGAGGCGGGGTGGGGAGACGTGGAGATAGGGGAAGACGGCTCATACAGACTAAAAAGAGGATTGAGCATGGCAGAGCCTGTCGCGGAGGGTGATGATTGAAGACAAGTACCTATCATATAGGTGTTCCCGGACTTGAGTGGGGCATCTGGAACAGACAGAAAAAAAGCTTCGTTTTCGGCATAAGGGAGGAGACTCCCATGCTTGCCGAGGCGAGGCTTTTTCAAAAGATTGGGGAGGACGCCAGAAAATGGCGTTACGAGATTAAGCCAATCAAGAAGGATAAGAAAAGGAGACAGCCGTGAAACAGTGCTACAAGTGCGGGTCCTTCAAGGTCCGCTTCGCCCCAAACATGCCTTATGATACAGGGCTTGTGGAGTGTGAAAAACACGGATTGGTATGTGATGTGGTCAGCACACAGCACATAAAGAGGCTTACATGCGTGGAGGAGGAAAGTGAGGGCAAGGGACGCAATTTTCAAGCTGTGCAGGATACGTGATGACATATTCCAAAAGCGTAACTCGCGGAACTGGAAGGCGGTCACACTTGATGTAGAGGCACTGGACACAGCCATAGAAGCATTGGGGAAGGAAGAATCTGTGTGGGTACCGGTCGAAGAAGGGCTTCCTGAGGCTGATATGAGCTTGATGGAGTACCCTACAGTGGCGATATGTCTGCCTGATGAAAGAGTGACGGTCGGGCGCTACTACGAGAGTACCGGCGAGTGGGGGACAGGAAAGGACTTTTTGGAGAAGTGCAGTCCGGTGGCGTGGATGTATCTTCCAAAGCTATATGGGACCGGATGTACCTTCCAAAGCTATATAGGACCAAAAGTGAAAGGGGAACCCGATGAGTAACATGATGATGTGCGACTGCTGTAAGAAGACGGACTTTCAGGATTCCAGAGGTATGACCGAGTTCTGGGCCGTGAGGACAGAAGGAAGCGATGGGACGAGTTTGTTTCATTTGTGTGCTTCCTGCTATGAGCGGTCCACAAAGGAGTTTTGCCCCTCAGAGGAATTCGAGGAGGCGGAAGAAGAGGTATGAGGAAAGCGTTCATAGCCGTTCTCATCGCGGCACTTACTCTGACGGGGTGCCAGAAGGCGGCCCGTGATTTTGGCGGGAAAGCGATTATCAATCTGGACCCCGGGGAGAAGCTTGAGGAGATAACTTGGAAGGATAAAAGCGTCCTGTGGTATCTCACAAGGCCCATGAGGGACGGAGAGCATGCCGAGACGCACCGGTTCAGGCAGTCGAAGGACATTGGCGTCTTCGAGGGCGAGGTGGTCATAGTTGAGAAGGAGAAGGAATGACTGACGATATGACATTCTGCAAGAGGGAGTGCGACAACGTTACGTGTATGAGGCACCCGTCGAACATCATAGAAAAGTTCAGGCCCCACAGCTTTGCCTATTTTGAAGACTGTGAGGATTTCAGGCCGAGGATAGGGAAGAAGGGAGAATCAGATGGCGGGATTATCACTGAGCATAAAAGGGGCGAAGGTCATAAATAACAAGGTTAATCTGTGCGACTCGTGCAGGTTCACTATCGCCGAGTGCGGGGCAAAATTCGAGGACGTTATGTTCGGGGACGGCAGGGGAAACGACAACGTCTGTTCATGCCGGTTCTATGAGGCAAAGGGCGTTGAGTTGCACTGCAAGGGCTGTGAGTACTACAAACCGTCAACAAGGAGATGCGTCAGCCCGCGCGGGACGCTGTTTGGCGTAGACCCTGATGGCTTTTGTTCAGAGGGAAGAAGTGGAGCATGACAATGTTTACTGTAGAAGACTGTGACATGCCAATTGATGTCGCGCAAAAGCTCATAAAAGGGAGAAAGAGGGTCAATAAGACGGATGTGCAGATATGGGCTTCAAAGGTATTTTCCAAGACAGCTACAGACAGCCCGGATGATAATACGTTCGAAGCCGACATGTTCGACACTGACGAGATACGAGAGATAGCGGACTACCTGATTGCGTTCTGCAATGCCCGCGAAAGGAGTTATGGATGACTGTAGGCGGATGGGCACTATTTATATTTCTGGCCATATGCGTCTTGGCAGTAGGATTGGTACTTGCATCAAATCAAAAATCGACCATGGCAAAAACCATTTCCGTGATGGTTGCGGTTATTGCAGTCCTAATCATGTATGCAGTGTTTAGGTGGTACTACTCAAGTACCGCCTCCGGGCTCCGTGCCATAAAGTCACAGGAGTCCAACTTCACGAACGGGATAGAACGCGAGGTCACTGTCTACTCCATGACCGGTGAGCCGATAAAACATTATGAGGGCAGGTTCGATGTGGACTACGACAACGACCGAATCATCTTTGACGATGAAAACGGCAAGCGCCATGTCATCTACTACCCGACCGGAACGGTCATCATTGATGAGAAGTGAGGTCATATGAACGCAACAGAATTCAACGAGGCTATAAAAAAAATCTCCGAAAGCGGAAGGAGCTACAACGCCATTGTCGCTCTGCTGACCATTATCGAGGATGAGAGCCAAAGGCGTGTTGAGGAAATGGTAATGCTGGAGACACAGCTATCCGCTGTCCGCGCAGTACTTGGAACATTGAAGAGTGATTCCGAGAAGCTGAAGGTTATAGGACAGGTCGTAAAAGAAGAAAGGGGGAGACGGTGGAAGTAAGACTACTGGAAGCACCGACAGAAAAGAACTGGGTGGAGTGCAAGAGGCGCGCACTTATCACTGAGTACGGGAAGGGATTGGGCGATGTGAGACTGCCTGAGGCAGAGTGGCGAAAGGCCATACTGGAGGCAAGGCACAGCCCCATAAGGTATCTCAAATACAGCTTCATGTTTATTGACATCCCGTCCAACACTTCGGTCCACCTGTGCAGGCATGTCCATGCACAGCCATATGTGTCGAGCCTTCGCAACGACCGGCAGGACAAGATGGATGGTGACGCGGCAAGGCGGGATACTCCGGTCAATATGATACTGGATGTCAACGCCGAGGAGCTTATGGTGATAGCAAACAAGAGGCTGTGCGGCAAGGCTTCGGCAAAGACGCGAGAAGCGGTCCGCATGATGTGTGAGTGTGCCGCTCTGGCCACACCCGAGATAGAGCACCTGCTGGTGCCTATGTGCGATTATAACGGCGGCGTCTGCCATGAGATGAGGCCGTGTGGAAGGAGGGGGAAGGTTGAAGAAGTACATCATTGAGATAGAGGACTCGCCCTTTGTGAACAGCGAAGGGGAAAAGCTCTATCGGGCAAAGAACTTTCGGAGTCTTGTCTTTGACCAGAACGGTCTGGATAAGCTGACATCATATGCCAAGGCAGAGCTCAGGCATGCGCATGATATTGAAAGAGTCGCAAAGCTCAACTATCAGAAGGGATATGACGATGGGTGCCGAGACAGCAAAAGCCAAAAAGAAGAGGAATTCCACGTAGGGGATGAGATTATCAAAGACGGAAAGCGCGGCATGGTCGTCGGCTTCGGGAATTTTCTGGAAGGCTGTGACATGCAGGTCATGTTCCCATATCATAACGCAGTCCAGTGCGTACACATGAAAGATTGCAGAAATACGGGTAAAACACATTCCATAATTTCTCATATCAAAAGGACTATGGGGGAGGAAGATGAAAGTTAAGATATGCGGTATCCCGCACGAGGTCATAGAGCGTGAGGATTCCTTTGACATGGATTCGCATCTGGGACAGATAGACTACAGGAAGGCGATTATCACCCTGAACAAGGACATGTCTGCCGAAGTGAAGGAAGAGACGCTCCATCATGAGATTATGCACGGGATACTGGTCCATATTGGCAGGGAGGACCTGTCGATGGATGAGACATTTGTCACGGCGCTTGGCAACGCTGTCTATCAGACATTTCAGCTGAGAGGAGAGGGACTATGGGAAAGTACATCATAGAGACCGGTGATGACGACAAGGTAGTCCTTCTGACAGAAAAGGGGATTGTGTTTGCCGGGGGTGTCGTCCCCCCGGAGCTTGCTCAGCTCGGGATAATATCTGCCAAAGAATATGAGGGGCCTGAGGAAGGCGAGTGCGACAACTGCTCTGCGCTCAGAAACGAGTATCACAGGGGGTATGTGGAAGCACAAGGCGCCACCAAGCAGGCAGTAGATAAGGTGTGGAAAGCCGCCATGCGGATAGCCTGCATTGAGGAATGCGGCGGGCTTACCAATGACGAGAACACCGAGCTTTTCGGGACCTTCTTAGTCGACGAGATTTTCAAGAACACCGACCCCTATGACGCCGTCAGGATTCTGGCCGAGTATGACAAGAAGGTGGCCTTCGAACTGGGGGATGAGGTGGAGATACTTCCAGCCCATGAGAAGGCGGTGTTCGTCTGTGGCCGCCCAAATGGCCTGAAACAACTGCTCCGCTTAAAGGGAGACCAGTTGGTGGTGGACACGATAAACGATGATATCGTAAGGACAGGAAGCAACTTTACGGGACTGAAGCACGTTTTGGAGGCTCTGAGGAAACAAAATGATGATAAGGGTGAAGAAGATAAACCTGTGTGAAGAAGAAAGCAGGTTCGGCACATGCCTTGGGTGCGGCAAGGACGCTTCAGAGGACCCCGAGATGGTCAGGGCTACACTTATCCACTCTACGGGTATGTACACAAACGGCGGGAGCCTGTGTCTGTGCGGTGAGTGCAGAAAGCTTCTTGCGAAGGGGCTTACAGAGGGAGAGCTTTATATCAAAAACCCAAAGCGCTGTGGCGAATGTGAGCATCTGGATTACTCGTCTATATACAGTTCTTACCCGCCGCAGTATAAGTGCGAGTATTACAGCTCTTACCCGCCGCAGTATAAATGCGAGTATTACGGGTGCATAGTCAGTCCTGATGACATATGCAAAAAGGAGAAATCATGAAGCCTGAGAACAAGAAGAAGGTAAAAGAAGCCATAATGGATGAACTGGACGTGCCTGAAGCACTTGCAGATAAACTGGCTGACATCTCTATGGACGCCGTGCAAAAAGGGCTTGCCATGGTGGCTGGCAAACTTATTGCAGGCTTTCAGGACGAGGATGATAATCCGTAAAAAGGGGCGGTCATATGTCCAAGGTAACCATACCAACCGACTCATACAAACAGTTCCAAGGAGACTTTAGGAAGGTCAAGGCGATGAGCCTGAATAACTTCATATTGTGGGTCCGGTCGATACACAAGACTGCATACGACGAAGGCTGGAATGAGGCGGTCGACGCCTTCAAGAATGCACGAGGAAAAGTAAACATCAACAATGAGGTAGATGCGGTGGTCCTTGACGCCGAAGACCTGCTTAAAATCCTGTTGTCCGTAAAGGGCATAGGGGAAAGGCGGGCACAGGAAGTTATGGAAAAGGTGACAGGAAAATCACATGAAGAAGATAACCGAGGGTGAAGTCAGGGCTGTGCTGGGGTTTGCGGCATTCTTCGGGATGATACTGCTGATGGCAAAGTTCGGGGTGATACTCCCCGACTTCCAGTACATGCAACTCATGACGATAATGCTTTCAGGATTTGTAGCAGGGGGGAAGAGATGAGAGGAAAAACAAGAAGGATTCTGGTTTGGGTGCTCTGTCTGGTCATGGCGCTTTGCACATTATCAATCAGTGCCGTGGCGGCTGACAGATGCGGGGTGACGTTTGAACAGATGGCGCTTGGACGCCCAAAAGACGGTATCGTAGAAGACCGTGGTCATTACTTCATCTATGACCATGGCACCATGCTTACTGGAAAGGTGAGGCATGGCGGAAGGTGGTATTACTGCCACGAGACGGGTTCAAAGGATTATCCGAAGGGCTCTATGGTCCGGGCGCAGATGCGTATAGAAGGCGGAAACAGGTGGTACTCTTACTCCCATGACGGGCACATGGACACCGAGAGTGTGTACTGCAAGAGGAACGGCGAGTGGGTTCTGGAGGTTGAGCTCCGCAAGGACAATACAGTGGCCTATATATACGATATCTCAACCTTGCCCTGCACGATGCGCTACAGCACCTATGAACTGCGCTGGCAGTACAAGGAAGCAAACGGCAGGTGGCGCACTGTGGAGAGCATGCAGAGCGTCCCCGACTTTGTGGATTATCAAAAATGACTACTCAGAGGTGATGACTGTTGGCAAGAATCAAATGCAACGTGAACAGCCTCCCCGAACCGCCGAAGTACGAGACGGTGGATGGGGAGGCTAATCCCGTTGAAGAAACAGAGATTGAAAGCAGTGCTGTATACAGGAGGTCGTTCGCCTACACGCCTGCGCAGGACGCGGTTATCATACAGATGCGGAAGGAGAACAGGACGTATGCTGACATTGCTGAAGAGATTGGCAGGTCCGAAGAGGCTGTACGAAGGCGGTGGTACGCCCTCAAGGGATATGTCTGAAGGAAGGTTTAATAAAATGGAAAGCGCAGGAAGTATAAGGGCTGAAGTACTGAGAAAAGCAGAGGCCGCGATATGCGGGCAGAGAGAACTGGACTACGGGTCCCCGGAGAACAATTTAGGGACTATCGCGCGGCTCTGGTCAGAGTATCTGGACACAGAGGTATACCCATTGGACGTGGCTATGATGATGTGCCTGCTCAAGGTCGCACGCATCAAGAACGGCGGCGGTACGGGGGACAGCTTCGTAGACCTGTGTGGCTACGGGGCAATCGGCGGCGAGATTTTCAGCCATAGAAAGGGACAGGGACAGTTATGACAGGAGCGGATTATCAGTATTTAGCAATGCGAACAAATGACGGAAATTCCACGGAGCGTCTGAATAAGGCACTGGATGGACGCATGGACTATGACATGGGCGGTATCGTCATGGCAACCATGGGATTATCCGGTGAAGTCGGCGAACTCAACGACATGATAAAGAAGTGGATTTTCCACAAGACAGACATGGATATCACTCACGCCAAAAAGGAGTTAGGTGATATAACTTGGTACGTCGCCTGCATGGCGCATTCTTTCGGCTGGGATTTGGATGAGATTTTACAGATGAACATCGACAAGCTCAGGACACGCTATCCCGATGGCTTCAGCATTGAGAGAGCAAACCATAGGGAAGAGGCAGATGTTTAAATGTATAAATGCACAGCCATATATATAGCAACCATAAAAAGCGAGCGGGCAAAAAGTAAATCGTAGATAGTCATCTTTGTACTGGAAACACAAAGACATGGATAACCACACGTAACTGTAAACAGTGGGCGGTTTGGCTGTGACCGCCCGGAAAGGAGAACCATGGATACCACAAAGAGGGAGTATCCGAGGTATAAGACTCAAATCGAGTTTTCAAGGCATCACGGGCTTATGTACGTGGTTGTGGACACCCACACCGGGCAGTGGTTACACGTCTTCGATACCATGCTGTGGGCAGACAAAAAGGCAAAGGAGCTGAATGAGAATGACAGTAAGAGAAGCGGTCAGGGAAAGACTCATGAAGGAGATGTATGAGAGGGAGATGACGGTTAAAGCAATGGCACAAATGTGTGGGATTCCATACTCGACATTTTCAAGCTATGTCTGCGGCAAGGTGGACATGAGCCTGAAGAACGCCGTGAAGGTCGCAGACGCGTTAGAGATAACGGTCGACGACCTTATAAAAAGCCCATAGCCATTGACTGAATGGGTCGATGCAAAGAAATGATAGGTCACAGAAGGGAGCCGGGAAAAATGAGGACTATTCCCACGGTGGATATGAAAAGGACTGGGGAGCGCATAAATGAGCTCAGGAAAATGAGGGGGCTGTCGGTCAAAGACATCCAGAAGGAACTGGGGCTTGCGGTGCCGGGGTCGGTATACGCATGGCTCAACGGCTATACAATGCCCGTTCTTGACAACCTTGTCGTACTGGCGAGGGTGTTGGATGTAAAGGTAGATGACATCCTTGTGACAGAGGAGGTGGTCGTGGATGCGGCTGGTTGATACGGAAAATCTTTCGCTGGACTACTCAGGACTTACTTTTATTTCTCCCTATGATTATGTAAGGACAGCCGCTTACTTTGCAAGGCAGATAAAGGACCTGCCCGAGGTGGAAGCGGTCCCGTGCAATTTCATCAGGGAGTGCGTCAAAGAGTCCAGCGGTGCGGAGAGAACCTACTATAGCAAGCTCCTTCGGAAGTGGGAGGATTATGAGAAGTCACTGAAGAAAAACAAGTAAGGAGGCAGACATAGTGATGTATGAATGTTTCCATTGTGGTGAAAGGGCCGTTATATGGGACGCGGACTTCGACTTCGAGGATTACGGCCTGTTCGGCGAAGGGATTGTCCATGCCTGCCACTGTACGAATTGCGGGGCGGAGATAGAGTACAGGATATCCTTTGGCGAGGAAGAGCCAGAAGAGGAGCCACAGTAAGGATTATCACCCAACAGGGGCAGAGAGGATACATGCCTGTCTGTGCCGTGCATCGTTAAGAGCATAGGAGGAAATATGAGGGCAACAGAAGAGGAATTGAAGAAAAACCTGATAGAGATGTATGCGTGCGGCTTCCAGATGGCGCGAAAGAGGGAACTGGACGACTACGAGCAGGGGAAAGCTGACGGGCTGGTCCATGCCGTCGGGTCCATAGGCCTGTTCGTGTTCGGCGGTAAGGCTTTCTACTCCATGTGGGAGACGGCAATGAGCCACGACCCCGGCGACAGCTGGCAGGATGTAGCGTCCGATATAGAGGATGCCATAAAGAGGAGTGAAGATGAGTGAGATACTGCCTTGCCCGTTTTGTGGGCATGAAGGGAAGGTAATGATTTTCAAAGGCAAGGACGGGTGGCGTGACCGCTACACTGTTCTGTGCCGGTACGACGAGGGCGGATGTGGAGCAGAAAGCGGTATGTACCACTCTGAAGAGGAAGCTATCGCGGCATGGAACACACGCTCTGGAAGAGAGGTGCCAATGGTAGGGATAAGGGGTATACGGATGCCAGAATCATGCGGGGATTGCGCATATAAGGGCGCAAGGCTGTGCTACTTGCAGATATGGAGTGCCAGTGCCGATGAGCGCGCGGAAGAGGTTCCGAAAGATGGCAGGCCAGACTGGTGCCCGCTGGTAGATTTAAGCAACAGGGAGGAAGACGAGGCGTGAGATATGTGGTGTCTTACGAAGACGGTGAGAACAAGACCAAAAACGCAACGCCTACGCCTGCAAGAGCTCTGGAGCTGATGGCGTCAAACCGAGGGGCGGTAGTGATGGATAGAGAATTCGGCGAGGCATATGACTTAGCCATGCACGCCCTTGGGAAGATGGTGCCAAAAGAACCAGATTATCAATACGACGGATATGACCCGGAGGGGCATGAGGCGTGGGAAGCGAGGTGTCCCACGTGCGGCTGTGAACTGGAAGACGAAGGGATATGTCCGCAGTGCGGGCAGGCGATATTCTGGAGGGACAATGAAATTTGGTGAAGCGATAGAGATACTGGAAAACGCGCACTTCTTCGCGCCCGAGGTGGATGTGGATACAGCCATTAATATGGCGATAAGCGCCCTTGGTTCTATCGAGCAGATAAAGAAGGAGAGGGATACTGCTGTTGACCAATTAAGTCAGCTTGGGTATGGTCTAGGGGAAGATGTGCACAGCAGGTCGAAGAAGAACGACCTGCTCAGGTGGATGGATGTGGTCCCCGTGATTTTCACCGCTCTTTTGGAGGACCCTGATGGGTGCACGGACCACATGCCCCGCGCCATTGCGATGGCAGAGGGAATCACACCGGTCAGGCAGTGGATACCCGTAGAGAAAGCGCTCCCAGAGGAGCTGAAGCCTGTCCTTGGGTGGATAGAGCGCGACAGCTGGGGCGACGACGACTACCCGAAGAGGGTCAGGGAGTGCGCCGTCGGGTGGCAGTTTAAGGGCCACTGGCACTTTGACGGCGTTACGGGCGAGCAGTGCTTCGCATGGATGCCCCTGCCTTCGGCGTACATACCGACGTAGGAGAAAGAAGATGAGAAAGAAAAGGAGAAGTGGATGACAGACATAGAACAAGGCGCACTGGTGCTTGCAAAGAACATACGCAGGCTGTGTGAAGAGAAGGGGATGACCCACAGGGCACTCGCCGAGAAGGCAGGGATAACCAAGGTGTCCATAAGCAGGTACTGTAGCGGGAAGAGAGTGCCGAGCGCACCTACCCTGTACGCCATGGCGAAGGCACTGGACTGCCGCATGGATGACCTGATGGAAGGTGTGGACGTGGATGTCCCGGAGGAAGCGGATGAGGATATCGAGGAAGTCTGACCCAAAATGATAATAAAAAAGCGCGTGTCACTACGGGGGTGGCATGCGCTTTTTTTGCATGAGGCTCCTCAGATATCAAATACTCTGGGTTTCGGGGCAAGGTCTTCCCGTTCTATCTTTTCGTCCATAGCTGTGATGATGAACTGTGTGAAGGACAGACCGGCGTTTTCCGCGCAGGTCTTGTAGTAGTCCTTCTTGCCCTTGCGGACACGGAATTTGATGTCGTCAAGGTTTTCCTTCATATACTTCTGGGTGGCCTTTCCCACCTCAGGGGTGTACCCCTTGTACCGGCTTTTCTTTTTTGGGGTCATTTCCTCAGCCATAATAGATACTCCTTTCGTAATTAATAGTCAGGCGGAGCCTCCACTCCACCTTACGGTAATATTATACCGGATTACAATATAGGGGGCAATAGTCAAAATACACAAATATAGAGGTCTATAATCAGCACTCTGCCAGTGGATTATAGAGCCCTATAGTGCTATACTACCATTGTAGGGGGATGACGTGTTTGAAGAGCCGATACGGCGGAAAGGGGCACAGGATGAAGAGATACAATCTGAAGAAGATTATGACCAACGCTTGGGTTTTGTTCCGCAAGGGTGGGAACACCTTCGCCGAGTGCCTGCACCGCGCGTGGATTTCCGCCAAAGCGGCTCCCGAGAACGCAAAGCGAATCGCAGACGCCAAGGCCATGGCCGGTATCACCGAAGAGGTCAAGACGTGGGCGGACTGGAAGAAGGCGGGCTTCCTCGTGAACCACGGCTCCAAGGCCCTTTTCGGCGTTGACCTTATCTGGGGGTCCAAGGGTGACGGCGCGGTCTACAAGGCGCGCTTCTTCGGGCGGTCTCAGGTCTCTGCCATCGCATGACCTGATGTTGCCGACCGGAAAACTTGTGACCGCTCAGGAGCCCCTGTGAGGGGCTTTAGGGGACAGGGCGGAAGATTCTGCGCCTGCGCCGCTAAAACCTCTCCTGCGGGATTCTGGACGGTCTGACGGGCATATGTGGGTGTTTTTGCTTCGACGCCGCTGTACAATGTGCTGTGGCGGACTCCGAGACAGCCTCGCACATGGACCGCAAGTCCCCGACGCCCTGAAACATGTAGGAGACAGGAGCCTTTCCATGCGAGAAGTAGTTAAAGCATCGTGAAAGGAGATTTACCCATGATAGAACTGACGGAAAAAGCGGTCGTTGACAGCAGGAAGGTACTGGACCTCGCAAGGGTGATTGACGACAAACTCGTAAGTCTGTACCCGGCGGAGTGGCAGAGAGAGTCCCTTGATACCATCCAGAACCTGATGATGGTTCTAATCGAGCAGGCGGAAAAACTGTGCGATGAGGTTGAAAAGATAGGGACCGATTCCCTTTTACATTGACAACTGAATAGGCGAATTGTATACTGGGGATGTATCCAATCGGAAAGATTTTCCATGAAAAGCGGTGCGGCATCATGCGTGCATGCACCGCTTTTTAATGCCTCGTAAATCGTGTATATTTCGTGCATATTTCATGAATATTCCGAAAATGATTATATATCGTAAACATAGGGGACGCCATGTTCGTGGTATATAATCATGAGGAAGACGGAAAAACCCCCTCTGAACCGCCAGAAAACAAGGATTCGTCAAAAACCGATTGACAACAACTGTTGCCATGGAGTATACTATATACTGCTCTTCCAATAAGTTAGCTACCCGATGCTAATAAAAATACCCTATACATCACGACTGTATAATTATGCATACCAACCCAGAATAGTTTTTCCTTTTGCTATGCAAAACACCCCCGGAGCCAAGCGCCCGGGGGTGTTTTGCATCATCGGCGATGTATCCTTACGGAAACACCGCTCTTAAAGCGGATTGTTTCAACGGTGCCGTCCGTGACGGTGATGTTATCTATCACGGTGTTCACGAAGTCCTTTGGTATCTTCGGGTCGATGAGCCTTAGCATTTCTTCGGTGTCCTTCGGCTTATCTCCAAGGAGCTGGTTTATCATGAGGAAGTAGCTCGCCTTCGTTCTGAACTCCTGCTCTGAGAGAGTTTCTTCTGTGTCGCCCGTCTCTTCGAGCAGGTCGTCTATCCGGGATATCTCATCCTGAATCCTTTTGCGCTCAATGATATAGTCCTTTTCCGCAATGCCTTCTTCACCGTATATGAACAGAGTCTGGAGCCTCTTGAGGGAGGCCTCGCATTTCTTCTTTCGGGCAATCAGGTCCTGCATGTCGTCCGGGGGCTTTGCGGCTGTTGCGGTGGGCGGGGTATATTCCATGCCGGTCACGCCGTTTTGTATGCTGTCCGCCAGCCCGGAAAGCCCCTCTATGCTACAGGCGGACGGGATGCGGGACAAAATCTCTTTTTCAATATCCAGAGCACCCGCCTTGGTCCCCAGCCTGTCCCTTACGGTCAGGACCCCTGATATGACGGCGAAAACGTCCGGGGCGATGTACAGGTCGGTCGTGTACTTGTTCGTGCAGGATGAGGCGTTCCTGCGCCTTGAGGCGCATCCGTATATGGATGGGCGGTAGCCGCTTGCCCTGCGCCTTCCCTGCGTGGCGGTCATGTTCTTTCCGCATACCCCGCAAGTTAGGAGCCCTGCGAAGATGTGCACGGCCTTGTCCTGATATGTGGTCCGGTTTCTTGGTGAGAGCTTTGCGTTCTTCTTCAGGATATATCCGATATGGCGGAATCGGTCCTGCGTGATGAGGGCTGGGTGGTGCCCCTCTATGTCTATCCACTCTGAGGCGTCGCGCTTTCTGATGCCCTTGCCGTCCGAGTGGACGTTATAGCGGTAGGTGCCAAGGTAGAAGACGCTGGTCAGTATCTTGTGTATGCCGACCGTGTTCCATTTCCCTCCTGTTTTTGTTGGAATGCCCCTGCGGTTCATTTCCGCGCAGACCTTCGTGATGGAGTGCTTCTCTTCGTACAGGGAGCACATGTAGCGGTACTGGTCGGCTTCTTTTTCATTTATGAGGAACTGCTTGTTCTCCGAGTCCCAGTCGTAGCCGAAGGGGACGCGCCCGCCGTTCCACTGGCCATTGTTGGCGCGGGAGAGCATGACCGCCGTCACGCGCTCAGCTGTCATCTTCCTTTCCAGTTCGGCGAAGACAAGGATGATTTTGAGCATGGCTTCACCTATCGCGGTGGACGTGTCAAACTGCTCGTTCTTAGAGACGAAGGTCACGCCGATGTGCTTTAGCTCCGCATACATGGCGGCGAAGTCGAGAAGATTTCGGCTTATGCGGTCTATCTTCCAGACGAGAAGGTGGGAGAATTCCCCCATCCTTATCCTTGTCATCATCTGCTGATAGGCGGGGCGGGAAGTGTCCTTCCCAGAGTAGCCGGGGTCCTCAAACACTTCATATTCATGGATTCCAAGGACGAGCTCCGCGTAGGCCGCAAGCTCGCGCCTCTGGACATGGAGGGAGTCTTTATCAATCTGGAGCTGGGTGGATACCCTTATGTAGATTGCCGCTCTGTTCTGCAAGGGGGTTCTTTCGATATCAGGCAATAGGTCCTCCGCTTTCTGTTAAAGATGACGGGATGTCACATATCCAGTGGCATCCCGTCTTTTGCAACTGCAACAAAAATTCCTTTTTCGATGTTTTCCATGAGCTTCCCGCACAGGACGCAGTTGGAGTTGCCCGCGCACAGGCCCGCTTCCACAATGATGTCCGAGACTCTGGACACCTTCCCGGTCAGGCAGTATGACTGCTCTGCGCACAGTTCATCCAGCCTGCTGAATTCAGGAAGATGGATTTCTCCGACACCTATGGGGGTCCACGAGAAAACTAGGACCGGGACGCCTGCCGGGGTCATGCGGAAATCGACAATCTCCCCGCGTATGTCTACGTCTGCCAAGTGCACACTGCGGCGCAGGATGCTGTCAGATATCGGGGTATGATGCGCCTTCATCTTCCAAGGCCCTCATACTTGCCAAGGAGTGTCTGTATGACAGCCTTGTCGCTGTCGCTTGCAAGCGTGTAGAGCTCCGCTATCCTGAGGGCGTCGGGGTTAAGGTTCGTGTTCTTTTCGTCACTCACCCCCAAGAGGAAGTCTACCGTCACGCCGAAAAATTTTGCCATCTTATACAGGTAGTTGGGGTCGGGAATCCTGTCGGTGATAAAGTAGCGGGAGACAGTCGACCGAGGGGAACCGAGTTCCTGAGCAAGGCGGTTCTGATTGATGCCCCTTGCCTTCATCAAAGCCATGAGGTTGTTCTTGAAGTTTGCCGGGTCCAGATTGTTTTCGTGCTTTTCCATATGAACGTCCTTTCTGTGGCTCGCCACATGTAAAGTATACCCAGATGTTGCTTTTCGGACAAGAAATTAGCTCCAAAAAGTTGAAAAAAATAATTGACTGTTGCCTATAGGAACGATATAATATCCGTGTGGAAACAATGCTAGAGAAAGGAGGTATGGATGAATCCGAGAGAGCTGAAAGCGGAGCGCGTCCGCAAGGGGAAAAAGGCTCGCGACCTGTCGAGTGCTATGGGGATAACCGAGGACGCTTACTACAAAAAGGAGAAGGGCGAAGTGGGTTTTACCCCGGACCAGATAATCGTCGTGACACGTGAGCTCGACTTGTCTGCGGATATGCTCAACTCCATTTTTTTTGACAAGAAGTTGCCAATCGGACGACGTAAAAAATCTGGTTGACTACAATGGTCATGCTTGACTTGCAAAACAGTATAGCATACGGGAAGGAAGGAAAAAATGGGTCGCAAAGCCACGGTAGCCTCTGGAAATGTATGGTACGAGGCACGGATAGAGGCTTCAAAGGTGAATGAGAAGCTACGGAGCCGCTTCGGCGCGGCAGACGAAGCCGGGATGAGCGAGGACGCCATAAAGAACACGGAGCTAGGTCTTGAAAAGCAGATGCCCGTCGAGAAGGCGGTCATACTGGCAGACCTTTACAACGCCCCACAGCTTTTGAACTACTTCTGCCTGCACGAGTGCCCTATCGGCAAGAACAGTGCCGTGTCGGATGAGGCGTCGTCCATCGAGATGGTCACTTTGAAGCTGTTGAAAGGGCTTCGGGTGTCACAGCTTATGGGCATCACGGAGCGCCTTGTGGATATCGCCGAAGACGGGGATATCACGCCCAATGAAGCGAAGGAATTCAGGAAGGTGCTGGACTATCTTGACAGCATATCCAAGTCCATAAGCCAGCTCCGCACGATTGCTAAAAAGGCGGGTGTGTGAGATGGGCGGGGCACTGGCGGACCTGCTCAGGGATGAGTACGGTATACGGACCGAGGCGGAGCTTGACGCCGCCATACGGCGCATGGACATAGCGGTTTTTTGCAAAGGAGCAGTGGATGGAGAAAAGATTATCAATCCCCGAGACACCGGAGCTGGTGTTTTCGGAGGAAGGGCACAAGTATCTTCTGGACGGGGTGGAGATTCCGTCCGTGACGCAGGTGATGGAGCCTTTAAGTCAGCATGAGTACACGAGGGTGGACGAACAGACCCTGATGCGCGCGGCGGACAGGGGGACTATGGTCCACAACGCCATAGAGAACTACATCAAGTTCGGCATAGACGACTGCCCGGAAGAGCACAGGGGATACATGGACGCATTCCTTGAGTGGTGGGGGCTTACCGGTCCTGAGGCGGTCGGGAGCGAACTACGGACCTACCACAAGCTGTACAGGTATGCGGGCACGATAGACCTTGTCGCCATGATAGACGGAAAGCTCACCCTCATCGACTACAAGACCACCTACAAGCTCATGGACAAAAACGTGAGGGTACAGCTGGAAGCCTATGCGCAGGCACTAAGGAGCCATGGGATTATCATCGAGCGGAAGATGGTCCTGCACCTGCATAAGGACGGCAAGTGGAGCGCCCCCGAATACCTCCCCATGGACGCGGAAGCACTCCGAGTCTTCAACTCCTGCAAGTGCCTGTGCGACTATCTTGCCAAATAAGGCGCCCCACGTCCTCTGTAAGGCGTTTTAGAGGCCACTGTGGGAGAATGTACCACAAAGGCAACAAAATGGCTCTCAGGGGAAAATACAAGGTCAAAAGCAACAGCATGCATCCGGTCGGCAACAAGTAAGAATTGACACTGACCTTCCGCATGCTAAAATTTGAGCGTAAGGTAGCCAAACGGAAACACTTAATAGCGCAAAGGAGACTATATGGGAAAAGATATGGAGACCGGCATCGTGCCGGTTGAGGAAAAGAAGCTTGGTACTGAGGTCAGCAAAATCGAGCGTGACGCCATGGAGCTGACCATCAGCACTGATGCGGACTTCGCCCTTGCGGGGGACGCTGTCAAGGCGGTCAAGGCCGCCCAGAAAAGGGTCGAGGAGTACTGGGAGCCCATGCGGGCATCCACCTACAGCGCCTACAAGGCCGTGACCGACCACAAGAAGGCCATGACTGACCCGCTCAAAAAGGCAGAGGGCATCCTCAAGACCAAGATGGGCGAGTATCAGGCCCTGAAGGAGAGACAGCGCAGGGAGAAGGAAGAAGAGCTCAGGAGGCTTGCCATGGAGGAGGCCAGAAGGAAGCTTGACGAGGCCAAAGAGGCCAAGGCAAGCGGAGACGAGTTTTCTGCCGACTATGCGCTGGCAGAGGCTGAGGCCTTAGGCGCCATGGCGGATACAGTCCATGTGGCCGTTCCTGAGGCAAAGGTGGACGGCATCGCTCAGAAGAAGGCGTGGGCCGTAAAGAGCATCGACCTGTCCATACTCCCGTGCGAGTTTGCGGGCGTGATGATTAGGCCAGCCGATGAGAAGGCCATCATGCGCCTTATCAGGGCGTCCAAGGGGACCATCAAAATCCCCGGCGTCGAGTACGAGGAGACGGTGAGCTTTGCAGTTAAGGTATCTTGACCGACAAGGATTGAAGTATCGAGAGGAGGATTGAAGTATGGCAAACGAGATGATTGTCGGAGCAAACGAGGGACTTATCCAGAGGGCATCCGCAGGGGCTGGGCTGAGCGTTTTTTCAAGCGCAGAGAGTTTCGGGCTTGCGTGCAGGATGGCAGATGCGCTGGCGAGGTCTACCATCGTGCCCGCGACCTATCAGGGTAACCCGTCCAACTGCCTGATTGCCATTGAGATGGCATCCCGCATCAACACGAGCCCCATGATGGTCATGCAGAACCTGTACATCGTGCACGGAAATCCCGCGTGGTCCTCCCAGTGGATTATCGCCATGATTAACAACAGCCGCCGCTACAAGACCGAGTTGAAGTTTGACATGGAGTACGACAACAGCGGAAAGCCGCTCAGTTGCAGGGCGTGGGCTGAGGACTACAACGGCAACAAGGTCACAGGTCCCCTCATCACCATGGAGATGGCAAACGCGGAAGGGTGGACAAAAAAGAACGGCTCCAAGTGGGCGACCATGCCTGAGGTTATGATTCGCTACCGTGCGGCGTCCTTCTTCGGGCGCCTCAACTGCCCGGACATGATTATGGGCATCTACTCTCAGGAAGAGGTCGTGGACGCCTTCGAAGACCCCGTCGGCGGGAACGCGGCGCCCGTGGCCCCTATGCAGGCTCCCCTGTCCGAGGATGACAGGAAGATTACTCAGGAAGAGCGGAAGATGTTCATGAACGCGATTGCTGAGGGCTTTAAGGAGAACAACGAGAGAAATGCGGTCTACAAGGATATCCTGACACAGCTTGGCCTGCGCACTTCTGAGGCGATGACCGTGGGACAGCTTGGTCAGGCCATGGAGATGGTCGCCAGCATGGCGGAAGAAAAGAATCGGGAAGTCAGTGACGAAGAGGCCAAGGCTCCCGAAGAGGGACGGATAGTCGCAGAGGAAACTCAGGAAGAATAAAAGTCATCCTGACGATACTATAGGGTTTCACAGCCACGGGTGCGTGAGATTCCGTGGCTGTGGTTTTCGGGAGGAAAGTGGCAATGGCACTATACAGGACTATATCAATGAGTTTTTGGACAGACAGCAAAGTTGTGGACGATTTTACCCCGGAGGACAGGTACTTTTACCTGTACCTGTTCACCAATCCGCATACAAACCTGTGCGGGTGCTATGAAATCAGCACAAAGCAGGTCGCTCTTGAAACAGGATACAGCAGGGATGTGGTCGATAAGCTTATAAAGCGATTTGAGGCATACCACAATGTCATACGCTACTCGCCCGAGACAAAGGAAATCCTGCTTCTGAACTGGTACAAGTACAATTGGACAAAGTCCGAGAAGTTCAGGAAACCACTTTTATCAGAAATCAGCAACGTAAAAAACAAAGAATTCAGAGAATATCTGGCAAAAGTCGCAAATGGGACAGATGGATACGGTACCGATACCGTATCCATACCGTATCCATACGGTATGGATACATCTGTTACTGTTACTAATACTGATATTGAACCTTTACCTGATTCTAACTATTTACCTGAAAATGATAAATCTACTCAAAAAATAGTATCTATAGATACTGGAAAAAGGGGGGTACGGGGGGAAAAAACCAATTCCAAGGCTGTTTTGGATTCTGATTTATCAACCCCGGTAAAAGACAAGGTCAACGAATGGCTTCAGTACAAGCGGGAGAGGAGAGAGGATTATAAGCCTATGGGACTAAAAAGCCTGATAACCCAAGTGGGGAAGCATGAAAAGCAGTCAGGCGGAACGGCAGTGATAGATGTTATCGACTTTTCGATGGCGCAAGGATATAAAGGCATCCTGTGGGACAGGATAGATAGCAGACATGTACAGCCGACAGGCGCGGATGTTTACTTCGAAATGGCAATGGAGGGCCGACGAACATGACGATTCAGGAAACAAAAGAGGTGCTTGCCACCATGACGGCGTCTTTCCCAAAGTATTTTTCAAATGTCACAAGGGAAAGCGCGGAACGGCAGGTGGTGATGTGGCATGAGGATTTGGGGGAATACTCTCAAGCCGTTGTCATGGCGGGACTGAAAGCCTACAGGACAGCGGACAGCAGTGGCTTCCCCCCGACAACGGGGCAGGTAATAAGTTATATCCACATGGTCGGCAAACCTGCCGATACAAGCGGAACAGAAGCGTGGGCGCTGGTAAGACGTGCTGTAAACTGCCCGTGGGACCAGATGGAGGCTTCGTTCAATACACTGCCTAAAATCGTTCAAAAGGCTGTCGGGAGTGCCGCATCGCTCAAGGAGCTTGCCCAGATGGATATTCAGACATTTGAGACAGTGGCACAGTCCAACTTCCTTCGGATGTATGACGCCGCCCAGAAGCGGGAAGCGACAGAACAGCGCATAAGCAACTCTGTCATCGGTGCAAAAGACAGTATCCGTCAGGAGCTGGAAACAAGAAGACCTGAACCCGAAAAAATCGGGGCATATGATGGAACCCTGAAAACGGGCACTGCAAGAGTTGAGTATAGGACGCCCGATGAAAAACAGGTCAGGAAACCGGCAAAGCCATCTGGCAGGTCAAGGGCGGAAGACCTTGCAGAACTGCGCAGGAGGCTAGGTGCATAGGATTATCAAACCTGAGAAACTGCAAACTGACCAAACGGGTCAATATTGGTGGAAGTGATGGCAAAAGAAGCAAGATTTATCGTCTTAGGGGAACCAAAGCCAAAGGGGAGACCCCGGTTTTCCGTAAGGCGCAGGAGGAACAAAAAATCTTTCGTGTCCGTGTGGACTCCGGTAGAGACCATGGCTTATGAAGAGGCTGTGAGGACTGAGTATAAGCGCCAGTGCGGGGGCATCTTCTTCGAAAAGGGCGTCCCGCTCACCATGGAAGTTACGGCCTATTACCAGATACCAAAGAGTGCGAGCAAGAAAAAGGCTGGCATGATGCGGGAGGGCGCGATAAGGCCAACAAAACGGCCTGACTCGACAAACGTGCTAAAGGCAATCGAGGATTCGATTAATGGCGTCGCCTACCATGACGACTCGCAGATAGTGGATTCAGCTATAAGCAGATTTTATAGTGAAACACCAAGAGTGGAAGTAGTGATAAGGGAAACTGTGTGGAAAGGAGAAATTGAGAAGTGAAGCTGATTATGAAAGCTGATGACGGCAGTAACTACGAGTGGGAGGCAAAGGCGGCATATGCCGTGCTCATAGAGCCCGAAGACGGCGGGGACGTGACGATGTCCATTATGGGCAAGTCAAATACTATTGAACTCATAACGGGTGTGGCGCATACCCTGTACTCGTTCTTTGACAATATCGCGGAGAAGGACGGCGTAGAAAAAAAGAGGCTGTGGAAGCTGTTCAAGGAGGAGTACAAGAGTGCTGACGCCGGGAGCTATTCGGTCGTCAAGAATGAAACCAAACCAATCAAGAAAGGATAAGGAGCAAGGCGATGCACAACGAGATACTGACACTGGCAAACATATGCGGCGGTGCCGTGCAGGAGAAGGTCAACAGGGCACTGGAAAAGGTGGCGGTCAACATCCTTGACCCAAACACCGACGCGGGGAAGAAAAGGTCTATCACCCTGAAGATAACCTTCAAGCCCGATGACGACGACAGGGAGGACGTTGACGTGTCGGCGGACGTGACCTATACGCTTGCCGCAGAGACGGGCGTCCAGACCCAGTTCTTTGTAAATAAGGACCTGACGAACGGCAAAGTCACCGTCATGGAGCACAAGAGGGGAGAGATACGCGGACAGCTCGATTTTTCCGACCTTGGCCTTGAGCCGGTGTCGCTGGAAGACATGGATGATGAAGAGGAGGAAGCGCCCGCAGAAGAGCCTGCCGAGGTACTGGACTTCCGCAGAAGGCAGGGGTAAATGATAAAGCTGTATGTAAGGGACAAAGAGACAGGCTCCGTCCACAGGGTGGGGGATGACCCGCATGACTGCCTGTATGTCATGAACGGGGTGGTCTGCTACCACAACCTGCAAAACGGCGACGGCACAGGCGGGGGATATGAGTTCGTGGAGAGCGGCATATATGGCGAGGTGTCCGAAGAGGATGAAAAACTTGCCGAGAAATACAGGGCAAATTTAGAACATTTCAGGCAGATGGTGATGGAGTATGCAGGTCAGGGGTTAGTCCTGATGAAGTGAAGGAGGAAGGCATGATAGCAACTGCAATCGACAAGATTTTATCAATCGCACAGCCCCCCGTGGTGGTCGTGGAAGGGGAGAATTACAGCACGGACCACCTGTACCGGATAGACAATGAGCAGAGGGCGGAGCCCATCAAGGTAAGCACGCTTTCCAGCCTTATCCAGTACATCTGTGAGTTCAAAGAGACATGGAAAGGAATCCCGCTCCTTGTCCATGTCATAAGCCCCACCTCAGTGGCCCTCATGACAGCGCTTGACGCAGACAGAAAGCGCGAGGTCCTGATGACGGTAGGCGCCGAGCTACCGAGGATACCCTTCGGGGAGTATATCGACAACGAGAAGATGCTGATTACCATTCAGGCGATGTTCGTTGACGACGCGGAAACAGACAGAGCGGCGGTCCTGAAATTTGCGGGCACGGTGACCGCAGGGAGCATCAAGGAGTACGGGGATGACGGCGTGACCCAGAAGGCGACCATCAAGAACGGGGTGGCCTCCAAGGCGGAGGCTATCGTGCCCTCCCCGTGTGTCCTGAGACCCTACCGGACTTTCCCCGAGGTGGAACAGCCAGCCTCACAGTTCATCTTCCGCATGAGAGAGCACGGGGACAGGGTGGATTCCGCGCTGTTCGAAGCAGACGGCGGCGCGTGGAAGAACGAGGCGAAGGACAATATCCGCCGGTTTTTACAGGATGAGCTGAAAGGCAAGGACGTGGTAGTTATCGCATGAAGACCTCAGCAGATACCGTCAAGGGGCGTATCGTGGGATACGACCCCAAGACGGGGGAAGTGACCATAAAGGCCAGTTATACCGACTGGCCTACTATGGCAAAAAGAGAATATAAAGAGTGCCTTGTGCAGATGGTGGACAGCAGACATCTGTCGGATAAGCAACGGCGCGCGTGCTATGCCCTTATCCGCGAGATAGCGGATTATACGGGCATGGGGACCGAGGAGAGCAAGCAGTGGATGAAGCTGAAGTTCTTGTCGGAAGACTTTGACGGGATGGCGGAAAAGATATTTTCACTTGCGAACGCAAGCATGAGCCTTGTGTGTCAGTTCCAGTCTTTTCTGATTGACTTTATACTCTCATGGGATATCCCGACAAACGTGCCGCTTATCAGTCTGGTCGACGACGTAGAGCACTACGTCTACAGCTGTCTTGTTCACAAGAAGTGCTGTGTGTGCGGAAAGCCCGCATACCTGCACCATGTGGACCGGGTCGGTGCGGGCAATGACAGAAAGACCATAAATCACTTAGGTCTGCGCGCGGAGCCCCTTTGCTTTGAGCACCATACGGAGTGCCACACAAAGCCTCAGGAAGAGTTTGATGCACATTATCATTTGAAGCCTGTGAAGATAGACAAGGTGATAGCTAAGGTGTACGGATTGAATACGAAAACAAAAGGAGGATTGAAAAATGCTGAATAGTTGGTGCGGACAAGGCAGGCTTGCAAGGGATGTGGAGCTCCGGTACACAGCGTCCCAAATGCCCGTTGCGTCTTTTACAATCGCATGCGACAGGGACTACGCGGCCAAGGACGGCACAAGGGAGACGGACTGGATTGACATCGTGGCGTGGAACAAAAGCGCCGAGTTTGTCAGCAAGTACTTCCGCAAGGGCGACACGATTATCGTAAGCGGCAGACTCCAGACAAGGACCTATGAGGACAAGAACGGCAACAAGCGCAAGGTGACAGAGGTCATCGCGACAGGCTTCAACTTCGCAGGTGGCAGGCGCGAGAGTCAGGGTCAGGGCGCTCCCATGAGCGCTCAGAATGGCCAGAGCCAGTACGGCGGGGCACAGTATGGACAGGGTGCGCAGTACAACCAGCAGTACGGACAGTACGGGGGCGCACCTTCTGGCGGGGGAGGCCAGTACAGCCAGCCCGGCGGACAGGGTACCTATAGCCAAGGGGGACTGGACGGATTCATGAGTATCCCCGACGGCATTGACGAGGAACTTCCATTCACGTAACCCGATAAATCCGGGCGACCGGAGGATGACTGCTGTGGAGATGCTCTGTTAAATGGATAGCAAAGAGTTGCACTGTGACATAAGCGCCGTGAAGACACGGCTTATGGAATATCGGGAGAGGGAGAGGGATATAGACAACCAGCTCGAACGCATCGACAACCTTTCTGAAAAGATGGTCAGCCTGCAATCGCCTGAGCTGTCTGGGATGCCTCATGCCCAATTTTCGTCACATGACCGAATCGGGAAGATGATAGCCAGAAAGGACGAGATTGAGCATGAGGTCAAAGACCTGATGGACATCCAAGAGTCAGAGAGGCGGTGGATAGAAGGGATTATCACTCACATTAAGGCAGACGAAAGAGCCTGCATCCAGATGCGGTATATCGACATGGAGAGCTGGTCGAAGGTGTCCATGCTCCTTTACGGGAACAAAGACGACTATGAAGAGCGGAAAGACTCCTACCTGAGGCGGACGACAAACGTCCACGGCAGGGCACTGGTGCAGATGGCTGAGTGGATAGAGGGACACAAATAAGGATTATCAATCAGGGACCGGCTGTGAGGCTGGTCCTTCTTTGTGCCCTTATTTCCTATTTTATATGCACTTGCAAACCTATATGCCTTAATGCAACGCAAAAAATATGCAGAAAAGAATTGACACTGCCCCATAGGGTGCTATAATAAGAGTGTAGGGTGTTGCCGAACGGATAACAAATGCCCCCGGTGGGCGGAAGGGAGGTGGCATGACTAGGGAAAAGAAGGAGGTAATCCGCAGGATAGCCGAGCTCGACAGAAGGCTTGGTTTGGGATGCCTGCCTGCTGAAACTTGCGAGGCCATGTGCGCGCTCATTGATGAGCTTCAGGAGAAGCTGGCAAAGCTGTCCCACTTCGACTCCTATATCGACTACGTGATGGACCCGAGGTGGAGACAGGGTGGCAGAACTGCCGTATTGAAAGAGGAGGAATTTTATGTGGGTATATGATGACGGTGGCAGGGCTGACGCTGGTTACAAGGGACATACAGGTGACTGCTGTTGCAGGGCTATATCCATTGCGACCGGGAAGGACTACAAGGAGGTCTACGACCTCATTAATGAGTACGCCAAGAAGGAGCGTACCGGCAAGAACAAGAAGCATAAATCGAATGCACGCACGGGCGTCTACACGGCGACCTGCAAGAAGATTATGGCGGACCTTGGCTGGAAGTGGAAGGCCACCATGCAGATTGGGTCGGGGTGCAAGGTCCACCTTCGAGCGGAGGAACTGCCCAAGGGCAGGATTATCTGCAACGTGTCCCGCCACTATGTCGCCGTGATTGACGGGGTTATCCATGACACATACGACTGCACCCGAGACGGTTCAAGGTGTGTGTACGGCTACTGGTATAAATGAGAAAGGAGACGGGTATGGATTGGGGATACTTCGACAAATTTGACGCGCTGTGCGATAAGTACCTTCCTCCTGTTGGCGAAGGGAAGACTCTTGCCACTCAGACCGTGACCGCCGTCTGCAAGCTTGTATACAAGTGGTACAACGACGGCGACGTTTTCGACAACGTCCACAGTGGCATGAGGGGGTGGTTCAACGACCTGTCTTCCTATGCGAACTGGCTCTATGAGTACCGGTCCTATACGCGTCCCATCCTTGAGAGGGTGTATGACTGTTACGACGCGGAAGACTATGAAAAGCTCCTTGCCGACCTTGCGGACATGTGCTTCGACGAGGAGACGCTGGAAAAGGCAGATAAGTGGCCCGCAGAGGGCAGTGTCTACAAGTGCGACGGGCCGTTCGAGTTTTCGGACGATGATTACTTGGCGGAGGACGACTGGGATGAAGATGACGATTACTGAGGCACTGGAAGCGATTGAGAGAGGTGAGACCCCTGAGCAGTATGCAAAGCGCATAAGGCGACTACGGAGGCTGTGCAATGAGAGGGACGACCTTGAGGATGCGCTGTCCGTCCTTTGCGGGGATGACAGGTACAAAGACAGGATTGCCAAGAAACAGAAGAGGCTCCAGAAGGTTCTTGCGGAGATATCCGCTCTGATATAAGGGGGTGCTATGGGCTCGTACAACAGGCAGTTCAGAAAAAAGGGGTGCAGTTTCTACGTGCAGAACTGCTTCTTGAAGGACATGAAGACGCCGAAGGACAAGTACTACCTGACCGTGATGTATAAGGGCATCTACCGGGTGGTACACGACGCCTTCTGGGAAGTGCCGAAGTTTGCCTCAATCCGGGAGGCACATGCCTATGCGTCCGCGTGCGCGGATGAAGTATACGACCACATTCTCACTTGAATTGGCACTGCCTTTTGGTGTGTTATGCTTTAGATGAAGTTGTGAGGCAAATTTTTTTAAGGGTGTGTTGCTGAAAAGAAACCATAAGTAAGCCGAATGGAGGAGCGCATGGATAAGAAGGAACTGGGAACTAAGATTGCACAGATGGCGGCAGACCGGGTGGGGCTCTCACGGGATGGCCTTAGGTGCACGGTTATGAGGGGAAACAACGGGACAGAGAAGACCTGCATACTCCGGGTCGATGACAAGACCATGGGCATTAGGGCCCTTCCGTCCTTCGACATTGACTGGATGCTCAAGGACATATCCCTGAAGAGGATGTCTGTAGAGGACGCCGCTTCGCATATCGCCGGGTGGCTGTATGTGAGCGAGGGCCTGCTCAAAGGCATCGACCGGGACTATGTGCTGAAGAACTGCCGCACGAAGGTGGTGTCTGCGAGGATGAACATTGAGGAGCTGGCAGAGCGCCCCTACCGGCTCTTCTGCGACCTTGCGGAACTGGTCATCGTGCCTACGCCGGTCGATGATAGGGGCGGACGCGGATTTTTCACCGTGGACAACATGCTCATTGAGGCGCTGGGTATCAACGCGGAGGAGCTGTTTGAGAGAGCACGCAAGTGGACAAGGGACCACATGACCCTTATCCCCATGCGAGACTTTATCGACGATTCCAAGGACAGCAAGGGGGTGCTCCACATCCTGACCAATGACGAGACCCTGTACGGGGCGGCGGCGCTGGGGCGTCCCGAGAGCATCGAGGACTGCATTAAGAAGCTGGGGGGTGAGTACTTTATCATTCCATCCAGCGTCCACGAAGTGCTTCTGTGCAGAAAGGAAGAGGGGCTGGACGCTCTGGGGATTGCAAGAATCATAAAGGGGGTGAACAAGACCTGCGTTGATGACGACGAGGTCTTGAGCGACCGCCTGTATGAGGTAGAGGGCGGAAAGCTCTACATCGTGGCGTGATTATCACGGGGAGGAGGCGGAAATGACAGGATATGAGTTTATGCGCTTTGAAGCTGACTCCCCGTATCAGTACAAGGCGCAGGGATACAACAGGGAGAAGGTGGCGCAACAGGTTTTGCTAAGCCGCGACGGGGACATACTCAGGGATAAGGACGGATATCAGGACGCCAAGGAGTGGTTCCTTGAAAAGATTATGGACTGCGAGAAGTGGGAGGCTATAGAGTGGATGACCTACTACATGGTCAATGCCATAGCCTACGGGCTCCAGACCAAGGACCTTGGCTGGAAGGAGAAATTCCTTGCGGCATACGATATCCACAAAAAGCTGACAGCGTAAAGGAGGAAAAGCATGGCGGTACAGTGGAAGTGGGACGAGAAGTGCGGGGAAGCGACCCTTCTTCAGGAAGTGGGCGGGGTGGAAAAGGAGTTCACCCTGAGCCTGTATACCGGCAACTGCCATCTCATCATGCTCATGGAGTTTGAGGAAGACGGGGTGGAGAAGTACTCAATGGAAAGCTTCTGGGCAGACAAAGAGCACATGAAGGCCTGTCTTGGGCTCGTGAAGGGAAAGACCAACATCCACAACAACAAGTGGAGCAGGATTACGAAGTTCCGCCTGAACAAGGCGAAGTGCCGCTACTGGAAGGACATCGTTCCCGCAGTGGCTCAGGCGTTCGATGACATCGTCATTGAGCTGTATACGGAAGAGTAAACAAAGACCCTGTCGGCAGGAGGGCGAGACCGTCAAAAAGGAGGCGTATGGGATACGAGAGCAGACTTTATGTAGTGGAAAAAAATGACTGGTGGGGCGGTTTTGACGGCAAGAAGAGGAAGTACGGCGAGGTCGTGGCCATGTTCAACATGTGTGTCGCGCCCGACGTTTCCTACAAGATGCGTCAGTACGAACCTACAGACGCGTTTATCATTTCTGACGACGGGAACACCACGATTCTGGAAGACAAGTACGGTGACGCGCTTTGCGAGGTCCCGCTTGAGGATGCAATCCGCATCCTTGAAGAGGCCGCGAAGGGCGAGACATACAGGCGGTTTGACCCGTGCATCCAGCTACTCAAAGGGTTTGACCCTGCCAAGTGGCACAAGCTGGTAGTCCTGCACTACGGCTACTGAAAGGAGGCGGGCATGGTATTAGACACAGGGCTAAGTGTCTATGAGGGGTGCTTCCTTGGATTTGACAGGTACACGGTTGACGACTCTGTGTATCTATGCGTCTGGAATGAGGAAGTTGGAAGCATCGCGGACCTGACTGTCTGCCTTGGCGGGAAGCCGTCGTGGACAGGGGATAACTGCGCGTATGTGAACGTACACGACCTGCCGTGCGCCATGCGGTTCATCGAGGAGTATAAGCTTGGCACACCCACAGGGGTAGTGGAAAGGAGCGGGTATTGCGAGTATCCGCTGGTCGAGTTCGACATGGAAAGGGTGGCAAGGTACGTGCGCATACCGGGGTGATGGATTATCAATCGGTCCCGGGCGGGGGCCCGGCGGGAAGGAGGGGGTATATGGAGAGGTTTGCGGAGTTTCACGACTCGACAGGGGAACCTTTATCCATAAACATCGGCATGGTCACAGCCGTTGTCAAGGACTGGGACGACGACGTGGGCGCGGACATCTATGTCTGCGGCATCAAGCCGCCCTTCAGGGTCCGGGAATCTTACCACCATGTGATGGAAGTGTTACAGCCAGACAGCGAGTAGAGAAAAGCCCTCAGGGGGATGACCCTTGGGGGCTGTTTCTATATTACATATGCACCCTAGAAAAACATCTGTATATAAATATTAACAAATTATTAAATCGCGCATAAAAGCCACAAATGTATTGACTTATAGACCCCTATGCTGTAGTATATACTTGTGGTGAGGAGTTGACGGCAGTTCCCCAAAGGAGGGCTTTGATATGAAGAGATTCAGCAAGAGAGCGGTTATGACCAATGCATGGGTTATCTTCAGGAAGGAGAAGAACATCGCCTTCGGAGAAGCCCTGCACCGCGCATGGCTGTCCGCCAAGGCAGAGCCTGTGAATGCGCTTCGCATCGAGGCGGCCAAGAAGGCGGCTGGCGTCGAGGAAGAGATTAAGACATGGTTCGGCTGGAAGCAGGCAGGCTTCATGGTCCGCCATGGTTCCAAAAACCTGTTTCAGGTCGAGCTCATCTGGGGCGCCAAGGGAGACGGGAAGACCTACAAGGCTTCCTTCTTCGGGGCCTCTCAGGTCGAGGCGATTGAGGCGGTTGAGGTTGTGGCTTAAAGAGAAAGGGGACGCGCGATGAGATATGCGATTTTTGAGGGCAACATGGAAAGGCTCACCAAGAAGATGACCCGTATCCAGAACAAGTGCAAAAAGTACGGGTGCGCATTCACCTTCAACGAGGTCGGCGAGGAGTTCCGCGAGCTGAAGGACGAGGATGGCAGGGCCTATACCGCCCGTTTCGTCCTTGTCGAAGCGGAAGGCATCGCCCGCGTGAACGGGTGGCAGTTCGCGGCCTCTATCGAGCATACTAAGAAGGGGAACATCCTCAGCAAGGCGGTCGAGGTCGAAGTGCCTGAGCGCTACTACACCGGGGCCCCTTACTGTGAGCACTGCGGCAACAAGAACCTGAAGTACGCGTACATCGTGTACAACGAGGAGACCGGCGAATTTAAGCAGGTCGGGCGCAACTGCCTGTGCGATTTTACCCACGGCATGAGCGCGGCAGGAGTCGCACAGTACATGTCTGCCTTCGAGGAGCTTATCGAGGGCGAAGCCCCGGCTCCCGGGTGCCACCATGAGTGGTACTACGACACTGAGGAGTACCTCAGATACGCGTGGGAGACCATCCGCCACTTTGGCTATGTAAAGACCGCGAACCGTGACGACTGGTCTACCCGCGACCGCGCGCTTGCCTACTACGAGGTTGAGCACGGCGGATACAAGGGGATTATGGCCGAAGTGGGCATGAAGTACCGCGCCCAGATGGATGCGGTCGGCTTCAACGCAAAGAGCCCTGAGGCCGCCAATATGACGGCCAAGGCCATTGAGTGGCTTGAAACGCAGGCAGAGACCAGCAACTACATGCATAACCTGAAGACTGCATGCGCGCTGGACTATGTGACAGGTGCGAACCTTGGGCTTGTGGCAAGCCTGTTCCCCGCCTTCAACAGGGAGCTGGAGCGTGTGGAGACCCGCAGACGCAAAGAGGAGGCGGAAAAGAAGTCCGAGTGGGTCGGCGAGGTTGGCAAGCGCATCGAGCTTAAACCCGTCGAAGTTGTCTGCGTGACCGGGTGGGAGACTCAGTGGGGATACACCTGCATCTACAAGATTGTGGACGAGGCGGGGAATATCTACACATGGAAGACCACAAAGGGAATCTCCGACAACGTTAAGAAGATTACCGGGACGGTTAAGGCACACAACGAGTACAGAGGCACAAAGCAGACAGAGCTGACCAGATGCAAGTGCGCCTGCTGACGCGGGTGCCACCTGACGACGCCCCGCCTGTCGGGCAAAAGGCAGGCAGAGAGGGGGCCTATGGAAAAGCTCAAAGAGCTTATGGCTAAGTACAGCAGTGCGAAAGAAGCCATGCTGGTGGCTGACGAGGAGTATCGGAAGAACATGTCTCTGAATACGTGGGACGCGCGGACAGAGGCCTGCAACATTTACACAGACGCCTATAAAGAGCTCTGTGAGGCCCTGTACACCATTGTAAACTGGCTTAGCTACGAAGACATGATGGTTTTTGTGTCGAAGGAGTACGGGGCGCTGGAGGCCCTTGTGGGGGCACTGGACAAAGAGAAGTAGGCCGGGGATACCGGCTGGGTTTTAAGCGGATTGACATCGCCGCCCAGGGTGGTACTATAGTTGTAGAGGTTGCCAAACGGATAACTTAATGATTCCAAAGGGGGATAAAATGCGAGTTCTTGCGATAAAGCCAATGGAGATACCGGTCGTGTGCGATATCGAGAAGTCTCTGGAGGGTTACTACGGACTTATCGGCTGTGACTGCATTCAGGCGGTCTATCCTTTCGAGGACAGGGTCGCGCTTGTATGCGACGACGAGGGGAAGTTCTATAAGATGCCGAACCGCGCCTTAAAGACCAAGGACGGGCGCATCTACGACATTATCTACGGGACCTTCTTCATCTGCGGGGTCGGCGCGGAGGATTTCGAGGACATCCCTGACGACCTTGCAAAGAAGTACATGGACATGTTCTTTGCCCCGGAGCTGTATGTGAAGGAAGCAGGAGGGAGAGTGGTCCGGTACGTGGGAGGCGGCAAGGAACCGCCCATGGTGATTTCGTATGACTACAGATAAGGGGAGGACCCGGGAAGGAGCGGACGTGAAGAGAGGCAGTAAGGTTATCGAGATTTTGATGGCGCGCGACGGATTATCACGCGACGAGGCTTCAAGAGCGTTCCAGAGCGCGCGCTCAGAGGTCTGCGACGCCCTTATGGGCACAAGCTGTCTGGACCCCGAGGAGGTCCTTGAGCAGGAGCTGGGTCTGGAACCCGACTACCTGCTTGAGTTCCTGTAAAGGGGGTCACATGGAGCTTTCACAAGAGTATATAGAGGACAACATATTTATAAGTCAGTACACCCCTCCTGCCACACTGAAGGCGCAGGAGGGGGTATTGTGCTTGGTGATAGAACCGACGGTAGAGTTTGACGCGGAGGCCGACGATATCTTAAAGCGTCTGGGCTTTGCGCCCTTCTATGACAGGAGCCCTGACTGTGACCTCAGCGGATGGTACGCCTACTTGGCCGTGTGCGTAAAGGACCGGCTTTTAGGTGTCATGCTTGAGCCGTGGGGGACCGAGCAGGACGTGGGAGAAGCCTACGAACTGCCGATGGACGCAGGGACGAAGGAGAGGATTTTCAATCACTTAAAGAGCCTTGTCGGGGAAGAGGAGTGGGGAGAGGCTTTTTTGTGATTCCCACCAAAAAGGGGGTAAAAACTATGCGGAAAGTGATGCCGAAAGATATCTATGTCATGGAGAAGCCAGACAGGTGCGCGGATTGCAGGTTCTTGGAGGACGAAGGGGTCTATTATCACTGCTTCTTGAACTACGCGTTCCCGTGGGAACTGGATGAAGCAGTGGAGAAGGGGACGGTCTGCTCTGGGTGCGGACTGCGCCTTGTAAGCGGAGAGTGAGCGATGGATAAAGAAGGGAAGGAGACAGCGAAGTGTCTGTGTTGTGGCGCAGAGTTCGTGCGGACGGTGCCGAACAAAAAATTCTGTTCACGGCAATGCATGAGGCAGTATCACTCGAAGGACCACCATATAAGGACCAAGGAAATCATGTGCTTAAAGTGCGGAAGGGTCTACCGCGTGAGCGTCAACAGCAACCGCACCCTGTGTGAGGACTGCCGCGTGAAGGAAAAGGCAAATGAAAAAAAGTACGCCGTGGAGAGGCGCAGGGAGACTGACGACGCGAAAAGGGAGAAGATGCGGGCCGTAAAGGATTCGGGGCTCACCTATGGCCAGTACACGAGCGGAAACTGGTACAGGGGGCCGCAGGTAGAGGGCTCAGTCGTGGCGACCCCATTGGCAGAGGGGTGGAGCTCTGGATGGATTCCCATTGGGGACATGGGGGCGGCACAAAAGCCCGTGAGCGCAAAGCTGAAGGTGGATGCAAGGAGGCTGGCAAAGCCAATACTGCCCGCGTCTGGAAAGAAACGGAAGGAGAAGGTAGCTACGCCATATGAGGACGTTCTGCGCTTTAAGATGTATCGCGGGGAGTGGAAGGAAGCGGGGGAGCCGTATACCGAAAGCGAGGATTCTCTCATACTTGAGAAGATGGGGGACGGAGGGACTTTCTCTTCCATAGGTCTGGAAATCGGCAGGACCCCGGGGTCAGTGAGGTGGAGATATCTGAAACTCATAGATAAAAGCGAATAAAACGCTCGAATTGTTCCATAAAATTCTATAGATTTCCGTAAGATTCCTTGTAAGTCCCACCAAAACGGTGGTACAAGGTATGCTGTCGGAAAAAATCAAAAGACACAAAAGGCACCCTAACCGGGTGTCTTTTTTATATGCGCAGGGAAAGGAGGAAAGACACCATGGGAGAACTTAAATACTGCTTTGAACAGGAATACGTTGCAAAAGTCCTCAAGAACATAAAAAAACAGGGACTTGCGGTCATAGACTCCGAAGGCATAGCGTCCGCGACAGTCAGGGCGGCGGTGGACCGTGGCGTCTTTGTCTACGACTACCTGAACGCGGGCGCGCTTGAGAGGGAGAGGCCCTACTATAACACCTTCAAAAGCCTGAGGGTGTGCGAATACGACGTCTGGCCCGGCGAGTACTGGATAGACCCGACTTCCGATAAGTGGAAACAGCACCTTATCGACGAGGCAAAAGCCAAGAAGGCAAAGGGGGCTATCGGACTCTACTTCGACAACGGTGATATCTACTGGATGGCAAAGGAGGGCTTTGCTGAGAAGCAGAAGAAGGGGGAACTGATGAAAAAGCCTCCTTCCGCCACAGCAGTCTACCTTGCCATGACTGATGTCATCCGCCGCATCGTGCAGGACGTGGGGCTTATCGTCATGCCAAACGGCGCGGACCTTCTTGTCCAGAAGATGTTCAAGGACGGCATCGGAAAGCCATATATCAAGACTATCAATCAGGAAGGGTGCCTGTACGAGGACTTCTGTGCTCAGTCCTCAGGGGAGAGGAAGTACCGGACCGCCTACATGGACTGGGCGAAAAAGAATGGCCTGTATGTCCGGGGTATCGAGTACGTGAAATCCGCGTCTGGCATCGTGAAGGCCAAGGCCTACTACAAGCTCCACGGCTGGCAGGGGCTCTACATATCAAAGCACACGGACCTTTGTGGCGATTAAGGAGGAAAACATGGCATCAAAATGCACAGTATGGAACGTGCTCAAAGCCGCCGCCAGATATGACGGGTCGCCTACTGCCCACAAAGATGTCATCGCCACCTTAAATGCCAAGGGGCACGGCGCAAAGATGACAGACGAGTGGTGCACGGAAACGGTCATGGCCATCCTGTATGACGCAGGGGGCATCGACCTTGTCGGCGGTTACGCGCAGGCGTCCGGGACATTGAAAAAGAATGCCGAAAAGCTCGGCATCTGGAAGAGCGGCTCCGGGGACATCCTTCCCGGCGACATTGTCGTCTACGGGGACAAGAACAAGAAGCCCAACCACACGGAGCTTGCCTTGGGTTCAAACGTGAACCTGTGCGGCAACTACAAGCAGGTATCAAAGGATACCTGCAAGAGAAGGAAACGCTCTGGCAGGACCATCATCGGCAGGGTGCGCCCCAAGTACGAAAAGATGGTGAAGATGGACGACCTTCAGGTCGTTATCGCGGCGTCCGACTGCATGCTGAGTGTATACGGCTCAGGAACGGCGCGCACGAAGTGTCTGAGCGTCTTTGGGAGCGATAACCGTACATCTATCCAGAACGAGGTAGACCGCGTCTGGGGGGACCAGAAGGCGGTCATACGGGACATGGCTGTCATGACGATAGCGGGCTTTGCCGGTAAGGATGACTACCGGAAGGAACGCTTGGGGGCATGGAGCGTGGAGGTTCAGGCAGAGATAAACGCAATCGCAAAGCTCTCTGGGAAGAGCCTTACGGAAGCCGCGAATGACGTGATAAACGCAAAGTACGGAAACGGGGAGGTCAGGGAGCTTCTGCTCACGTTCAACGGCTACGACCCAGCCAAGGTACAGGGGCGTGTAAACGATATCCTGACTAATAAAGAGGACAGCAAGCCTTCCGACCATCCCCGCATCCGTGTATGGGGCATCTGGTTCTTTGAGGGCGACGAGACACAGTTCGGGGACGCCACGGCAATCATCCAGTACGGAGCTGATGACAAGACGATTGAGCACGTGGTCCTTATCGACACGGCAAAGAAGGCCGGTAAGACCGTAAAGAAGCTCAAAGAAGCCGGGGTGAAGACCATAGACGCAGTCGTCATATCCCACGCCCACGGCGACCACTACGGGGCGCTCACAGATGTGTTTGAGACGTTCAAGGTAAAAGCCATTTACCTTCCCGACACTGAACAGCTTGACAAGTACCAAAAGACCTACGGCAACGCCATAAGGTCTCAGGAAAAGAAGGCGGCAAAGTACGGGGCGGCATGTACCTACCTCAAGGCGGGAAAGGGATTTACAGCGGGTAAGATACGGTGCGACTGCATCTGGCAGGCACCGGCGTCCGCGCTCTCAGAGCACGACGACCACCACTTCGTCAACAACCAGTCCATCGTGACGAGGTTTACGCTTGACGGCTCCGTCGTTTTTCATTCGGCGGGCGACCTCCAAAATGAGGGCAACAACCTGCTCATTAAAGCAGTCACGAATCTCAGGGCGGATATCTTCAAGACGCAGTGGCACGGGGACGCGAACGCCTGCAACGCCACTATCTGTGCGGCCACCCGTCCCAAGATAGCTTTCTCCAACTACCACCACCTTGAACGGTCTGGCAGGGGCACGACCAGAAAGCGGCTGGAAGCGGTCGGCGCGGTCGTGGCAAGGAACGCCGAGAACGGGGACATTTTCATTGACTGTAAGAACGGGGTCATGGAGCTGTCCTGTTCCAAGGGGAACCTGCACAAGGTCATAAACGCATAAGGGGGTGATGGGATGTGAGAGGACTGGAGATTTTTGAAACGATAATAGGCGGGCTTATCGGCGGCGGGCTTATCGGGTTTGTCCAGTTCCTGATAACCAGAAAGGATGCAAAAGAAGAAAAGAACAACGAGATATCACGCGCGCTAAAGACTATCGGCGAGAGGATACTGGGCATTGAGCTTCGGCTCGACAAGGAGAATGCCGACGACGCTAGGCGGAACATTTTATCATTCGACGATGAGCTTAGGCGCGGGATTGACCATTCTGAGGAATCCTTCAATCAGGTGCTCGACGACATGAACTACTACTCGCGTTACTGCAAGGACAACCCGAAATACGAGAACAACAAGGCGACCGCCGCGATAGCCCATATCAAGGATACTTACCAGCGGGTGAAAGCGGAGAACAAGTTCATTTAAAGAGAACTTATAGAGAAGAAAGCTTTGTTTATAGCGAAAACAGGGGTGGAAAAAGATATGATAAGGATGCAGATACTTGAACTTGCTGTGAAAATAGCGATTCTCTTTATGGCGGGCTTCGTGGTTCCCGCACTCAGGAAGTGGATTGAGACTAAGACGGAAAATGAACAGATGGAGAAGGTCAGGGAGTGGGTCTATTCCGCTGTGTATGCGGCAGAGCAGATGTACAACCGCGCAAGGAAGATTGACCCGGACGGAAGCCAGCGGAAGAAATACGTCTACAACTTTATCATGCGCATCTGTGCCGCCAAGGGAGTGAAAATCACAAAGGAAGAGCTGGAAGCCCTCATAGAGGCGGCGGTCATCACGATGGATACCCTGTCCGACAACCTGTCCGACAACGGGGGTGAAGAGGATGGCTGATATAAAGAGGGTGCTCGATGTCTCTGAGCATCAGGGCAAGATATACTGGGAAAAGGTCAAGGAGTATATATCGGGCGCCATTATCCGCATAGGGTACGGTGACGATATAAAGTCTCAGGATGACCTGTATGCCGCCTACAACATGAGGGAGTGCACAAGGCTTGGCATCTACTTTGAAGTCTATATCTACTCCCACGCCAACAGCGAGAAGCAGATAAAGTCGGAGATAGCCCATGTAAAGCGCATGTGCGCGGGCTACAAGGTGGAGCGCTTCTGGCTTGACCTTGAAGAGAGAAAGAACACCGCCTTTTGGAAGAAGGCCGCACAGATGTGGCAGGAAGCCTTCCCGAACGGCGGTGTTTATTCGTGGCAGTGGGCCTTTGAACAGCAGTTGAAGGGGATGACCGTAGGCAGGTGGATTGCCGCCTACGGGAAAAACGACGGAAAGCCCGACATGGCCTACAAGCCCACAATATGGACCGACGGCTGGCAGTTCACAAGCCGCGCCACATGTCCCGGCATAAGCGGGTATGTAGATGAGAACGAGTGGTACACGGACTTTGGCAGTTCGATACCCGTAAGCCCCAAGCCCGGGCGCAGGGTCGTCACCAAAAAGGAAGTGGCCGCCCTTATCATGAAGCACCTGTGCATCCACAATGCGCACGGGTATACGCAGGACATGGCGGGCAGGCAGGGGACCGGTACGGAAGAGATAGATATCTACGGCAGGAAGTACATTATCAAAGGCGGGGACAGGGACTGTTCTTCTGCCATCATCAACGCTTACGAGGCGGCTGGCATCTCCTGTGGCGGCGCGACTTACACGGGCAACATGAAGAAGTGCATGGTCGGGACCGGCAACTTCGTCTGGCGGAGCATGAAGTTCATCGCCCAGATGGGGGACAGTTACCTGTACCATGATAACAAGACTGGCAACGGGCACACCGCTATGTGTCTGTCTGCCGAACCCGATGTCCTGATGGAATTTTCAATCAACGAGAAGGGCACGGCGCTTGGCGGCAAGGTCGGCGACCAGAAGCAAAAAGGCGAGTACGACGAGACCTACGGAAGGGGAGAGAGCCACTTAAAGCTCTACTACGACTACCCGTGGGATGGGATACTCCAGTGCATCAATGAGGAGATAGCCTTCGTCATTGAAGAGGACGGCACGACTTCTGATTCAGACAGGGATGACGGATTTACAGCTCATGAAAAGAAGGCCCCCGCAAAGTCCGTTTCTGACCTTGCGATAGAGACCATGTTCGGCGTCTATGGGAACAACAAGGAGAGGGAGAAAGCGCTGGGCGATAAGAACGGGCAGGTGCAGGAGGCCGTGAACGGCTTCTGGCACGAGAAAATGCCCGACTTTATCACTGCCATGAAGGCCTATCTCTCCAAATACGGCGCGGGAGAACTGGTGAAGAAGTGAGCACCAGAAAAAACATCATGCCCGAAAGAGAGCCTGTGCTGACGCCGACAGGCTTTATCAAGAGGGGCAAGGTCCGCGAAGGCACTGTGCTTCGGACCCCGGACGGTCAAACGGCAAAAGCGGTCGGCGTCCATGCGCAGACACTTCAGACCTACAGGATGGAATTTACGGACGGCTCCTACGTGGTATGCACTGCCGACGAGCCGTGGCTGTCGCGCACCATGGGCAAAAATCCCGTGCTGAAGGTCAGGACCACTCAGCAGATACAGGAAGTGATGGCACGGGGAAAATCCATTACCGTTCAGCAGGGCGGACAGGTGGAGTTCGACCGGGAATATGAGCTTACCATAAAGCCCTATACCCTTGGAGCGCTCCTTGGTGACGGGTGCCTGAGAAAAGAGACCATACGGCTCATAAAGAGGGATATGGAGCTCTTTGGAAGGGTGCGTCAGGACGGCTACACCCTGACGCGGTATCAGGCAAACGACAGCAGGACGCCCGTCTTTGGGCTCAGGCAGTTTTCAAAGGAAAAGGCGTGGCTCTCCGAAAAGGGGCTCCTTTGCAGGTCCCACAAAAAGTACGTGCCGACTGAATACAAGCACGCTTCCTTAAAGGACCGCATGGAGCTCATACAGGGGCTCATGGATACGGACGGCTATGTCGGGCAGTCAGGGCACTGCACCTACACGTCCACTTCGAGACGCCTTGCGAGGGATGTCCAGTGGCTCATCCGGTCCATAGGCGGGATAGCCAAGATACGGAGCTATATCCCCTACTGTACGTTCAAGGACGGCACAAGGAAGAAGTGCCGCAGGGCCTACGTGGTGGATATCCGCATAGCCGACACGGCTCAGCTGTTCAACATCCCCAGAAAAAAGGACAGGTGCCTTGCAAAGAAGGTCGTGAGCGACGGCTTCCACCCGGCAAAGAAGGTTGCGGCGGTCGTCGACAACGGCATCTGCGAGTACACAACCTTCCTTGTTGACGGCTGTGAAGGGGCGTATATAGGGCGCGATTTCACGCTCAGAAGGTGCCCCGGCGGGATGACAGAAAACAACCTAAAATAAACGGAAACGAATTTAAACAGCGTAACAATATATTGTAACGCATTTAGAAACGCATATATTACCCTTGCATTTCGAACCAATGTATGCTATACTCTAATAGTCGGATGAGGCGATTGTTAGATGATGCGGAGGTTTGGAATGGGAAGATTTACAGCTGAAGAACTTGAGGAGCTTCGCCGTTTTGACGAAGAAGTTGACAAGGCTGGCCTCACCTACGAGGACTACCTCATCGAGGATATGGTTGAAGAACTGCTCTTTCCCGAGAAGGTAAAAGAGCACAAGAAGATGGTTGAGAAGTACAGAAGGCAGGTGGCCAATAAGGACCCTGAAGAGCTCAAGGCCAAGCGCAAAGCTGACTACGCCAAGAAGGACAAGGAAGCCGAGAGAAAAAGAAAACAGGAGTGGTACAAGAAGAACCGGGAGCGCATCCGCCTCCAGCAGGCAGAGTACCGCAAAAAAAAGAAAGCCGTATAAAGGGGATAATTGACCTTGCCCTTCCCTGTTGTATAATTCTGGTATGGGAAAACTCGATTATACAACAGGGAGGAGGAAAAGGTTGAAGGCTTATATCGAGATGAACGCAAGGTTCGGGAAAGGGTATCAGGTGAGAGTCGAGGATGACGGCAAGACAGACATCCTTGACTTTTCCCCCTACCACCTCACAAAGGCGGTGCTCATGGCAAAGAAGGCCCTTGACATCGCCAATAAGGAGGAGGCCGGGTGGGATGACCTCAAAGGTATCCTTGAGATAGACAGGGACAGCGTCCGCAAAAATGCGGACTACGATGACCTGTCGCGGAAGATGGCGTCAGAGCTGGGTCCCCTGACCGATAAGGGGGACACAGATGAGAAGCACACTAAGACGTGAACTGGAGAAGAGGGGAATCACCTGCAAAAGGGACAGGTCCGGGGCCTATGTCCGTCTGGACGGCTTTTTCATTCCACTGAGGAAGCCCGTCAGGATGGATGCAAGCGCAAGGCTGGCGTTCGGACTTTGCAAGAAGTACGGGATAGACCTTCCAGACGGCGCAGGACCCAAAGAAGCATGGGAAGCCCTGAAGGAGAAGACCGGCAAGGGCGCCGAGGACTTTTATCATTCCAGCGGGGAAAAAGGGAGCGACAAGATACGCTTCGGAAATACAGACCCCCAAAAATATGTCCAGACTCTTGCCAAGGCAAAGCAGTCACAGGACCCCGAAAAGGGATGGCGTGTCACGGGAATGACCAAGAAGGAGTTTCTGGACTGGCATAAAGGGGCTAAGCTCCATGTATCAGACGGGGGAAGCACTATTGCCGTTGACAAGAGCGGCGATATAGTGGGCGTCTGTGTAGGACGGGGCGACGGCAAAAAGGGCCTGATATCGGGAAAAACGCTTCTTGCGCATGCCGTTAAAAACGGCGGCATAAAGCTGGACTCATATGAGGGCAACCACAAGTTCTATGTGAAATGCGGGTTTGAACCGGTGAGCTGGTGCAAGTGGGACCCGGCTTTTGAAGAAGAAGCCATGAAGCAGGGCTGGGACCCCAAACGTGATAAAAAGGAAAGCATCGTCTTTTACCGGTACGTGGGGGTCGGAAAGGTTAAAAACGTCAACCTCAGAGAGTTCTATAAGAACACACCCGTGTCAAAGGACTACGATGAGGCATACGCCCTTAGGGATAAGACGGTGAAGAGGGGAAAATGATATGCGGAAAATGACAGAGGAAGAGGCCGATAGGTTCTGTGAGGAAAGATGCACTTTCCTTGACTACAAAGATATCTCCGAATATATAGAGGATATCGTCACATGCCTTGTCTACAGCTCTTGGAACTACACAGAACAGCAGGCAAGGGAACAGTGTGAGGAGAGGAAGCTCTTTATCGAGAGGTATTTCAAGGACAAGGTCCCGGCTGACGACGCCGCCGCAGACGTTGGATACTGCGGGGGATGACGCTACTGCTGATTCTGGCTGGCATTCTATAAATGACAAAAAAAGGAAAGTGAGTCTTATACAGGCCCGGGAAAATTTTTACTTCGGGGCCATTTAAAGGCATAAAAAGGAAAGTGAAAGGGCAGGCTCACACCTGCTCTTATAATCCATATGTGTTCACTAATTCATTTTTAGTGACACCAATTATGAATTGATTCAGAAAAATGATATTTGCGAGGAAAAACAGGGCTGAAAACCCTGTTTTTTTATGTGCTCAAAAGCATAGGAGGAAGGTGGAATCATGTCAGGTGTCGCTGGCAGGTCAGGCAACAAATCCAAATACAACCCGGAGTACCACGTTGACTGGGCATGGTCATTGGCGGTAAAGGGGGCTACAGACGAAGAGATAGCCGAGGCTTTCGGAATCGCACGGTGGACCCTCCACAGGTGGAAGAGCACGTTTCCTGAGCTTCGGGAGGCGATAGAAGACGCTAAAGCCAAGGCCGACGCGAACGTAGAGAAGAGCCTGTACCAGAGGGCACTGGGATGCACTACCGAGGAGACGGAGTTTGTCTATGCCGTTGACGACGATGGCAACACCAAAGTGGTCGGGCATAAGACAAAGGTCAAGCAGGTGCCGCCCGATACTACGGCTATCATGTACTGGCTCAACAACAGAAAGCGCGGAGTATGGACGCAGAGGCAGGAAGTACAGCTTGAGGCACACAACGAGTCGGATACGGACGTGGTCATCGTACTGCCCCACAACAAGAGGCAGGAGAGAATAGAAGGGACAAGGGTCGTAGAAGCCGAAGAATACCATGGCGAAGAATAAGATTACCATTAGGCCACAGCCGGGACCACAGTGGGACTTCCTTGCGACAGAGGCTGATATCTGCATATTCGGCGGTTCGGCGGGCGGGGGAAAGGCACAGCCGCTTAGCGAACCCGTTCTTACACCGTTTGGATTCAGGCCGATGGGGTCCATAAAGGCCGGTGACAAGGTCATATCGGCGACGGGAAGGCAGACCACGGTCGTGCAGACCTTCCCTCAGGGCAAAAAGGCTGTCTACAGAGTGCTGTTCGAGGACGGGGCGCAGACGAGGTGTACAAAAGACCACCTGTGGTTCGTAAACGGAAAGGTGATGACCACAAGTGCCATCATCGACGGGCTGGCTCAGGGTAAAGATTATCAAACCCCCCTTTGCGGGGCTGTTCAGTTCGAAAACAGGGGACCGGCGGGTTCATTGATACCATACGCCCTAGGGACATATCTTGCGGATGAGTGCGTTGAGGACAAGGCAAAGCACATTCCTGTCCGGTACAAATACGCCCCGCCACAAGACCGTGTATCGCTCATACAGGGACTGATGGATAAGGGCGGGCGGATATCCGAAGAAGGCAGATGCGGGCTATACACCAGTTCAGAAAAGCTTGCAAAAGACATGCAGTGGCTGGTCTGGTCGATAGGCGGCATGGCCTATATAAAGCGGGAAGCCTCAGGGGGCTTTCTGGTCGACATCCTGACAAAGGATGATTCCGAGCTGTTCCCACGGATGAAGGCAGTTCTGAAGGACAGGACCCGGGGAAACCTAAATAGAAGAATCCTATCAATCAAACCCTGTGGGGAAGAGGAGTGCCAGTGCATCAGAGTGGACGAGCCTGACGGGCTGTATGTGACCAAGGACTTTGTAGTCACCCACAACACGCATGGGCTTCTCTTGACACCCCTTATGTATAAGGGTGTACAGGGGTTCAACTGCACGATTTTCCGAAGAACGTTCAAACAGGTCTTCTCACCCGGCGGTCTCTGGGACACTGCGCAATCTATCTACGGCTTGATACCGAATGCTCAGATGAAGAAGGTAAACACATCGTGGGAATTCAATGATAATGACGGACTCCCCATATCGAAGGTGACCTTTGCTCATATAGAGAATTACAGCGGTGTCGACGACTGGCAGGGCTCACAACTTTGCGAAATAGGATTCGATGAATTAACTCATTTTGATGAAGCAACATTCTTCTACATGATGTCCCGTAACCGTTCCACGTGCGGCGTAAAGCCTTTTATAAGGGCGACCTGCAACCCGGATGCGGACTCGTGGGTAGCCAAGTTCATCGAGTGGTGGATAGACCAAGATACAGGGTATCCGATACCAGAACGGAGCGGGAAGATTCGGTGGTTCGTCAGGCGTGACGGGATTATCAACTGGGCTGATACGAAGGAAGAGCTGTGGGAACGGTTCGACTTAAAGACCGAAGAGGAAAAGGATGAGCCGAGGTCAGTGACCTTCATCATGTCGAGTATCTACGACAATAAGGAGCTCTTAAAGGTCAACCCGCAGTATCTGGCGTCCTTAAAGTCTCTTCCAGAGGTCGAGCGCGAACGGCTCTTAAAGGGCAACTGGAAGATTAAGTCTGCCGCAGGAAGGTATTTCAAGAGGACTCAGGTTCAGGTGCTCCTAGACCTTCCATCCGATTTAGAGCTGTACTGCCGGGCATGGGATATAGCGGCTACGGCAGACAAGGAGAGCGGCGACCCCGACTACACGGCTGGCGCCCTCTTGGGGCTCAGGAAAGACAAGTCGGTCGTGGTCATGGACGTTATCAACAAGAGACTGCCTGCCGCAGAAGTGGAAAAGCTGATATACAACACAGCTGTCTCAGACAGGAAGAAATACGGACTAAAGTGCAAGATTCGCATTCCTCAGGACCCGGGCGCGGCGGGGAAGATTCTTGCGCAGAACTTTATCAAGATGCTGTCAGGGTTCCCGGTAAAGGCGTACCCCGTATCGGGTAGCAAGGAACAGAGGGCGACCCCTTTTGCGGCGCAGTGGCAGGTCGGCAACGTGTATGTTCTTGCGGCGGACTGGAATGAGATGTTCTTCAACCAGCTTGAGAGCTTTCCGCAGGGCGCGCATGATGACATGGTAGATGCCAGCTCTGATGCGTTCAATGAACTTGCGAAGCCCACGTTCAGCCTCAGAAATATGTTGTAAAAAGTTTTAAAAAAATCGGCAAAACGCGCGAAATTGAATTGGCACGTGCGCTTTATGCGCTATACTACAAAAGGAGGAGCGATGGAAACAAGGACTCTCAGGAAAGTGGAAACGATAAGGAAGAGCCTGAAAAGACGCAGGCGTGAAGATGGCGGTGAAGGAAGCGGCAACTGGGGACACGTCGGCGTACCCGGACATAAAGGCGGGTCGGCTCCCGGAGGCGGCAGGGGCTTCCGCATGCTGAAGACTGTTTCAAAAACGTACACTTCTCAGGCAAAGGTGAGGCGCGAAATGAAAGAGGCTCATTCCCTTGCCATGCAGATGCGGAGCCCGAAGGCACTTGCCCGCGCGCAGAAGCGCATGGGCAAGGTAAACATGAACGTCAAGTCCGCTAATGTGAAGAACGCCGGGAAGAAGGGCTATCAGGTCGTAAGGCAGATTGATGAGCATGCAAGCGCGAACATCCTCAAGGATGTCAAGGGACGCGGCAAGAGGGCGAGAGAGTCCAGCGTATCCAAAATCTCCGGTACAAGGGCGGCTATCCAGTATGCTTTCCCCAACCGCACCACGAGGGGCGGCAACAAGAGCAGGGGTGGAAAGACCGCCGAGAGAAGGTCCAAGTTATAAGAGGAGGAGGTTTATATGGGTGAACTTACGAAGCTGGCGGCTGAAGCCAAGAAGAAAGTGAACGCGCTGTCGGATGCGGAACTGGAAGTCTTCGACGCTATCGTCGACTATCTGGACACGCTCCCTGAGGGATTCTTCGAGGACAACTCCGTCGAGGAGCTGAACAAGCACTTCGGCGGGCATGACGACGTGAAGGTCACAGAGAACGTCAGGGCGGCGCTGGACGCACAGCAGAGGCTTGAGTACATGCTTGATTGCATGAACGAGGTCTACGACGACCTTCCCGAACGGGAAGACGATGACGATGACGAGGATGATTTGGAGTAACACGGAACGGCCCGCGAGGGCACATACATAAGATACGGGAAAGAGGGAGGCGCACAGCCTCCTTTTTTCATGCGCCGTAAGGAGAGAGCATGGCAAGCAGGCAGGAAAAGATAGACTCACTGAGACGCTATACAGATTTAATACGGAAGCAGACCGGCAGAGTCGTCAGGCCCTACCGGATGGACGGTTACGTCAACCTGCTCACAAAGTACGGCACTTCGAGAGATTCTTCGGAACGGTATGAATTCAAGCAGGAGCCGCCGATTCCCGACGACGAACTGACCATGTTCTACGAGGGGAACGGGCTTTTTTCAAAAATCATTGACGCTCCCGCAGAGGAGGCGATAAAGCACGGGTTTGAGCTCAAGGACGTAAAAGACCAAGAGATAGAGGACTTCTACATGGAGGCCCTTGACGAACTGGACTGGGAAGAGACGGCCATGACCTGCATCAAGTGGGCAAGGCTCTTTGGAGGTTCCATAGCCGTTCTGATGATTAATGACGGCAGGGGCGTTGACGAGCCCCTTGACTGGAGGAACATCAAGTCCATAGACGATATACGGGTGTATGACCGGTCCCTGATACAGCCAGACTACAGCACTATGTTCTCCTATGACCCGGATGACCCGTTCGGGACCAGAGGTAGCAGGCTGGGGATGCCTGAATACTATGACGTGTTCAGCAAGTACGGGAATTTCAGGGTGCACGATTCCAGATGCCTTGTATTCCAGAACGGGATACTGCCCGAGAACACGTCCAATTCCTATTATCAGCTTTGGGGCATGCCCGAGTACGTGCGTCTCAAAAAAGCGATAAGGGATGCGGAGATAGCCCACGGCACTGCACCGAAGATGCTCGACAGGTCCATACAGGCGGTCTACTCCATGAAGGACCTGTCTGCTGAGCTTGCTACCGAAGAAGGCGAGGACAGAGTGCTGAGGCGCCTTCAGACCATCGACATGGCGAGGGGGCTTTTGAACTCCATCACCATTGACAGCGAGGGAGAGGATTACAGCTTCAGGCAATTTTCATTCACGGGCGTTTCCGAGGTCATCGACACGACATGCAACTTCCTGTCGGCACTGACATCCATTCCGCAGACCATCCTGTTCGGCAGGTCACCGGCGGGGATGAACTCTACAGGCATGGGCGACCTTGAGAACTGGTACAACTACGTGGAGCGCATCCAGAAGCGGATGCTCAAGAAGAACCTGAGGTATCTTCTTTCCATCATCTTTCAGGCGGGGGTTTTGTCCGGTGAGATAGACGAAGTCCCGCCGATAAAGGTGGAATTTAACCCACTGTGGTCCTTGTCTGAGCAGGAGGAAGTATCCCTTGACCAGATGCGGGCACAGGTGGAGAACACCAAGGCAAATACCGCTATGGTATACGTCCAGATGCAGGCCCTTGACCCGTCCGAGGTCAGAAAGAAGCTTGCTGATTCCGAGGAATTCGATGTCGAGACCATGCTTGACGAGTATACCGAGGAAGAGTTGGAAGAGAACGACCCCATGAAGAAGCAGGCAGAGGGCGGCGGTATGCCGGGCATGGAAGGAATGCCGGGTATGGGCGGCGGTATGCCGGGCGCAGAAGGCGGAGCACCGGGCGGTATGCCGGGTATGATGCCGCCTGAAGGAGCATCTGCTGAGGGCGCGCCAGAGAGCGGAGAAAAGCCAAAAGCACAACAGCCAGAGGGGATGCCAGCGGGTGAAAAAGACCCTATGGGCGGAGTTCCGTCTGGCAAGGTACAGCCCAAGGCAGACCCGAAGAAAGCGGGCGTAAAGCCAGAGCTTGCACAGGGCGGCAAACCTAAGGATACAGACCTTGGCGGGAACGCACCTGCGGCGGCGCCAGCGGCCACGAAACTGCCGGTAGATATGAGCGGCAAGGAACAGGCAAAGGCAAATGAAGCGAAACAACAGCTTGCCGGTAAGTCTGAAATGATAAAGCCAGAAGGGTCAAAGGCACTGCCTAAGGAGCCTGCGGCAAAGAAGCCTGAGGCCGAAAAGCCACAGGAAGAGAAGAATCAGGACGCGGAGCCTGAGGATACCCTGCGCAACGCATGGCTTGGAATCACAGCACAGGGCGGCGAGCAGGAAGGGGCAGAGAGGATTATCAATCCCTCTAAGGCTCCCCTGCCCGGCGACACCCTCAGGAACGCGTGGCTTGGGAACACCCCCAAGGAAGAGCCAAAAGAAGAGCCCGAGGTAAAGAAGGACCCGGCTGATACCCTGCGCAATGCGTGGTTTGGGGTTAAGCCAGAAGACGACACCTTAAAGAGAGCATGGCACGGCACAGAGGAACCTGAAGACACACTCAGGAGCGCATGGCTTGGCAATGTGCCTGTAAGGCCGCCACACGGCTCTAGGCTGGTCCGAACCCGCAAGGGGGATATCTCTATAAGGGATTACAGAACGGCATCCAGAGAGGACGAGGACGGCCAAAAACCGGCTATTAGCGACCTTTACACCGAGGAGATAGTCGGCAGGGACGGCAAGCGCTACAAAGCCTTCACGGGGGCCGGGTATAAAGCCTACGGCGACAGCGTCAGGGAAGAGGCGTGCATGGACGCAGGCGCTCAGGGCGCAGTCGGCGTATACGTGATAAAGGACGGCATGGTACTCACAGGCGTCCGTGGCGCGGGCGACGGCGAACACCTTATCTGCGGTCCGGGCGGCCATATCGAAGAAGGTGAGACACCGGGGCAGGCGGCCATCCGTGAGACACAGGAAGAATTCGGCATAACGCCCATGGAGCTGATACCATTTGGCAAGGGCGAGAAGCAGACGAACGGCCTGTGCCCCGACCTGTTCTTATGTGTCAGGTATGAGGGGACGCCAAAGTGCGACGAAGAGGAAATGCATCAGGCGAGGTTTACCGCCATTGAGGAGATAGAACACTCAGGGCGGCTGTTCAGACCTTTCGAGGTCGGCTTCCAGAAGCTGGTGCAGACGATTACTGGAAAGAACATCCATGCCGACGATGAGCAGTGGATTACCGTCAACGGGACACACATCCTGATAGACGATGAGGGGACCGCTCAGAACGGCGGCGACCTGAAGGGCATGTCTTTCCCGGATGCGGAAAGTGAGAATACCACCAAAAAGGTGGGAAAAACGAAGATGCCGCTCTTCCAACCCTCCAAGAGCAAACTGAACAAGGAACTGTCTGATATTGCGGAAAAATCTACCAGCGAGTCCCGCAGGGATGACCAGAGGAAGGTGGCAGAACTGCTTGATACCTTAGAAACAGGCTCGATTATCACTGTACCTGAATCATCCGACGGGGATGAATCCTATAGATACATCAAGACGGACTCAGGAAGGTGGCGCGAGTACGGGACTGGCGAGAGCGGTTCGTGGAAGTCCGGGGATATCACGGACATCTTTCTTGACAGAGAAGCTGAAACGCGGGCATACATAAGCAAGTCCGCTAAATCAGAGGAGGAAAAAGAGGAGGCGCAAAGGAAGCACGCCGCAAAGAACTTCAGGAACCAAGATTCCCCTTGGGAGGCAGACAAACCGCTCCTTGAAAAAGCACAGGTGACCATGCAGAAAGAAGACCTGTCCGAGGTCGGCGAAGGCACCGTCATAGTTGGCAAGGACGGCAGGAATTACCGGTATTGCGGCAACAATGACTGGGAATCTGAAGACGGAGACCTGTGCGATAACATGACCATGCTGTCCGGGCAGAAGGTAGAAGGTGATTTCTTTGATATCAATTTCGGACTCAACGGTGCAAGCCAGCATGAGGTCCAGCGCCTGAGGGAAGCTTATAAGGCGATGCCTGATGAAGTCAGGGCAGTCTATGAAAAAACCCTCAGAAAAACGGATATCGAGAAGTTGCAAGAGGGACAAACGTCATACTTTGACCCAATGGACGGAAAAGTCTATTTCGGTTCAATACGAGGGGCAGAGACATTCATCCATGAGATGGGGCATGCTCTTGACGACGGTGCTGTGGACATAGAATACGACACAATGGACGGACAGAAAATCAGAATAACATCTGCTTCGATGAACCTTGAACACCTTGTGCCATATGGTGGAAAGAGGGCAAAGGAAGACTTTGAAGCGATGGCAAAAGTCATCGGTTTTAAGACAAACGGTGATGGGTGGTTCGCAAACGACGAGGAACGCGACAACGCCTTTAAAAAGTTTATGGAATGGGGGCATCAGCAGATAGTTCAGGACCTCAGCGCGGTCAGTGATGCGGTGAGTGCACTGACAGAGGAATACAGTGGTGGGTTGATGTTTTACGGTGGTCATAGCCGTGATTATTGGCTGACCCCATCTGGGGGCGGGAGAGCGTCCGCAAAATGTTTAGAGTATTGGGCAAACTATTGTGAGCTCAAGGCTTTCGGGCATGAGAGTGAGTTGGAACTGCTCAAGGCGATAACGCCCAATATGTATGCGGCGGCGGAAGCTACTTACAAGGAGGCTTTCAAGAAGTGAAACTGACACAGAGGGATAAGGCCATAGCTGATTTGATGAGGGAACAGGGCTTTCCGCACACAGCTGATTATATCGGGATGTTCGGCGCGGGGAACATGAACCCGTGGTTTAGAAAGCCAGACGAAAAGACGGAGGCTTTCTACAAGCGATGCGTCGATGAAAAGCATCCGTGGGACTATTACGTTGACCCGCCTAAAGAGGGTATTATGCTCTGATAACGGAGATGGACATGAAGATACCGCACTATGACGAAAGAGCGGACTGCATGACAAAGCAGGCGACCGCGATAGAAAAGGGAAGGTTCGAAAAGAGCCGTAACACATATGGCTGGACGCAGTTTTACAGGTCGCTCTATCCGCAGATGTCTGTTCCATACATGCGGTGGGACGGCGAGGTCATAGACCTTGCTGATTACACAGATACGAAGAACGAGAACAAAGACGAAGAGGACTGGGTGACCATAAAGGGCACTCACGTTCTCTTAAACGAAGAAGGCGTGGCTCAGTCGGGCGGAAAACTTGCAGGGATGTCCTTTACGAAAGCAAAGAGCACCAGAAAAGCAAAGCCTTATCAAAGACCCGCCGCGCAGGACAAGACTATCAGGCAGATAATCAGCAAGACGGCAAACCTCAGGAAGGAACAGCTCAGAATCGTAGACACGGACGGGAACATCGTTCTGGAAAAGAGGGGCGAACACGGCTCAGTATACGCCAAGGTCGGTGAGAAGCGCCAACACATGGAAGGCAACATTTCCATTCACAACCACCCGGAGGGCGGGACATTCTCCCCCGAAGACCTTGACGATTTTGGATTTGGTGCGAGAGAGATGGTCATTGCCTGCCCTGAGGGCACATATTCCCTTGTCAACGACAAGTACGGTACGAAAGAACAGGCAAGGGGATGGCATGACATGCGGGATGCTCTTGAAGCTGAAATGCCAAGGGACGTAAGTGCATTCGCTCTTCTTCAGCAGGCGAGGGAAAACCTTGAGAACTGCCATGAGATGCGGGAAATGCATAAGATACAAAACAAGTGGATGGAGATGAAAAATTCCGGTGCCACCAATGACGAACTCAATGCCTATACGAAGGAATCAGGATATAACGATTACAATGAATCGTACAAGGCAAAGGTGAAAGAGGAAGCCCGCAGGCTGGAAACGGAACCGTTCCATGAGTTTTACAAGAAGAACGCCGCGAAGTTTGGGTTTACATATACATTTACACCGAGAAAAAAGAGGAAGCGTAAGAACAGCGATTCTTTGAAAGGGGTGGATGACAAGGATAGCCTTTCAATCGAGGACAGGATTAATCGGATTCGCCAGTCCATAAAGGAAAGGGCTGATGAAGAGGATTGGATAACAGTCAAAGGGACGCATGTGCTTCTCAATGAACAGGGTGTGGCACAGTCGGGCGGCAAGCTTACGGGCAAGACATTTTCACGCGCCAAGAGCGTAAAGACGGGAGCGGGTTCGAAAGGACCTGCTCTTTTGCGTAGTGGGCCGCCAAGCGCGGATAGCCTCACAGACGCATTAAAGCCAGCGCAGACTGGGTACGATGTAACCCTTGAAGACAGCTTCGATGATTTTGTGAAGAAGAACATAGGCAACAAGCGGAACCCAAAGATGCTCTACGGCTTTTATCACAAGATAGAGGATGAGGGCGGTGACGGGTACGAGGCGTGCAAAGAAGAATACAACAAGACAAGACTTGCCCTTTGCTCCAAGGACTTCAAAGAGGTGAGCAGGGACGAGGCTGATGAGACACTGGCCGACAACCTGTACAGCGGCACTGTCCACCAGTGGTTTACGGAATACAACCACGAAGTCAAAGAAGCCCTTGTAGCACAGATGACCAAAAGCCCTGAGGTGCATAATGCCGCACTGAACATCATGTACGGCAACTACAAATATTTCTGCAAGGAACAGGGTACCGAGCCGCTTCCGTATGACGAATTCTTGGTTACGCCAATCAAGATGTACAGGGGCGGGACAGGCAAGGAATATGACGGAGTTTCCCCTTTTTCATCCTACACATTCAGCAGGAAGGTGGCGGAGAGCTTTACAGGAAGCGATGTCGGACAGGGGGCAAAGTTCGACCCGAACGGGGTGGTCTACGAGGCGGAGATAAGGCCCATAGATACCTACGGGAGTGTGTTTACGAATGGCGAGTCGGAGATACTTGTGCCGGGCATGATAGCGCCGAATAAGAACCGGGACAGCGCCGAAGAAGGACCTTCAGGCACCTTGCGTATCGAAGACAAAGTGGCACGTATCAGAGACGCACTGCTCAAAAGAAAGGGGTGACCGTTGGATACAAAGAGTATTTCAACTCAAATCAAACAGAGTATTAACGGTGACGAATACTATTCCCCGCAGAACGTTGTGGACATGATTGTGCCGTACATTTTGAGGGGGGGGTACAAAAACATATGGTGCCCCTTCGATACAGAGGAAAGCAGGTTTGTTCAGACATTCAATAAACTTGGGATTGACGTGAGATACGGGCATATAGCCACGGGACAGGACTTCTTCGAGTACTCAGTGCCTGCCGGGGACATAGTGGTGAGTAATCCGCCTTTTAGCAAGAGGAATGCGATTTTTGAGAGGCTGTTTGAAATGGATGTTCCGTTCGCGCTCGTCATGAATTTCAATGGTTTGTTTGACAGCAAGAAGCGGGTGGAGCTGTTTCGAGACCACGGGGTCCAGTTGCTTATCCCGTCAGGCAGGATGAAGTTTTATCACAAAGACAAGGGGCTTTTAAACAGCCCGAACTTCCAGAGCATATATGTCTGTCACAGGTTATTGCAAAAACAGATAGAATTCAGTGACGCCGTGTTTTGAAGGGGCGGTGAAACGGAGGAAACCATGAAGAGAACAACTTTAGATACGAAGCTTGGTCGGATACGCCGGTCCCTCAAACAGCGCAGGGAAGATGGGTATGTGATAAGCAGAGTCAGGAAGCACGTCAAGCACAGGCGTATGGATAAAAAAGAACCTGATTCATGGATTACGGTCAAAGGAAATCACATCCCGGTTGATGAGAACAAGAAGCCTATTGGAGGCCAGCTCAAAGCCTTGGGTGAAGGCTCAGAAAAGGAGACTGGTTCTTCTTCGTCCAAGGCCACAAAAGGCGCGTCCAGTGCAAAAAAGTATGTGTCCAGTTCTGTTTCTTCTAAGGCGAAAGTGATAGGTGGTTATAAGCGAGAGCATACATTTAAAAACGGTTATGGGGTGACGCATGTCGACCCAAAAGATAAAGCTTCCGATTCGGGCGAAACCATGCGCATGCACACAAATGACAATGGAGAATGGACCGAAGAAAGGGAGGCCCTTCATAGCAAGATTATAGACAATACGTTTAGAGGGGTTAAGAAAGCTAAAGGGAAGCCTGTCACTACTTTTATGGGGGGCGGTCCAGCAAGCGGCAAATCTTATGTTGTCGAGAACGAAGCGGAAAACCTAAATATGCCGGGCAAAGACGAACGCATTCTTGTTGACCCGGATGCTTGCAAGAAGCCTATGCCAGAATATGACCCTGACCATCCTTCACCGGTGCACGAAGAATCGAGCGCTCTTGCAAAGCGTATTACAAAAATAGCACAGGAGAATGGCTATAATGTCTTGGTAGATGGTACAGGCGACGGAAGCGTCGAGAAAATGAGGAAGAAAATCAAAGAGGCCAAAGAGGCGGGGCATACTGTTAATGGCGTTTATGTGTTTAAGCCAATAGAAGATGCCATTATAGCAAATACCGCAAGAGAGAGAAGCGTTAAAGATGGCCTTTTGATACACACACATAAAGAGATATCTAAAATACTTCCTGAAATCGCCAAAGATTTCGACGATGTGAAGCTGTATGCAAACATGAAGAAGGGTGAACCCCCGGTTCTTATTGCCAGCGGTGGTGGTGGGAAAGGACTCACAATACACAATCAAGAGCTTTATCAAATGTTCCTAGACAATGCCAATTACAAATACGACCCGAAACGAATAGAAGAGCTCAAGAGTTTGCCCGAAGCGCAGAAGAAGAAAAAAGGGGAAAAAGCTTCGTGAACAGCAAAGACGACGAGGGGAAATTGACGCTAACACTTCTTATGTTATAATAATTTTGGAAGGAGGTAGACGAAATGGATTGGGATAATTGCGCTAGGACAGTTAATTTTGGCAAGGCGGATAAACCTGACAAATACGGGTTCACAAAGAAGATGCATAAAATTATGGATTTGGTCGAAGCAGGGAAGCGACTGGAAGACGGAGGGTTTGAAATAAACCCAGACGACAGAGAGTATTATGACGCGTACAAGTCCGAGTTTGAATACAAGAAAAAACTCAACGGCGGGAAGCCTTATAGATTTCCTAGGTATATTGTGGAGTAAGCGAAGAATTTCTCATGAGTACAAAACGTATGGCGAAGGATGATATTACTTTCCGCCCCGGAGACGGCAGGATGGAAGCCGTCCGCGATGGGAAGGTGGTTGGCTACGTGTACACCAATAACTATGTTATAAAAGGCAGGAAGAAAAACGATGATAGGACCGGCACCGGAGACAATGTGGGGGGACAAGTACGTTCTGGTCGACCCTAATGGGAACAAGGAAAGCGTGTTCAACCACAGGCTCAAGTCCACAGCAAGTGATGACGAGAAGCACGATTTTGAGTCTTATGCGATGGTTTTTATGGGCGGCAACTACTTTATGGGGAAGATGCATCCTGAAATGGAAGACCCCTACTACACGTGGGAGGGAAAGGTTGTGGAACGCAGTTCCCTCAAAGGCCGTAAGATTCCCGTTGTGAAGAAGACACCACGGGATAGAAGGCTTATGTAAGAGCAGAAACATACGTTGATTTAAAAGCAGGGCAAACACCCTGCTTTTTTTATGGGGAAAATCGGCCTGTCACAGGGCTGATTTTTATTTGTACAGATACCTGTCAGTTGTTTGGCAAAAGGAGGCGCGGATGACCACGCAGGAATTCAATAAGGCGGTAATGGCATTCGTGTTCGCTTACCGTGCTGAAGACAAAAGAGCCGACTCCGTCCATATGGACAATGCCTACGATGAGTGGCTGGAAGAGAACCTTGACAAGTTCGAGGACGACGACTCCGAGAGGGACTTTGCTCAGTGGAAGAACAGTGAGGGGGTAAAGCCCAGAGACTGTGACGATGTTGAGAAGGTCGAAGCCATGTGGGCTGAATACAGCGGACAGAGAAAAGATGGCGCAGACGAAGAGGGCCGCTGGGTAACGACCAAGAACAATCACAAAGTCCATATAAATGAAGAGGGCGTGCCCGACAAAGGTAACTCGAAAGTCATTGAGTCGATGGTTGACAAAACCGCCGGTAGCGGGATATCGGGCCCAGATAAAGAGGCCAAGATAAAACAGCTTGAGACAGAGCTTGAAGGCACCAAGGGCCTGATGGCAAAGTCGAAGATAAAGACCCAGATTGAGATGCTGAAGGCCGACTGGCAGGGCACGAAGGAAGAATGGCTTGCCCACAAAAAGCAGAAGCAGGAAGAGGCTTCCAGAAAAAGCAGAGAGCGGCAGGTCAGGGGAAAAGCGGAAAAAGAAGCCAAGGCTCAGAGAGAAAGAATACAACTTGAGCACGAGCTGAGGACCCAGCCAAAAGAGAAGGTCGCGCAGTATAAGATTATTCAGGAAAACAATCCGATGCTTGACGATTATCACGTCGGTATCAGGAAGCCATCCGACATAAAGACGTGGGATGAGGTTTTGACCGAAGACGACGGTGACAGCTTTGCATGGGGTGATTTTTCAAAGGCTGATGCAGAAAAGGCGCAGAAGACCGGCAAGATTACGGTCTATTCCTCATATCCGATTCGGCAGGGCGTGTTCGTCTCAACAAGCAGGATTCAGGCACAGCAGTACGCGGGCGGTGAAGGCGGCAAGGTCTACTCCAAGAAGATACCGCTGTCAAAGGTTGCATGGATAAACGGTGATGAGGGCCAGTTCGCAGACACGCTTCGGAAAGACGGTGACGGCAGAGGGCGAAGAGACGCTGGTGAAGACCGCTGGATAACTACGAAGAATGGACATAAAGTTCATATCAATGAAGAGGGTGAACCGGATAAGGGAAACCCACATGTGGTCAATGCGATGAAAGGCGGCGACCCCGACGAGTTCGACCCTTTTGCTGAGCTGATGAAAGGGGCTGAGGAAGGAGAAGCCGGGAATACTCCCAAAAGGGAAGAGCCAAAAACACGAAGGCCGGTAAGTGGAAATAACATCCTTGACTCATACGATGGTGACGGTGATATCAAGTCTGTCATGCGTGCGCAGGGCTTTGACGGCTTGCCTCAGGTCGTCTCAGACGAAGAGTTTGACAGGGCGGTGAAAGAGAGCGGCGTCGTTGCGAAGAGAGCCTATTCAGCTTCTTCTCAGGAAGTCCTTGACGCGTATCAGGACGCACTCTACAACGGCGATTGGTACGTGGAATGCGAAGGCGGGGCACTGTTCGGAAAAGGCATGTACACTGTCACTGATTACACGGGAAAGGGCACAGAAGAGGTTGAAACCGAAGTGAACGGCTATGCAAGACGGCATGCCGCAACTGACCCGTATTATGTCATTGAGGACATGACGCTTGCCCCCGGCGCAAAGATAGCAGACTTCAAAGACATTGGGGAAAAGTGGTTCGGAAAGTTTAACTCTAAAAGCATTGACTTTGATAAGGGCATGGTCGCGGATGGCATCCGTGAGATTGAGGAAGAATACGGACCCGATGCGGCTTTGTATGCGAGGAGCATGTGCGGTGACCCGGCAGTCTCTGAACGCGAAAGCCGCAAGGCCGAATCTGCCATAGGTGAAGACATGGCAGAAATGATTGATGATATAACCTATGACCTATTGGACAGGTATGAAGACCTGCTTAAAGAACGTTCCATGAAGTTACGGGCACGGTTTGGTGACATCAACGCTTACGCCGCCGCGCTAGGGTATGATGCGGTCAGGGTTGGAAGTGACAAGGAACATGCCACCTACACAGTCATTCTCAATCGTACAAAGACCATCATCAAAGACAGCAGAAACCACAAGGATGAGGAGGATAGGGGCACCATTACATTCAGGCCCGGCAAGAACGGGAAGATAGACGCCATAAGGGAAGGACGCGCCATCGGGCACGTTTATACTGACGATTATCAATCCCCTGCCAGAGAAGACGACGATGACTGGGTGACCATCAAAGGCACGCACGTCCTGTTGAACGAGAACGGCGAGGCCATGAGCGGCGGAAAGCTAAAAGGCAAGTCGTTCAAGGAAGCGAAGAGCCAGAAGCGGGCACCTAAGAGCACTGCATCAAAGCCGGGTGGCCACAAGGTCGTAAACGGAAAGGATATTTCAAAGAACTACAGGGGTGACCCTGATATAGTTACCGTTATCCATAAGCAGGGGTTCGACGGTCTTCCCAAGGTTGTATCTCAGAAAGAGTTTGACGAAGCCGTGAAGGCAAGCGGCATGGTAGCACAACGTATATACATGGCGTCTGACCAGAAGACACTGGATGCCTACAGGGACGCCCTGTACGGCGGCGAGTTTTACGTGGAGTGTTACGGCGGGCAGGCTCTGGGGCAGGGCATGTATACAGCCTCAAGCTATACGGGGCAGATGACCGACGGTGTCAAAAAAGAAATACAGGGCTACCATGATAAGTACGAAGACAGCTTTAAGCAGGAAGGTACAAAGAGCCCTGTTTCCTATACCGAGACAATGACGCTGGACCCGAGTGCAAAGATTGTCGACTATAAAGAGGCCGAGAGTCAGTACTGGGGGACAATGAGCGTTGAGAAGAGAAGGAAGATTAGCCAGAACTGCATAGACGGGGAACTTGACAAGGTAAAGGAGCAGTACGGCGAAAAGGCGTATACATACACAAAGTATAATACGGACCCGGCTGGAAGCGGTGTGTCATTTAGCGAAATGGCAGAGGCCGCAGAATCCTTTGACGATAGTACGCTGGACAAACTGGAAGCTATCGGCAAGGGCATAAAAGAAAAGGCAGACGGGAAACTTGCCGAAGCGCTGGACCAGCTGGACAAGTCTTCCATGGCTATCAGGCAAAAGTTCATGAACATCGGCGTATATGCGGCGGCGATGGGGTACGATGCGATAAGGTATAACACCGAATACGCCACAAATCCTGATGAGATTTCCTACACTATTATCCTGAACAGGACCAAGACCATCATCCTTGACGGCAGGCAGAACAAGGATTCTGCTGAAGAAGGGATTATCACTTTCCGCCCGGCAAAAGACGGTAAGGTTGAAGCCATACAGGACGGCAAGGTCGTCGGCTGGGTATTGACCAATGACGTTCAGGAGACTAAAGCGGACAGCGAAGGCGAGTTTGATTTACAGCTTGAGTCAAAGCTTAGCAGGCTTGAGGACATCCGCAGGCGCAACAGGACTGATGCTTCTTTTGAAGACGAACCCATTGATGAACTCATTGATGACTTTGACATCGGTGATTATGACGAGGATTGGATAACCGTAAACGGCACGCATATACTCCTGAATGAAGAAGGCAAGGCGGTGAACGGCGGCGACCTTGAGGGAGAGGACTTTTCTCATGCGAAGAGCGAACCCACCATTGAACACCGTCCCACGCCAGAAGTCGGGAAAAGGAAGTTAACCGACTTTTTGCCGGTACATTCATACAGGGATACGAAAGCGTTTAAGGACGTAGCCGCCGCCCATAAAGAATCATGGGAAAAAGCCGATGAGCTGTGGGCTAAGCGCGAAGTACTTGAAGAAGCCATAAAGGCTGAGAGCAGGCCGAAGCCCAAAGATGAGTGGGACGAGGAAGATGAGTACCAGTCACTGATAGGGAAAAAGCCGAGGATATACACCAAGAAAGGGGAAAGGCTCAAAGAAGAATTATCAAAGGTCGAAGAAGATTGGCATAAGCAGAGAAAAGCTAGGGATGAGGCGTCGGAAAAGCTCGACAAGATGAAAGAGCAAGAACACAAGCGTCAGGTCGCGGCCTATAAGCCAAACAAGCTTAAAGACGCCAAGCAGGAGGATTATGAGGGCTTCACGCTTGACAAGACCAGCAATTCTTTCGGAGACGAATACCTTGAGAACGGCAAAGGCAGGATTGTAGAGATGTCTCCGAGGGAGTACCTTGAGCGGTGCGCCTATGAGATTTTCCACAACGGCACTATGGAAAGCACCATGGGTGCAGTTGATGAAAAGACCACGGACAAGTATGCCGAGCAGATGAAGAAGGGCGTGAAGTTCGACCTTCCATACCTGAACTACAAGGACATGGGACAGGAAGGGCGGCACAGGGCCGTAGCCGCGTACAAAGCCGGGATTGAAACGATACCGGTGCTCATCATCGGGAGACCGAACCGCAGTGACGGCGTAATCGGAGGAAAAGCCTACAAAGCGAAAAAACATGCGCCTATGACCCGAAATGGCTTGATGAGCAAGTTGTGGTTATGCGGAAACAAATATATTTCCGAGAAATTACTTGACTCTGTCTGCGGCAATGTTACAATCATTGTAGCGAGGGACATAGTACATTGCGACGAGGAGCCTGCTGAGTGGATAACCACTGAGAAGGGTGCGCATATCCCGCTGGATGAGAACGGGAAGGCACTGGGCGGCGCAGGCGGCTGGGCCAAAGGCAAGGACTTTTCTGAGGCAAAAACCGAGGAAAAAAAGAAGAAGCCCCGCAGAAGGTCCAAGATACGCCACGTCCACAAAAAACCGATATATGTAGTGCAGAACGGGAAGGCTTCCGTTATCACTACAGGTGGAAAGGGCACCACTGAGACAAAGGGACCTGCCCCTTCCGGGAAGCCAGAAGAGGCAAAGGGTACCGAAAAGCCAACAGAAGCTAAGGTTGAACCTGAGGCTAAGGCGCCTGAGACAAAGGCTGAGCCAGAAAGCAAGGCACCTAAGCCAGAGGAGCCCAAAAAAGAGGAACCAAAGCCAGAGGACAGCACTCCTGAGAAGAAGGAAGAAACGGACCCCTATAGAAAAGGCACCATAGATGACCCGTCCCCATACGGCGAGAACGTCCCGTGCACCGGGATGAAGAATACCGAGTGCGAGGATGACCATAAGGACCACTGGGTGGAAGTTGGTGTCAGTAGTCAGGAGGAGTATAACAAAAAGGCAATCGACTTTATAAAACAGCCTGTCGGGGGTGATATTGACGGATATCTCCGTAAACCGGCACCGGGAACAAGCATGAAGCCTGTTGTTGTTCGCTTCAATAGAAAAACGGGCGAGATTGCTTTTGGGATTCCGGGCAGTTTCTTCCTGAGTTACTATAAAGCAAAGTACAATAAAGAGACGGGCGAATCCAACCTGAGCAAGGCTAACGCATATTTTGACAGACTCAAACAAAGGGAGGGGTGACGTGATAAAGTACATGAGGAAAGACAGCCAGCATATGTGCCCTGTATGCGGGAAATACGAATTCCCCTATGATGGGTCTTTTGACACATGCGAGGTATGCGGCTGGGTTGATGACCCGATACAGCTTGAAGACCCGGACGAGGACCTGTGCGCTAACAGGGAGAGCCTGAACCAGTACAAGGCAAAGTGGAAAGCCGGGTGGAGGCCAAAAAGAAGAGGTTGAAAGGACAGTGAAAGCTGTCCTTTTTTTGTGGGGAAAACAGATGGACAGACTATCAATCGTTCTAAGTACAATACGGATACGTCGCTCTCTCAGGCGGAGGAGGATGGACGCCAAGGGCGGTTACGACGAAGAACCGGACAGCTGGATTACCCTTAAAAGCAATGGAGAACACGTGCCCCTGAACGCTCAGGGCGAAGCCATCGGTGGTGCGGGAGGCTGGGCGAAGGGCAAGTCCTTTGCAAATGCCAAGGTCGTCAAAAAGGCGAAGAAGGCCGTTGGGGCAGTTGCCTCCGCAGGGAAGGAAGCCGCTAGGACGGCACTTGCTACGGCGAGACAGAAATGCATAGACCTTCGTGATAAGTACATAAAGGCCCTGTATCTGAGAAGCGAATGGGAAGATGAAAGAAATCGGCTTCGATATAATGTTAATGCGCATCAGAAGGATATAGATGAAAAAGAAGCTGAAGTAAAAGAACAAAAGAAAAACATAAAGTCACAGGTTGGAAAGAAGACTCGTCAAGAGCTCGAAAAAGAGGCAGAAGAATCAAAGGACGCATACTACGATGCAAGGCTTGAGAGGGATACTTATCCTAAAGGGTCAGACGAATGGAAGGCAAAAGACGAAGAAGCCAATGAGCTTCTGGATAAATCCATTGAAGCGAGTATGCTGGCGCACGAGATGGAGACAATTTCAACCACGGAACGGTATATCAAGACAGCCAAAAACGAAAAAAAGAAGCTGGAAAAAGCACTTGCTGACCATGAAGCAAAGGGGGCCGGTGAAGAATACCGCAAGTTTTCAGAGGAGTATGAGGCGGCTGTAAAAGAACGTGACAATGCCGTTCTCAGTACTTTTAATACAGCCGATGAGTGCGAGACAGCGCAGGAAGTGACTGACTACTTGAGGGCAAAAGGCTACTTCAGGGGCGAGGGTGAAGACTCCTATGAGAGTGACAGAAAAATTGAAATCTCCAAAATGACAGACGCGAACGCGAAGGCATGCGCCGTAAGAATGGAGAAGATGATGCAGGACTATCCGGGGCTTAAAGGTGCACTGGGTGGGATAGACTGCCACGATTTTTCAAAGGAGCACGAAGACCTGACCGGCATCTATGGATTTGCGAGGGGTACGCATGTGAGTTTTGCACAGGGCTATTTTGGAGACCCTGAGAAAGTGCCCGAAGCATTCAGAGGTGATGTTTCCGCCAAGTATCAAAAAGACGTACAAAGTGGATACCATCCGAAAGGCACGGACCATGCTTCCATTGTTGACCATGAGATGGCACATGCCATAGAAAAGCTTATCAAGGCACGTGCGAAAGACAGCGGCATTGAGCTATTCGAAGGAAGTGTTGCCAACACAATCATGAAGAGGGTACAGGAGAAGCTGTACGGAAGTTATGACGCTGGCAAGGAAGGCGAAGTGAGATGGAAGGTCAGCAGATATGCCTCAGTGAACCAAGGCATAGACGAAGATGGCTGGGAGAATAAGAGCTATGGACGCAACACGGAATTCATAGCTGAAGCCATGGCAGAGGCGAGATGTTCCGACAACCCAAGCGAAGTTGCGCTGGCGGTCCGCGAGGTCATGGAAGACATGATGAAAAAGACGGGCATTATGTGACGGCTTATATGGCAGAAGGTAACAGACGGGGTGAGAGCCCTGTTTTTTTATGAGGAAAATCCCATGGACAGAACATCGGTCGATAACGCGCTTGCGAGGATACGCCATGCGCTTGAACAAAGGAAAGCCAAATGTGGGGGTGATATCACAGGGCGCGAGCTTGCACAGGACGCGTCACTTGATACACTGCACAGGCTACAGGGACCGGTTGACAAGCCGGTCCGGTGGATAACGCTAAGGAACGGGGTGCATATCCCGATAGACCGGAATGGCACGGCTATAGGCGGCGCTGGCGGATGGGCTGTCGGCAAAGATTTTTCGGAAACAGAGAGGATGAACAGCTAAAGGAGGCAGTATGGCACCAAAGTCACCTGAACAGATATGGGGGAACAAACTGGAAACAGTGGACCGGTACGGGGATGAGTACGATATTTTCAACCTGCGGTTAAAGCCCTCAGCAACAGACAAGGAGAAAAGGGACTTCGAGGACTACGTCATGAATGAGTCGGGCGGTGCATACTACCTTGCCAAGGACCATCCAAAAATGACTGACCCCTACTACACGTGGGAGGGGAAAGTCGTCGAGAGGGCGTCGCTTGCGGGACGTTCTATTCCGACCGTATAGGTGGAAAACATGGAAGAACTGATGAAGGTCTTAAAAGGAGAATCTGATGAAACCGGGAACAAGCGAAGCTGGATGGGTAGATTGGTTCTTTGCCGAGTGGAAGAGGGTGTGCGATGCGATGCGCGGAGTCAGCAAAAAGGACAAGTCTGCGGATGACGATAGTGAAACGGTCGATGAACCGCGTGTCCTTTGAGCCGTTCAGAATGCCCCAGAAAGCGTTTTAAGCCATGAATGGTATAGATTATCAAAACAGGGCGGAAAACGCCATACAGCCAAAATTTGGGCGCAAGAAGCGTATCCGTAGCAGGTATGCCCCGCGCTATCCCTACACTGCGGAACGGGAGTACCGCCGCATCAACAGGGACTATGTTCAGGCCCTTCAGAAGCAGGTGGAAAAACAGCTTCCGTACATCCTGAGGGCCTACAAGAGGCAGATGCGAAAAGACACCCGCGAGGACGGCATATCCGACTTTCTGTCGTTTCTAAAGAACAAGGTGTACGGCATGGCATCCGCACTGGCAAGGTCCATTGCAAGACTGCACCTTGAAGAAAAGATAGGGAAAATCGGCAGGATGGTACAGGACAGGTCCATCGCCGAGTGGAGACAGGCGATAAAGGATTCACTGGGTGTGGATGTCCCGGATGACGACTACAGGGGCGGGCAGTATGAGCAGGAGATACAGAGGTGGATATCGGAGAACTTCAACTATATCCGCAATATCCCCATGGAAACACTCCTAGAGATAGAGAACCTGATAGCGGATGCATACAGGGGCGGCGTGGATATAGACGACCTTGAGTACGAGATACTAAAGCGTCTTGAACAGAGAATGAACCGTGGGCAGTTCGCGGCGGTGGATTCGATATCTTCCCTGAATGCGCGGATGATGAAGATGTATCAGCAGGCGGCAGGCGTAAAAAAATACGTCTGGATATCATGCCGTGACGACAGGGTAAGGCCATGCCACAGGACATTCGATGGGAAGACCTTTTCGTGGGATGACCCGCCTGATGACTGGTACATGACAAAGTCAAGGGGCCGCGTATATACGGGCAAAAAGTATAACCCCGGAGAGGCGCCGGGATGCAGGTGCTGTGCCGTGCCCGTGTTCGAGAAAGAGACCTTTAAAACGCCGAAGTGAGGTGACTGACGATGTTTGATGAAAAGCTCATGTATAAGAGCCTGAAACGCATAAGGAAGTCGCTCGCAGGGCGCATGGACGGGGGCGAAGGCTCAGGCAACTGGGGCCACGCAGGCCGTCCCGGAGAAGTGGGTGGAAGCGCTGAAGGCGGTGGGAAGCACAACCGCCAGAAGGATTTTCAAGACAACTTCACATCTTTTAGCAGGGAACGCAAAAAGGCGGCACAGGTGCACGCGCTCAGTGCCGGTGACCTGAAGGCGGCACAGGATAACTGGGATGTCATCATCGTGGACAGCGAAGGGAACCACTACCGCAATACCATTGGCACGAACTTTTTCTGCAAGGAAACGGGTAAGATACGCAAGTTCAAGGAAGGCGAGTCCGTCAAGGTCATCATTCCAAACAGCATGAACCCCAATTACAAGGTGACCAAGGATGACCGCAACGCCATGAAGCTGAGCCGCACGCAGATGGACAAAGCGTTTAATCCCGATACAAGAAAGGAAGCGGACGACAAGTACAGGGCACAGTCCGGTGAAGTCTGGAACAGCTGTCCTCAGGGCACAAAAGATGCATTGGTAGGCTACACGTCAAGCGGATACAAGACCATAAACAAGAGCCTGCGCGGGGCCGACAGCGATACGACCAGTCTTACGCAGAAGAGGATAAATGCCATTACAAAAGCAATCAATAAATCTGAATTCAAAGAGGACGTGGTCCTTTACAGGGGCATTGACGAGGAGGCGGCAGAGAAGATGCTGGGGCTCCCAAGAGGCTACTTAAACCCTGACAAACACATGCGGATGTCCAACATGAACCTTGTCGGCAGGATAGGCACGGACGACGGCTTCATGAGCTGTGGCTCTTCTCAGGGCACCGGGTTCAGCTTTAAAAATGTATCACTGGAAATCATGTGCCCGAAAGGCACGAAGGGCTTGTATGCAGAACCGTTCTCAGAGATGGGGAATGGTGATACTGACTGGGACGGTCATTCCCCTCAGAGCGACTTCTCCCGTGAGTGTGAGACGATTCTTCAAAGAGGTACGACCTTGCAGGTCATCGGGTATGAGATGACTAAGGCAAACGGAACAGTGAAGCACAAGATAAAGGTAGCCGTCGTGAGGCAGGACTACGCAAACTCAGAGTACGAAAAGGTGATGGCTAAGAAGAAGCCCAAGAAGAAGTCTGCGTGAGGGAAAGACAATGGAATTATCAAAGAAAATTCAACTGATACGAATACGGCACTCACTCAGACGCAGGCGATTTGACGGCGGTGAGGGGTCTGGGAACTGGGGCCATGCTGGACGCCCGGGTGAGGTCGGTGGCAGTGCAGAGGGTGGCGGAGAACACAACCGCCAGATATCAAAGGAAGGGCACTTTACGTCGTTTTCAAAGAAACGAAGAGACAGCGCGAAGACCCACGGCCTGACGATGGATGACATTAAAACGGCAAAAGCTGATGCTAATGTGAAGATACTTTATGGCGGGAAATTATATCAGTCTTTTCAGGAGGGTAATTACTTCAAGTGCAGTGAAGACGGAAGCATGCTTCACATTGATGATTTCAAAAACAATATCGGCAAAGACGTGCGGGTATTTATCCCGAATTCAATGAACCCCAACTTCAAGTTTACCAAGGACGACAAAGCCGCCATGGCAATCAATCAGCAGAAAATGGGGAAAGCATTCAACCCGGATACGAAGAAGAAGGCTGACGACAAGTACAGAGCACAGGCTGGAAGGGTCTGGAATGAACTTGACGAGGACACCAAGAGTGACCTGTACAGTTACACGCAGACTGCGTACACATATATGAATGACAGTCTGAGGTCTGGAAATGTAAAGACACCCGAAATAAACGAGAAGATAGACAGAGTCACCAAAGCACTGGATAAATCTGAATTCCAAGAAGACGTGGTCCTGCGCAGGGGCATTAACAGGCAAGCGGCAGAGAAGATGTTTGGGCTTCCCAAGGGATATTTATCTCCCGACAATCATACATCAGAGTCCAATATATCCATGGTTGGCAGAGTGGGTACGGACGACGCATTTGTCAGTACCGGAGCCTCAGAAGGAACTGGGTTTAATTCAAACGTAAGTATGGAGATATATGTCCCAAAAGGCACGAAGGGGATGTACGTTGAACCTTTCTCAAGTCACGGGCTAGGAGACAAGCGCTCGTGGGATGGGAAATCGAAGCAGAAATACTTCTCATCAGAATGTGAAATTATTTTACAGAGGGGGTGCACATTCCAAGTCATCGGGCATGAAATAGCGACGGATGAATATGGTGGTAAATACCATAAGCTGAAAGTCGCCCTGATAAGGCAGGACCCTGAAGAATCGAAATACTCGAAGAAGCGGGCAAAGACTTCGTGACAGGGTTATTGACACTTCCATGTGCCATGATACGATAGAGGCGCAGTAAGTGACCTTATATGGGAAGGGGAGAAGATATGGCAACGGATAAGAAAAAGGCAAAGGTAAACCCGAGGCTTGCACCGGATGCGGTAAGCCCGCTCAGGTTTCCTGAAGTGGACAAGGTGGTCTGTAAGGACTGCATGTACAGGGCAAAGGACATAGGCAAGGGCAAGGATGCCGTGAACGGCGCGGTACTGGGTACGTGTGATGCGTACACCATAAAGCCGCCGTCCATACTGCTTGACGGTAAGGACTGCATGTACTACCTGCGCGAAGACGATGATGAATGAGACGGGAACGCCCGTCGAAGGAAGGACTAGCTGATGAGGCTGGTCCTTTTTCATTGCATGAAACGGGAGCAAACACATGATAAGCAGAAAAAGCATGGAGAAAAGCATTCTAAGGATACGCCGCTCCTTGAAGAAAAGACGCTTTGATGGTGGTCCCGGGTCAGGCAACTGGGGGCACGAGGGGCGCCCGGGGGAAGTGGGCGGTTCAGGCGAAGGTGGCGGTAAGCATAATCGCCAGACAAAAAAAGAAGGCGGTTATACATCTTTTTCGCAAGAACATTCAAAAGCAATAAAAGAAGCTGAAAAGGCGCGCAAACAGCTTGCAAAGCCGCACGGGCTCACACAAGAAGATATGGACAAGGCTAAAAAAATCACAGGCTCGAAAATCTTCGTGGGAGATGAAATCTTTGTTCGCGAAAAACATGGCTGGATGCGTGAAACAACCGGTACCAGTGCGCCGGGGTTCTTTATGAAAGAGTTTATTGGCCAAAAAGCACGTGTCGTCATTCCAAAAGACTCAGGGGAGATAAAAAACCCAAACTATAAGCTTACAAAGGAAGACAAAGCCACTATGGCCATGAGCCTTCAGAAGATAGGGAAAGCGTTCAACCCTAAGGACGTGAATGAAGCGGACGATGCATATAGAAAACAGGCGGGAGAGGTCTGGAAACAAAGCCCAGAAAAAACAAAGAGAAGTCTAAATTGGTATACCGACCTTGGCTACAGGATGGTTAACAGCACTATTAGAGAAGGAGAAGCGGATTACGGGGGCATGAGTGAGCCGATTGACGAAATCACAGAGGCACTGAATAGGTCGGAATTCGATAGAGATGTTGTGCTTCATAGGGGGTTAAGCAAAGACGGTGCAGAGAAATTGTTTGGACTTCCTAAAGGATATCTGTCGGGAAGTGTATCAGAAGAGAATATTTCCATGGTCGGGCGCATTGGCACAGATGATGGCTTTGTCAGTACGGGCGCCGCTGTAGGAACAGGATTTTCCACACTATCACATGTTAGCCTTGAGATATTTGCACCGAAAGGCACGAAGGGATTGTATTGTGAGCCTTTTTCCAAGAATGGATTAGGGGACGGGTTCGACTGGGATGGGGAATCAAGCCAAAAAGCCATTTCCCCTGAGTGCGAAATCCTTTTACAGAGAGGATGTACGTTCCAAGTCATAGGACATGAGATAGCGGTAAATGAACTGGGGATAAAGCAACACAAGTTGAAGGTTGCCCTGATAAGGCAGGACCCTGACGCTTCAGAGTATTCCAAAAAAAGGAAGCAAACGGAGTGATACGAATAGAAAGTGGGGGATGAAAGGTGGTCAGGATAAAAGCCATAGAGAAGGATATAAAGCGTATCAGGCGTTCCCTACATAACCGCAGAATGGACGGGGGGCCGGGTTCTGGTAACTGGGGGCATGCAGGGCGCCCCGGGAAGATAGGTGGGTCTGAAGAGGGCAACGGAAAGCATAATCGCAAGACAAGTGGCAAAGACCTTACGGCTATCAGCAAGAAGCGCAAGGAATCCATGAAGGCGCATCCTCTGGGGAAGCAAGAGATTGTCACTGCCAGTAAGAGTGCCGATGTCATCATCCTTGACGGGGATGGGAAACACTTTACTGTTCACGACGCAGGCAAAATGACTTTTGCCTGCAAGGAAACAGGCGAAATAAGGAAGTTTGAGCCGGGCCAGACAGCAAAGGTGTTATTGCCCAGCAAGTCTAAAACGAACCACGAGCTCACCCGTGATGACAAAAAGGCAATGGGCATTACCACGGAAACCTTTACAAAGGCAGAAGTGGCAGAAACCAGAAAAGACGCTGACAATAGATATCGTTCCAAAACATCAAAGATATGGCAGGAGTGCACGGACCAGCAGAAGGATGCACTGTTTGAATATACTAAATTTGATTACGAAGATATAAACGGTGCTCTTAGAACCGGTGAAGCTGATGACTACTATGTGGCCCAGAAAATACAGGACATTACCGAAGTTTTGGACAAGTCGGTAATAGAAAAGGACACTGTTTTCTTCAGGGGAATAGAATGGGGAGGCGCTGAAAAAATGTTTGGACTCCCGGAGGGGTGTCTGGCACGCACGGACAAAGAGGACATATCGTTAGTAGGACGTATCGGGACAGACAACGGCTTTATGAGCTGTGGCGCCGCAAGGGGCACGGGTTTACATGATTTTGTTGACATGGAGATACTTGCACCTGCTGGCACTAAGGGTCTGTACTGTGAGCCATTTTCAGCACACGGGTTCGGCGACCGCAGAGGCTGGGATGGAAAATCCGGGCAGGATATGATTTCAAATGAATGTGAAATGCTTCTCCAAAGAGGGTGCACGGTGCAGGTCATTGGGCACGAAATAAAAAAGGATGAAAAATACGGAATAAAATATCATAAGCTCAAAGTCGTAATCATCAGGCAGGAGCCGGGTAAATTCAAGTACACGGGAGGATAAGGGCCATGAACAACAGCGCGAAAGTGAAGATAGCCGCCATCCGTGTGCGTCAGGCAATGAGAGACAAGCTTGAACAGAAACATTCGGAAACGCATATAAAAGGCAAAACCAGAATTGACACCACAAACGGATATGCTATAATAATAGAGGATGAGAGGGACATTGTCCGTATACGGCATGACCTCAGGAAAAGGCGATGTGACGCAAAGGGCGGGCCATATACCACGGAGCCCGACAGCTGGATAACCTTAAAGAGCAACGGCGAGCACGTACCTTTGGATGAGAACGGCGTGGCCATAGGGGGCGCCGGTGGATGGGCCAAGGGTAAGAGCTTTTCAAACGCTAAGAGGACTTCCAAAAAGAAGGCTGGCGCAGGAGAGGACAAGCCATCAGGCGGGACTACTTCATCGGTAAAAGCAGAACTTAAAACAGCCGCAAAGAAGGAGTCCGATAACTGCCGTGATATACTGCAAAAGATAAATGCGGCACGAGAATTGGAAGGAAAGGATATCGAAGCCGAGAGAGCGGATGTAGAGGACAAACTTTCGAAAACCGAAAAGAAAGCAAAATCTATCCAAAAGAAGCTTGATAAGGCTGAAAAGATTCTGGAGGGGCATAAGACAGACAAGACAAACGATGAGCTTGAAAAGATATGCCGTGACACAAAAACGGAATGGATGCAACTGGAGACATGGATGATGTTCCATGAGCATGAAGCAGACGCAGAAGAGGCCAAGAAGAAACGTGAACGGCTGGAGGCAGTAAAGAAAGAGAGAAATGAGGCGCTTACAGAGCTTACTTCGCGAATGAACGTCGAAGAATTTAAAAGCGACTTGGATAAAGAAAACAGGGAAGTAGCCTTCCTTAAAAAGAAAAAAGATTTGATAGAACAGCACGGGCAGGGCAAGAGCATTGACTCATGGACTTTCGAACAAGAATATGAAGAAGCGGCAAAGGCCAGAAATGAAGCTGTGCTGAAAGCGTTTGGTTCTGCAAGTGAATGCGAAACGTCGGAAGAAGTAACTGATTACCTCAGAGCAAAAGGTTTCTTTGGAGACCAAAATAAAAGCGTTTTATTTAACGATTTAGGCGTGGACATCTCCAAGATGAAGCCTGAAAACGCAAAGGCTATGGGTGCGCAGGCAGAGAAATTCTTTGATGACTTCCCATTTCTCAAGGGAAAACTTAGCGGAATGGACTGCCATGATTTCTATGAAGACCAGAAGACAGACCATAGGGACTTTAGTGGAACATATGGGTATGCCTATGGTACGCACCTGAGTTTTGCGGAAGGGTTTTACGGGAATCCCGCAAATGTTTCCGCAAAGTATAGAAATAATGCAAAAAAGGCGTATGAAAAGGACGTTTCAAGCGGGCACCATCCCAAAGGCACAGACTTCAAGTCTGTTATTGACCATGAATTTACGCATGCCATGGAGAAAGTCATCATGGAAGCCGCTAAATGGAAGGGTATATACTTCGATGATGGCAGACTTTCCAACACTGTCATGAAACGTGTGCAAGAAAAATTGTACGGCAGTTACTCAAAGGCAAAAGAGCAGGAAGTCAGAGAGTCGATAAGCAATTATTCAGGAAATAATAGGGGATGCCAAAAAAGCTGGAAGACAGGAAAAATCAAGGAGATTGCGTCATATGGCAGAAATACTGAATTCCTTGCGGAGGCAATGGCGATGGCAAGGTGTTCAGACACCCCGAATGAAGTGGCTTTGGCAGTGCGTGATGTAATGAATGAGATTATTAAGGAGGTTGGGCTAGGATGATAGGAATGGCTCCTCAGACGAGATGGGGGAAGAAACTGGCAGTTGTTGATAAGCGCGGACCTGTGGATGACACATTCAACCTCAGATTAAAACCAACAGCTACCGATGAAGATAAGCATTCGTTTGAGTGTTATGTCATGCAGGAAATGGCAGGGCAGTACTTTCTCAAAGAGGACTATCCCGACATGAAAGACCCATATTACACGTGGGAAGGGAAGGTGGTAGAGCGGTCTTCCCTGAAAGGACGTTCCATACCGCTTGCGGAAAAGGTACCACCGCCGACATTCTGACAACATTGTAAAAGAAGGAAAGCGGGGTATCGGCCCTGCTTTTTTAGTGGGGCAGACCTATGGACAGATTATCAATGGACCGGTCCCTTGTGCGGATAAGACATTCGCTTCGGAAAAGACGGATGGACGCCAAGGGGACCTATTCAGAGGAGCCAGACAGCTGGATTACTCTCAAGAGCAATGGGGAACATGTCCCGTTAAACTCCCAAGGCATGGCGATTGGCGGCGCAGGGGGCTGGGCAAAGGGGAAAGATTTTTCCCGGGCGAGGTCCACTAAAAAGGCGACCGGCAAGGCCAGTGTACCAAAACTCGTCAAGGGCGCGGGAGTAAGCCCTGAGTACAGGACATCGCTAGAAAATGTCGAAAAGGGCATTCGAAGCAACAAGACGGAGTCGGCTTATGTCATAGAGGCAGATGGGAACGTCCTGTTCAAGGAGAGCCAAGGACATAAAAGCCAAGTGGCGTTCACGGCGGAGCAGGTGGCGAAGATGAACGGGGCGAACCTGACGCACAACCATCCGAGCGGGACCACGTTCAGCACAGAGGACCTGAACCTTCTTGTACATGCGAACCTTGCTTCCATTCGCGCCACTTCCGATAAAGCGGACTATGAACTTGCGCGCATGGACGGTGAATTCCCAGAGTCTGAGTATTTCGCGCAGGACTATGCGTATGCGCAGGCAAAACACAAAAATGATGTGGACAAGGAATACTTCCCTATCGAGAAGCTGTACATGGAAGGGCTTCTCACGAAAGACGAATTCGACAAGGAATGCGACCGTTTGAACGGCAAGCTTGGTGAGATGAGGGACAAGTGGTTAAAGGAAAAAGCACAGAAGTACGGATTCCAGTATACGGTGACAAGGAGGTGATTGAGTGCCAAAGACAAAGGACGGCGGGTTCTTTTTGGATGAGACCAAAGCGAATACACCCAGATACCCGTTGAACATGCCCGACGAACAGGACAAAGAAAAGAAGAACAAGGACGGCAAGGGCTGTGACAAGCCCAAGGGAAACAAGAAATAAACAGCTTAAAAGAGCATCGGCAGGTCCGGTGCTTTTTTGTTGCCCAAAATCAGGGAGGGAAAGCCTATGAAAGGTGCTATCAGGGGGCGTGATTCTCCCCCATGCAACTGCGAACGGACCCAGCGGTGAAAGGAGAATGCAATGACGAACGAAGATGTGATTATCAACCTGAGCCAGCAGTTGGAGGCGGCGGCGGAGCGGATAAAGGAACTTGCCGAGGGCATTACCGCCATGCACGAGGTAAGACCTATGGTCTGCGAAAACTACGAGTCCTTCCTGCTCGATGAGGTGGCGCACGTCCAGATACTTGCGCTCGACCTCACACAGGTGGTGACAGAGGGTGACGCCGATAACGTCGACGAGGCTTTCGGCCCGGGAGAGCTGACGGACGTTTTGGGCGAAGATGAACCGGACGGCCCACCGGGGGAGGAAGATGAATGAAACTCAAGAGGGTCATTAGACTCGACAGCATGCCGATAACAAGGGCTTCCTTTACGCCAGAGGGATTCCTTATGGACACTCCTATACTGACTTGCACGGGCATTTTCGAGTACTCGAACCCGGACGGGTCCGTCCGAAAGGAACTCCGCCTCCCCGAGGAGGTATTTTCAAAGGAAAGCCTTGCGTCTTATGAGGGGTCCCCCATCATCATAAGCCATGACGCGGGACTCATCACCAAGGACAACGTAGCCGAGAACGAGATAGGGACCATCCTGAGCAAAGGCTTCAAGGACGGGGAGAACGTCCGCGCCAAAATCGTCATCCACGACACGGATGAGATGAAGGCAAGCGGGCTCAAGGAACTCTCTCTTGGCTATAACCTTGACCTTGATGAGACACCGGGCGTGTGGAACGGTGAAAAATACGACGCGATACAGCGGAACATCCGTATCAACCACCTTGCCCTTGTTAGGGAGGCGAGGGCAGGAGAGCAGGCCCGGCTGAACATAGACGGCAAGGGCGCAGAAAAGAAAGGAGTATCAGTAATGGGATACAGGAAGACAACCAAGACCAGAACCAAAGGCAGAGTCAGACGCGTCAGACGCGCTGACGGCATTCTGTCCCCTGATGAGCTCAAGGAGGCCATCAAGGAGTACAGAGCCCGCCATCCCGAAGCGGGACAGGGGGGCAATACCGACGAGGATGAGGAACTGAAGGACCTGAACCTTCCCCCTGTCACAGAGGACGAGGATGATGTCACCCCTGAAGAGGAGATGACCGAGGAAATCCGCGAGAAGATGCAGGCCAAGGCCGACGCCGAAGAGGACGACCTTGCACAGGCAAACGAGACTATCCAGCATCAGGACGAGGATATCCAGACCCTTCTGGACATCATCGACACTCTGCTGGCCGAGCGCGACTTCAAGGGCGCGAAGACCGATGAGGGCGAGGAACTGCCGCCTGAGGAAGAGAATCAGGACGACGAGGATGCGGACATCCCCTTCACCAATGAGCAGGAGAATCAGGATGAGGACGAGGAAGTCGACCCCACTCTGGCAGAGGACGAGGACGAGGAGGAAGACCCGGCCCTTGTCGAGGACGAGGACGAGGAGCTTGACCCCTATGCTGAGGACGAGGACGAGGAGCTTGACCCCTACGCAGAGGACGAGGACGAGGAAGTCGACCCTGAGCTTGCTGAGGACGACGCAGACGAGGACATTCCCGTGACTACCGAGGCCGAGGCCAAGGTCATGAATGCAGACTCCATCGACAAGATTGTCCGCACCCGCGTGAAGCTTGGCATCGTCGCCGAGAAGCTCCACCTTGACGGCCTTGAGAATATGCCCCTGCGCGCGGCCAAGAAGGCGGTCATCCGCATGGTCCGCCCCAACATCCGTCTGGATGGCAAGGGCGACACCTACATCAACGCAATGTTCGACCTTGCGTGTGATGATGTGAAGGCACGCACCAGAAAGGACACCCGCTTCCAGAAGAAGCAGATGTTCAACCGCGACTCCCGCCGCGCCGTTTCCCGCAGAAGGGGCAACTCTGCCGAGGACGCACGCCAGCGGATGATTGCGCGCCGCCAGAAGAAGAGAAGCAAATAATCAAGTAAGAGGAGGTCCAGAAATATGAGTGCACAGACTGCTTACAGATATTCCACACCCCTTGGCGTACCGGGCGGCATCGTCGACCTTGCGCCCTATGCCATCGACACCCTCAAGAATGAGGAAGAGAACGGCGTCATGACCTTCGGTATCGCGGTCGTTTCCGGTACCGCGAAGGGCGTGCAGATTAAGAAGCCCGTTTCGGGTTCCACTGCCGCCGACTTCGAAGGCGTCGCCACCAACAACCTGACTACTGAATATGACCTTGACGGAAAAATCCGCATCCTCAAGGGTGCCCCGGTTGGCATCATGAGATATGGCCGCGTCTACTGCCGCGTCGCGGACAATGTGACCCCCGCCTATGGCGATGCGGTCTACTTTATCAAGTCCGGTGAGCAGGCAGGATATGTCACCAACAGTTCCACCGGCACCGTTGCCATCAAGGCGCGCTTCCTTGGGACCGTTGACGAGTCGAACCGTGTTGCCGAGGTTGAGCTGTTCAATCAGGCACAGGCGTAATGAAGGGAGGCGAAAGCTATGGCTAAGAGAAGACACACATCCTACGACAGGGCTGATATGAAAGCCCTCCGCAATTCCGGTATTCCCGCAACCATCATGGCCTCTGCGGGCACAAGATTCGACAGCGCGGACGACGCGTCCGTGTTCTTCGCACGTGAGCTGGACCACGTCAAGGCTCAGTCCTATGACGTTGAGTATCCCGAGCTCACCGCTCTGTCCCTGTTCCCTCAGACTTCTGATGCGGACGAAGGCGCAGAGACCATTACCTACTACACCTACGATAACGTCGGTCTGGCAAAGGTTCTGGACAACTACTCCACGGACCTGCCCAGAGCTGATGTCATCGGCAAGCCCAGCTTCGCTCAGATTAAGTCTATCGGCGACAGCTACGGCTACTCCGCACAGGAGATGCGCGCTTCCAGACTGGCTGGCAAGTCCCTTGACGCAAGAAAGGGTGAGTCTGCCCGCTATCAGGTGGACAACCTTATCAACCGCATCGCATGGGCCGGTGACAAGGGCTCCGGTCTGATGGGCGTTCTGTCCGCAGGCCAGAACATCCCGCTCTATCTTGTCGCCGCTGGCGGCACGACCGGCAAGACCAAGTGGACTGAGAAGAGTGCCGATGAAATCCTTGACGATGTCAACGGCATGGCAAAGCAGGTCGCAAAGGTCACCAAGAACGTCGAGCGCCCCGACACCCTGTGTGTCCCCGCCGATGTTTATATGGATATCTCCACCCGCCGTATCCCGGACACCAGCACCACTGTCCTGAAGTTCGTTCTGGACCATGCACCTTATATCAAAGAGGTCATTTCCACTGCCGAGCTGGATGCGGATTCCCCGGAGACCAACCCTTACGCCGTGACCGGCGTTTCCTACAGCGTCGACGGACAGAGCTTCGTCACCACCGAGGGTGTCGGCGTCGCTTTCCTGTTCAAGAACGATGTCAGGAAGCTCTCTCTTGAGAACCCCATGCCGTTCCGCCAGTATCCGATTCAGGTCAGGAACCTTGATACCGTAATCCCCTGCGAAGCGAGGACTGCCGGTGTCATCGTTTACTACCCCCTGTCCTGCCTTATCGCGGTCGGCGTCTGCTGACCCGACACCCCCGAAAAGGGGGAAAGACATAAGGATTATCAAAGAGGCTGTTCTCTGCCACCAGAGCAGGGGATGGCCTCTTTTTAAAGAAAGGAGCAGAAAATGGCTGAATATAAAGACGCCAATACCCGCGACAGCATCAGCAACCTTGTCGAGAGGATAGCCAATGCCATATGCGGGGAAGAGGCAGAACCCTACACTGGACCGCAGGACCGCTACAGACACGCACTTGACAGGGTCGCCAGCCACCTTGAAGGAAGCGGTAGCACTGCTGGTGCATCGCAGGTCGCGAATCAGGCGGCGAGCACGGCGACCGATGTGGAAGGGCTTGTAACGGATTTCAATGCACTGCTCACCAAGCTGAAAGCCGCAGGTCTTATGGAACCAGATGCAGACAGCAATGGCTGATGTCTGAAAGCAACTTGAAAAAAAGAAAAATGAAGAACTAAAAAAATGCAGTAAGGAGGATATTGATGCTTCTTAAAAACACTGGAGACAAAATCGTCAATGTCGGCAAGGACATCCTCATGCCGGGCGAGGAGAAGGCGTTCCCTGATGGGATGATAGGCGCCGGTACCCTTGCGACCCTTATCGGCATGGGCTTCCTTAGCGTCTCCATGGAGAAAAAGGCACAGCCCGAAAAGATTGAGGTCGTCGCAGAGCCTGTGGTCACCCCCTTCATGCCCGCCACCGAGCCTGTCGTGGAGGAGCCCGCCGCAGAAGATACAACGGAAGCGCCCGTAGCGGAGAAGAAGACCTCCCGCAGGGCATCCAAGAAAGCCGAGTAAGAGAGGGACGCCATGACAGCTGTTGAAATCATCAGGCTCATCGGGACGGAGTTTGCGGATACCGACGACGCCACACTGGAAATGTGGGTCGAACTCGTAAAGCCGATGGTGAGCAAAAAGCAGTTCGGGAAACTCTACGAGCAGGCGCTTGCCTACCTTGTGTGCCACAAGATGAAGATGGCTGGAAGCGGCTCCAACCCGCTTGGCGACGAACTTGGCAACATCAATGCTTTCGGCTTCGCCTTCAGCAGTGTGTCTGAGGGCGGCTCCAGCATCAGCTTCGGGGCTTCGCAAAGTTCCAATGTTGCAAAGGACGCCGAATACGGCCTCACATCTTATGGGATGCAGTACCTGAACCTGAGGAAACTTGTGGTAGTACCCATCCACATAAGCGGGGAAGACACCTTCTGACGGGAGGTGGATACATGAACATAACCATTTTTAATCGCGATTACACGATGCGGAGGTTTGCACCGGACGGCACCTATGAGGATACGACCATCAACGTGCACCTCCACGCGATGGAAAACGGCGGCGGAACGCCGTGGGCAGAGTCCAAAGGCATAGTAAGGCAGGTACAGGGGCACGGAATGGTGCCCCTTAGGGAGGCTGACCTAGTGGCGGGGACAAGGGCTGACAGGGTGTTTTACCGGGGCAGGTGGTACGAGTGCACGTCCTGTACGCTCTACGACCACACGTCCCTTGCCCACTACAACTACTCGTTCATCGTACTGCCTGAGGACGCCATTGATACCATCACCCTGTTCAACGGGGTCATTGACCCCGACAAGGGCTACGACGTATATATCCCGACCATCATAAAGGGCGTGTCATGGCTTGGTCCCACTGTGACCATGCAGGACAACCTAGGCGTCAAGGCGGCGAGCCGCTTTGTCATCCGCGTCCCTGAGGAAGCCGACTTTTCGGGGAAGGGATATGTAAAGCCCATAGAGTACACGGGCGCGGACGGGACGTTCACCTTTAAGCCCGGCGACATCATCGTACATGGCATTGAAGAAGAGCTGACCATTCCCGCCAAGCTTCAGGAGAAGTACGGCGAGATAGTGAAGGTCATGAACGTGTCAGACTTTAGAACCGCGCCAAACGCAAGGCACTGGAAACTGGAAGGAGAGTGAGCCATGGGTTTTTCAATCAAATGTGACTTCGACCAGTTTGACGAGGAGACGCTCCTTGGCAGGATGGGGCTCCTGCCGGGGCAGAAGGTCCAAAAGGCCATAGACAAAGCGGTCATCGACTGGTGCGTGCCCTACTGCCCCTACAGGACGGGCAAGCTTGCAATGAGCCCCTACACCGACTCCGAGATAGGGAGCGGCATTATCACCTACGGCGTCCCATACGCAAGAGAGGTGTACTACGGCGAGGATAGACAGGTCTTCTCCACGGAGATAAACCCCCTTGCAGGCACGTTCTGGTTCGAGAGGGCAATGGCGGACCACCAAAAGGACGTGTATGACGCGGCAATGAAGGCTTTGAAGGAGAACTGAGATGTCCGAAGTGAACAACACGGAAAAGCTCCGGGAGTGGCTTAGGGAGTGCCCCGCCGTCAAGAAGACCAACCGCTTTCAGGCGGACTACCTTGGCGAGAACCCCACGGAGTACAGCATATTATCAAGCCCGTCCGCACTGAGGAGCCACGAGAACATTCTGGGCGAGATGGTCCTTGATGACATTCAGTATCAGAACTTCATCATTGCTTCAAGGGAGCCTTACGGGGCGGACGTTGCCCAAAATCTGGCAAATCTGGGCTTCTATCAGAAAATGATGGATTGGATTGTTGAGCAGAACAACGTCGGGAACTTTCCCGAGTGGGAAGGCGGGACCGTCAAATCCATCCTGCCGACACTGACCCCATACCCCATGCAGGGCGGGAGCAATATGGCGAAGTACCAGATACAGATACAGGTAAGTTACAGGAGGAATTAATATGAGCAAGATTGAACGCAAGTACCTTGCACATTATATTGACGCGTCCTTCAATTCTGGGACGACCAACTATGTCCGCCTTGGTAAAGACCTTGAGTCCTACGCGGAAGAGCTGAACCCGCAGGTCGAGGTCAACAAGAACATCCTTGGCGAGCAGAACGTGATTCACAACGGATATGAGGTCCAGTCTGAGGTCAACCCCTTCTATGCGGAGTCCGGTGACCCGCTTTGGGACCAGCTCCAGAACATCGCGAACAACCGCCTCACGGGCGAAGCCTGCGAGACTACGAGGGTGGAGCTCCTCATGGATGCATCCGGGACGGTCGAATGGGCATACAGGGAGGACTGCTATGTCGTGCCTCAGAGCCTTGGCGGCGATACATCTGGCGTACAGATACCCTTTACGGTCTTCAATACCGGCAACAGGGTCTCTGGGACCTTCAGCATCAACACGAGGCGGTTTACGGAGTCTGGCACAAACCCTGCGAACCCGAACCCGTAATCACATACAGTAGTAAAAAGCGGCAGGGGAATCCTTAGTGGATTCCCTTTTTTTGCACATGGAAAGGAAGGATATGTCTACGGAAAAAAATAACGCCCCTGTTCTCCAGATAGTGGTCGACGACGGTTTTGTACACGTGCCGATGTTAAACAAGTACGGCGACAAGATAGGCGAGTTCGCCTTCCAGCCGACTGACGTTGACATCGTGAACCGCTTCAACGAGTCACTGGACAAGTTCGACGAGGTCATGGCGCCCATCACAGAGATGGCGGAAAAAGGCAGTGCCCAAAGCGAGGGAGAGGGCGCGGAGGACGAAGCGGACGACGCTTCCATGGCGGCTTTCAACGAGGCGAGGGACAGGCTGTTTAAGCTGTGTGACTACATTTTCAACGTGGAGACCGGCAACAGCCTGTTTAGCAGGATGCATCCATTCTCCATGGTGGACGGAAGGTTCTACTGCGAGGGAGTCTTTGAGAGCCTTGGCGAATTCCTGAAGGCGCAGTACGGCGAGGAGACGAAGAAGGTGAACGCAAGGCTCAGCAAGTACACAGAGAGGTACGTGCCCGCAAACAGGAAGCGTAAGAAATGATAGGACGCCTCCCCGAATCCTTGGAAGTGAACGGGAAGGACTATCCGATACGCACGGATTTCCGGGACATATTAAACATCATGGAAGCTTTCGAGGACCCGGACCTTGAGGACGGCGAGAAGGCTTTCGTGATGCTACTTGTCATATACCCGGACCTTGAGGACATCCCCCGGGACGACCTTGAAGAAGCCTATGAGCGGGCGGCATGGTTCATAGACTGTGGGGCAGACTCAAAAAAAGACAAGGACAAAAGCCCGAGGCTTGTCGACTGGACACAGGATGAACGGATACTCTTTCCCGCCATAAATGCAGTCGCTGGCAGGGAGGTTCGGTCCCTTGACTATCTGCACTGGTGGACATTTATGGGTTATTTCATGGAAATGAAAGAAGGGACATACTCACAGGTGCTTCAGCTTCGGCAAAAGCGGGCAAGACACAAGAAGCTGGAGAAGTGGGAACGGGAATACTGGGACAACAACAGAGACATCTGTGTGATTAAGAAGAGGCTCAGCAAACAGGAGAAGGAAGATATGGACTTCCTGAACAAGCTTCTGGGCGACTGAAAAGCGAGGTGATGGAGCATGGCTGGCGTAAACCCTATGTCGCTCAACTTCAAGTCAGAGCTTGATAATAACGAGTTCCGCACAGGGGCAAACGAACTCCAGAAGGCGCTCCAGTCACTGCGCTCAAGGCTTGTGTCTTTTTCTGGCGTCATGAACAGCGCGTTCGACTTCCAAAAATTCGATGACGACATGGGCAATGCCGCAAGGTCGGCAGAGGAATTTGAGGATAACGTCAGGGAAATAAGCGACACGTTTAATTCCATTGACATGGCAGATACCTTCGTACAGGCGCAGTCTATCTTAGGGGACATCACTAAGATGGTCGAGGAATTCTCCAAAAGGACTTATGAGATGGAGGATGGGACGGTCGTCATAGGAGAACAGACTGAAGCATACAAGGTGATGCAGGAGTCACTTCAGGAACTGATTGACTCGATGGACGAGGTTGACGAAGCCTATAAGACCAATATAGGCAATCAGGAAGACCTTGATTTCTTCGCCAAAAGCTTTGACGAAACGATAGCGAAGATTGGCGCTGACCTGACCCTGAAGCAGACGGCAGGTATAGTCGATGAGCTTAAAAGAAAGCTGAAGGAATTAGGCAGTACACAATTTGTGACCAATGACGGGATGTTCAGTGGGAAGCAAACAGATTTATACAAGGACATGCGGGAAGAACTCGACATGTATAAAGAGCATCTGGAAAAGCTTTCCCACTCAGAGGCGTGGAACCAGTTGGAAGAGAACTGGAAGAAGATGCCTACCCTGTCTGGAACAGTATCAAGTGCCGTAAAAGGAGCGTCCGATAAGATATCGTCTGTTGTCAAGGGGATAAAGAATTCCATAACTGGCACTGCTCAAAAAGCGTTTGAGGGGCTTGCAGGGGCAGGTACAAAACTCAGCTTTACCATAAAGAAGGGTATGGAGGACCCGATAGGCTCACTTGACAGGTTCGGGCTTAGTGCCGCAAGCGCGGCAGATAAACTTGCCATGATACCCGCAATAGGAGCGGTAGGTGCAGTCAACGCAGTAAAAAGCCTTGGAAAGAGCGCTGTTGACGCAGGCGCAAATCTCCTGAAGATGGGAATTCCGAAGGTGGTAAGTGGATTAAAATCCCTTGCGGGCGGCGCCTTGAACGCCACTAAAAACCTTCACAAGATGGCTTTAAACTCAACGGTAAAGGTTTTAAAGAGCATCGGTTCCCATGCCGCTTCTGCCGCAACCAACCTTGGGCGCATGGTGACAAACAAGGTCGTAACCGGGTTTAAGAAGCTGACAAATGGGCTCCTTGGCATGGGCAGGACCACAAAGTCCTTTGGCAGGACTGCTCAGATGACATTCGGAAGGTTTTTAGCTTACACCATCGGTGTTAAGAGCCTTGCGCAGGTCTTCCAAAAGCTCAAGAGTTCAGTACAGCAGGGTTTCAACGAACTGCTGAAGGTAGACGTAGGCCTTGCAGATACGGTGGACGGACTGGACAAGTCCATAGAACAGCTGAAGGTGAACTTCGCGGCGGCATTTCTCCCCATCGTTGAGATAGCCGTCCCCGCGATACAGAAGATTATCAATGTCCTGTCGCAGGCCGTGTCTGCCATCGGACAGTTCGTGGCCGCCATGACCGGGCAGACCACCTACAAGCAGGCCATAGCCAATCAGGAAGCGCTGGCAGAGGCAACGACCGGTGCGGCAAGTGCCTACACAAGCGCCGCGAAGAAGGCAAGGGAAGAGAAGAAGTCCCTTCAGAGCTTCGATGAACTGCATATCATTGACAAGGAAGAGGAAAAGCCGAAGTACGGGCTTGTGGACGTTCCGATAGACCCGGGCTTCAGTGAACTTGCCGACAAGCTCAAGGAGATGTGGGAGCTTGCGGATTTCACGGAGCTTGGCAGGATGCTGGGTGAGGGCTTAAAGCACCTTCTGGACAGCATACCGTGGGACAAGATAAAAGAACTGGCAAGAAAGCTTGGCAAGAGCCTTGCGACACTTCTGAATGGGTTTATGGAAGTGCCCGGGCTCTTTTATACGCTTGGCAAGACCCTTGCGGAAGCCATTAACACGATATTTGAGCTCCTGAACGCCTTTGTCAACAACCTGCACTGGGACAGCCTTGGCAAGGCGATAAAGGACTTCATACTGGGGCTTTTGAACAACATAGACTGGCCCCTCATATTCGATACATTCGCGAAGCTTGGCGCTGGCATCGGCACTGCGCTGGAGCACGCGTTCGACAATCCAGAGATATGGGAAGCGATATTCACGACCATATCCAATGCCGTCCGGGCACTGCTGTTGTTCTTCTACAACCTTATTTCCGTGCCTGACTGGGCGTCCATCGCAAGGAATATAGGCATAGGGCTCAACAAGGGCGTGGAGGAATTCCCGTGGGAGCTTTTGTCCGCGACAATAGCTGAGGCTCTAAATTCTCTGTTTGAGTTTGTCTACAATCTCGTGACCACCTTTGACTTCTACGGTCTGGGTGAACGCATCGGGCAGTCTTTCATGGACGCCCTGATAAATACTGACTGGGCGCTTGGAGGAGCGGCGCTTGCGGAAGGCATTAACGGGATATTCGACCTGATATACGGAGTGGTATCCAACATACAGTGGGACGTTGTCGGGCAGAAGATAAAGGACGGTATACTTGGATTTATCGACAACATTGACTGGCCGACCATTTTGGCTACGCTGGGGACATTCGGCACTGGCATAGCGACGACCCTAGAAACCTCAATAGGAGACCCCGCCGTGTGGCAGGGGGTGTTCAACGCACTGTCTCATGCACTTGGGGCGATTGTGCTTCTCATCCACAACTTTGTCACTACACCTAATTGGGGTGAGATAGCGCAGGCCATAGGAAACGGGCTCAATGACGGGATAAACAACTTCCCGTGGGGCCTGTTAGCTGACACCTTGTCTGGCGCTTTCAACATGGTCCTTGACCTTGTGTACAACTTCCTGACGACATTTGATTTCTACAGTTTTGCCCATCAAATAGGGAAGTCGCTTTCCGACGCTGTAGGAAATGTGAACTGGGAGGAGTTCGGCGCCGCCTTTGCCGCATGGGTGAATGGATTCCGTGACACCATAAGCGGTTTTATGGAGGGCACGGACTGGAAAGCCTTAGGCGTAGCGGTTGTAGACGCAGTAAAGGGGTATTTCGGTGAACTTGATGTCGCCAAATGGTCTGAAGAACTGACCAACATCTGGGAAGGGCTCTATGAGTTTCTGACAGGCATCCTTCAGGAAGTGGACTGGGGAGCACTTCCGGGACAGATAGTCGAAAAAATAAAAGAATTTTTTGGAAGCTTCAACTGGGAAGAGATAGCGGAACAGGCTTCCAACCTAATAGGGCTTGTCCTTGGCGCCGCCGCATCTTTCCTATGGAGCGCCCTTGCAGGAATAGGTGAAACTGCATATGCGGTGATATATGACGTGGTTGACGGCGGCTTTCAGGGTGTCATCGACTGGTTTTTCGGTGTGGAGGCATGGATATACGAACACATGCTACAGCCGTTTGAGAATGCGTTCCGGTCAATTTTCACGGGGGATACGGCAGGACTTGACACCCTTGGCACTGACATCATGGAGGGCATCGGAAGCGGCATCATATCGTGGATAAGCGGTATCGGAGCGTGGCTGAATGAACATGTCTTCACGCCGATATTTAACGGAATAAAAGGCATTTTTGGAATCGCTTCTCCCGCCACAACAATGGTGCCACTTGGCTTTGAACTTCTTGCAGGTTTTGGCGAAGGTATTATCGGATGGATAACGGGCATCCCGGGCTGGCTTGCCCAAAATGTAGGCGGTCCTATCATAGGCGGTATCAAAGCGCTGTTCGGAATAGGACAGGGCGACCCGGCACTTGAGGGAACAGGCGCAGGTGCCATCGAGGGCATGAAGAACGGCATGACCAATGCCTTGTCAAACGCCTTCTCTTGGGTGAAGGGCAACGTCACAGACAAGATTATCAACCCTATCAAAGAGGGGCTTGGCACAAACGGAAACGGTGACTCTACAGTCACGAAGGAATACGGCAATGAGGTCGTGAGCGGACTTAAAGCCGGTATGGACGGAGCCGCAAACGCCTTGATGAACACGGGCGTTGGCGTCGTCAAGGCTGTTATCACACCCATACAAAGCGGGCTTGGCATAGCTGGCGGCACGGCCAGTACCATGCTGAAGTTCGGCACAGTGGCTGTCGAGTCCCTGAAGAACGGCATCAGCAAAGGCGTAAATGCCATTGTCACGGTCGTGAAGGGGATAGCGACAACGATTCTTGCGACCTTTAAAGGTATCGACTGGAACGCCCTTGGCACATTCCTGATATCCGGGTTCACAAACGGCGTAAAGAACGGCGTAAATGCCGTACTCGACATCATCAAGAACCTGATAACAGACATAGTGAATGTATTCAAAGAAGTGAAATGGGATGAGCTGGGAAGCTTCACCATCACGGGCATGGTCAACGGCATAAAGTCGCTGGCGTCCGCATGGGTCGAGATGTGGAAGCTCATCCTGAACTCGGCAATAGAAGTCTTTAAAGTATTTGACTGGACCGGCTTGGGAACAAAGGTCATAGGCGGAATAGCAAGTGGCATAAAGACCGGCGTTGAAGCGGTAGTCAGCACAGTCAAAGAGTTTGTTTCCTCAATATCAGAAGCTTTCTCTCATGTGGACTGGGCGCTGGTAGGCTCTACCATACTAAGCACGATAGCAGGCGGACTCACGAACGAGTACGCAAAGCAGGGACTTTTGTCTGCTGTCAATAGCTTAGGTGATTCTCTTTTATCTGCGCTCAAGGCTATCGACTGGGGCAGTATCGGCACATACATGCTCCAAGGCATCCAGAACGGCCTGTATGCGGGCTGGGACTGGATATATACGACCGTGACCGATGTGGCGAGAAATCTCCTTGATGCGGCAAAAGCGGCTTTGGGCATCGCTTCCCCTTCGAAAGAGTTCGCTTGGGTCGGTGAAATGATTACCCGTGGTCTTGCGGGCGGTATCGACGACTCACAGCAGATGGCCGTGGATACAGCCGAAGACCTTGCGCAGGCTGTCCTTGACGGGGCAAACGGCATAAAGCCCGCCGTCACTATGGAGCCTGCCATAAACGGACTGGACAACGTATTATCAACCTTCTCTGACAAGGTCGCTGGAAGCTTTTCGGAGCTCATAGACCGCATGGAACAAATCGCGGCGGGGTCTTCTTTCTACATCCCTGCCGCCGCCGCAGGCACTCTGGCCCCTTTCGCTTCGAACGTGGATGGCCTTGGCGGGGAAGCGGACACAATGACACAGATACTGGACATGCTGACCATGATGAACTACTCGAAGCTTACACGGGGCGATATTCAGGAAATCATGGAGCGGCTGTTCCGTGACTACATGAACATCACCTTCGTTATGGGCGACGAGGAAGTAGCGCGGCATGCCAATGCAGGCAACGACAGGATAAGCCGCAGGTTCAGCCCTGTGGGCGGCGTATAAGGAGGAAGGCATGAGCATAGGACTACCAGTGGGCAACGGCGTGGTCACCTTCCCCGAAAGAGAGAGGGCAAGCGCCAATGACCCTATAAACAGCGTCAGCTTCCCTGCAAGGAACACCGGCGTGACCTATGAGACCGGGACGTTCACACCGGACCCGAACGGTTACGTGGGCGTCCAAAAAGGAAGCAGGCCGTTTGCGATAAACGGGACGCCCATCCCTACCCCCGATTCCTACAAGGCGGGCATACAGGATTTATCGAGCAAGGAGTCGGGGCGTAACCTGTCTGGCTTTATGCAGAAGGACATCATTGCGGTAAAGGACACCTATGAGTGCCAGTGGACTAGGCTTTCGTGGGCGGACGCACAGCTCCTGCTCAACCTTGTGGACGGCAAATCATCCATCATGTTTACATATGCGGACCCGCGCCTTGCGAACACGTTCCAGACAAACGAGTTTTATGTGGGCGACAGGACCGCAACGGCACTCAACCTCAATGACCCTGACAGCACATGGGGCAGTATAAGCATGAAATTCATAAGGATATGATGTATGAGAAATATCCCCGAAGCCTTTAAACGGGCGACAAGTAATAACCAGAAGAAATATATAGTCCGGGCGGTCCTGACCCTTGCGGATACGAACCACACGACCCTGACGCTCACGAACGCGGAGCTCTGGGATGGGAGCGGATTCGCCATGGAAGACGCAGTATCAGACGACAACAAATTCACAGCACTGGGGTCGACCATCATCGGGACCGCGCGATTATCAATCAAGAACCTGAACGAGGAGTACTCCATCTACGACTTCACGGACGCGACTGCACTGATACGCCTTGGCATTGCCGATACAGGGGAGAACCCCGTCCTGATAGGTACTTATACGGTAGACGAGTGCTCTTTCACGGACGGGGCAATCAGCCTGACCCTTCTGGACAACATGGAGAAGCTGGACCGGCCTTATACGGGAAACCCAACCTACCCGGCTACCCTGTACCAGATAGTGCAGTCCGCATGTTTGGGAAAGGTGCAGTTCCAGCCTCAGACTTCCGCGAACCCGTTCCCACACCATGATTTTCAACTTGCCACTGAGTTTGATTCGGACGGGCTTACATGCCGCGAGGTCGTTGGCATGGTCGCCGCTATTGCGGGGTGCTACGCAAAGTGCACCCCGGACGGAAAAGTCACCTTCGGATGGTTCGACTATGCGGCTTTGAACAGCTGGATAACAGCATACTCAGGGGGCACGACCCCGTCTTCAGCCATACTTGCCCGTATGCACTACATCACGTCCGTGTTCTCTCAGGACATAGCTGTAGACCCTGTGACTATAACGGGAGTGCGCCTGACTTATGAAGTCACCGACAATGACGGCAAGAAGATTGAGCAGGTCGCAACGGCAGGGCAGGAGGGCTATGTCGTAGGCTTCGAGAAGAACAACGTCCTGAACGCGTGCACATCCAACCAGATAACTCAGATAAAAAACTGGCTGGGCACGCAGTTCATTGGTATGACCTTCCGAAAGGCGTCTTTATCACACTCCTCAAACATGGCCATCGAGGCGGGGGACGTAGCCGCTGTCTGGGACCGCAAGGGCAGAGGGTATCCCATCCTTATCACAAGGACAAACTTTACTGCCTTTGACCAGCAAAAGACCGTGAGCGGTGCAGAGACGCCCCTTCGGAACAACGCCACTAGGTACAGCTGGCAGTCAAAAGCTTACCTTGAGATGCAGAAGCAGATAAATGAGGAAAAGAGCCTTCGGATGCTTGCGGAAGAAGACCTGCGCAATGCCGTGGCAAGCGCCTCAGGCATGTACTACCGCGCCGTGACAGACTCACAGACAGGCTCAACCATCTACTATCTGCACAACAGGAGGGAGCTGGCAGAATCACCTGTCAGAATCATGTTTTCTGACGCTGGCATTCAGGTAACTTCGAACGGGACGGATGCAAACCCGACATGGTATGGCTTTACGCCGGGCGGCACGATGTTTATGAACCTCATGGCGGCGATTACCATTGCGTTTGACCAAGCACACGGCGGTGTACTTACGCTTGGCGGAAACGGGAACGGGAACGGCATCCTTTTGTTAAAAGACGCGAATGGGGAAAACATCGCGAAGATGAACAACGGGGGTCTTGTCGTCTATAAAGGGACCATACAGGGACCAAATATAACTGTTGGCGGGACTGGAAATAACCCGCCAATTCTTTATATACGCGATGCAGACGGTACACAGCTTGCTAACTGGACTGTAAATGGTATCAAGATGTTTGCCTCTAATGGCACAACGGTAATAGGACAGTGGAATCATGACGGCATTGATGTTCGTTCAGGAACGATTTCAGGCGGCACTATAAGCGGTGGTGTCATAAAGGGACCAAACATAACTGTTGGCGGGGAAAATACAAACGGAGTCCTTTATATACGAGATGAGAATGATTTAGTCATTGGCACATGGTCTAAAAATGGTCTTCGTATGTATGATGCAGACCAACGTCGAATTGGGGAGTGGAACCATAGCGGAATAACAGTACATGAGGGAACAATAAGTGGGAACGTAATAAAGGCTGGTAAGATTGAGTCGAACAACGGGAAGGTATACTTCGACCTTGCGAATAACAAGATTATTTGCAACAGCATGATATCCACAGATGAATACAGTTCAAGTACAAAAACCGAATTTACGATAGGCCATCCTGATGGAACGAGTAGTTCTGCTGTATCAGCAATTATAAGAAAGAACGGGTCAACAACGAAATATTTATCCATGTCCGACGGCGGGATGAGTGCAACACATTCACTTGGCCTACAGGCGCTTAGCGGGGCTGTAAGCCTTAGCGCAACAGCCACGTCAAGATGGATGGTTCAAGCAAGTGGGTCTGGGTATTATGCACAGATAGAGATGGAGAATGGGAGTAACCGTGTTTCCATCAATCCTAATCTGCGTGTTGGTGGAAACATGTACGCAACCGGCCAAATATCTTGTGATGGAACAAAATCCAGAATTGCAGAAACTCAAAACTATAATCGGAGGCTCCTGTATTGCTATGAGATGCCGTCACCCATGTTTGGAGACATCGGGTCTGGGGTGTTGGATGACAGGGGGGAGTGCATAGTTGAGATAGACGATGTTTTTCTGGAAACACTTGCTGGCGGTACATACTATGTCTTTTTGCAAAAAATGGGTGAAGGCGATGTTTGGGTGAGCCAGAAAGAGCCAACATATTTTATCGTACAGGGTACACCGGGGCTGGCTTTTGATTGGGAGATAAAAGCCAGACAGATAGGCTGTGAAATGGAACGCCTTGAAGAACCCGAAGAAGTAGAAAGGGAGGAGATATCTCCTGAGGCTCTCTACGATGAGGAAATAAAAGAAATGAACAGATGGATGAGTGAACAGGAGGATTTATATGAAACAGCTTAGTAGTTTTATGGTTCTTAACATCGGTGGCGGGGACCGTATTTCATTTACATTTGATGAGATTGACGCGGAAACCGGGGAGCCTGTGACAAGGAACGTAAAGCAGTCCTTCTACGTTGTAGACAATGAGCTCCTTGGGCATGTTAATGCAATCAGAGACTACATAAGGGAAAAGAAACTGTCTGAGGAATAAATGGATAAAACCGAGGCAGGTGAAAGGAGAACCGCACATGGAATTATCAATCAGGGAATCGGATATGGTGCTCATGACTGAAGAGCAGGTGAAGCTGGAAGGCCACGAACACAAGATAGAGTACCTGATGAAGAGGGGCATGGAACAGGAGAAGCGGATAAGGGACCTTGAGCAGGACATCTTGGACCTGAGGAAGATAGTAAGAGAGTTTATGTAGGCAGTACATCCATACCGGGTGTGCTTTTTTTATGCCGTAAAGGAGGACTGATATGGCAGTACAGAACAGGGAGTTCCCTGCGGTAGTTGATTACAACGACTTCGACCCCGAAAAGGTAAGCCCCGGTCAGATAGTCATCGTGAACATCCTTGGGATGCATGCCGTGTATATCGGGACACAGGCAGGAAAAGCGACCCGTATGGCTGAGTATAACGAGGAAAAGGAATACCTTGAGAAGACCCAGCAGGCGGCAGAGGAAGCGGAAAAATCACGGGCAAATGCCGCTGTCCTGTATGAGCTGATGCAGAGGATGGAGAAGCGCATGACTCAGATGCTTGAAAAGGCAGGGAAGACGCTTCAGGACGTTGACGAGGCGGGCAAGAAGGCGGACATCCAGATAAGCCGGTCGGCGGAAAAGGCATTATCACGGATGGACAAGGCGGCTGAAATGGCTGAGGAGTGCGCCATACGGGCAGAGAGCGCACAGAAGAGCGTTGACGGGGCGGTCACGAACCTCGGGGATACAGTCAGAGCCTCCCTTGCCGCAATCGCCATCGGGGGAGGTGGCAAATGATAATCCACGAACTGGACATCGACATGTGCGCGGGCGGGCACGCGCCGACACTGCGGGTGAATGAGGGCGATACCGACTTCGGGATACTCATCCACCTGTACAACAGCAGTGGGGAATTTACCATCCAGAGCGGTACTACCGCAAAGCTGTTTGGCAAGAAACCCGACCATACCGGTTATGAAATGCCCGCTACGCTGTCGGGCATGGATGTCATCGTTGCGGGGACTACGCAACTTACCAATGCACCCGGCAGGGGGGAACTTGAAGTATGCCTCATACGGGGCGGGAAAAAGCTGTTCTCACAGAACTTCCCCGTGTACGTGGAAGCTGAGGCAGATGGAGGGCAGACAACATGAGCATGATATACCGATACCCTCTTGACATGGTGCCGGGCGGCGTAAGGACGACCGTCAGGCTCAATCAGGGGGACGAAGACTTCACCCTTGTTTTTTCACTGTATGCCAGTTCGGGCACATTCACCATGGAGTCCGGCACGACAGCGATGATAAGGGGCACAAAGCCAGACGGCAACGGTTACTCCGTGGACGCCACAGTGGATACGACCGCAAAGACGGTCACCGTGGAAGGCGAACTCCAGATGACTGCCGCCGCTGGCAAAGGCAACTTTGAACTCACTCTGTACCACAGCGGGAAGAAGATAAGCACGGCGAACTTTACCCTGTGGACAGAGCACGCGGCACTGGACCAGACCACTGTAGTGTCCGACTCAAAGGTCGCGGAACTGTATGCAGTCGAGAACAACGCGGCAGAGATAATCGCCGCAGGAGCTCAGTACGAGGCTTATAAGCAGGCACTGGATGAAACGGCAGAGGCGGCGGCTTTGAGTGCGCAGACGGCGTCTGAGGCCCAGCAGTCCGTGAGCACCATGCTCAATGAGTTTGATGCGTCCTATACCGACAGCATGCAGGAGTGGAATGATACCTATAGAAGCTCCATGCAGGTCATCGACGACAAGACAGCGGCGGTGGCACAGCTGACCACGGATGCAGGGACCACATCCCGTCAGGCGCTTGACCTTGCAACACTGGCCTCAAACGAGGTGGCTGAGTTTTCCACTCAGATGGCTTCCATGAAGCGCAACCAGACCGCCATGCAACTGCTCATGGATGAGGCTTTTGACGGCGCCTATATCGAGAATGACGCTATCTACTTCACCCATCAGGGCGAGGTCGTAGCCGGGCCCTTCTCAGGCATCGGCGGCGGTGGAGGCGGCGGGGGCGGCTCAGACGCCAGCAACAACGCAGTGCTGACCGCAAACAATACGACCGGATGGCAGGCGAAGACCATCGCCGGGGACGGTGAGTGCGTGACCAGTATCACATGGTCTTCTATAGAGGGCGAGAACGAGACGGGACCCGGCACCTTGCAGGTGACCGTGAACGGAGTGACAAAGGCGCTCCTGAACGTCCCTCAGGGCACTATCACCCTGAACATCGCCCCTTATCTCATGGTCGGCTCTAACATCGTGAAGCAGACCATCAGGGATACCTACGGAAACGCCAGAACGGTCAACTTCTCTGTGGAGAAGGTCGTGCTCAGCAACAGTTCCGTGTTCGATTCTTCAACACCCTATCAGGGCGCAATCTCCTTCCCTTATACCCCGGTCGGCTCAGTCGAAAAGACCATACACTTCATTCTGGACGGCAGGGAGATAGGCACTACCGTCACGTCCGTTTCGGGCAGGCAGATGTCCTACACCATCCCTCAGCAGTCGCACGGGGCGCACACCTTCGAGTGCTACTTCGACGCGATTGTCAATGGCCAGCTGGTAGAGTCCAACAGGCTTTACTATGAAATCATCTGTCTTGAGACCCTGAACACGACGCCCATCATCGTCTCTGACTACAACAAGACAACGGCAGTGCAGTACGAGACCCTGAGCATTGACTACACGGTCTATGACCCTATCCGCATGGAAGCACCGGTCACCATCACGGCAAACGGCGTGCAGGTCCAGTCGCTTACGGTCGACCGCACGGCGCATACCTTCTCATACAGAGCGGATACGCCCGGTACGGTCACCATCGTCATTGCGTGCGGCTCTACGACAAAGTCCTTTACACTGACCATTACTGAGTCGGATATCCACCCGGAGGCGGTCACAGACCAGCTTGCCCTTTATATGACAAGTGCTGGCAGGTCCAATTCAGAGAACAACCCGGCTGTCTGGACATACGGAACAGGGCAGGACGCCATATCCGCAGAGTTTTCCGACTTCAACTGGACTAGGGACGGATGGGTCCTTGACGAAGATGGCTACTCGTGCCTTCGTACCATGGGCGGCTCCACGGTTACGATACCCTATCAGCCGTATGGAGCGGACTTCCGTACAACGGGCAAGTGCATAGAGATAGAGTTCTCTACCCACGATGTCCTTGACTACGACGTGCCCATCATCAGCTGTATGAACGGGGACAGGGGATTTTCAATCACTGCCGACCATGCCGTGTTCAAATCCGCCCGGTCTGAGGTCACGGCGAGATATACAACGGACACACATCTGAGGCTTACCCTTGTGGTCCAGCCCCAAACAAAGAACCGCCTTGTGTACTTGTACATAGACGGCGAGTATGCAGGTATCACGCAGTACTCGGGCACGGATTCATTCCGCCAGACAGAGCCTGTGGGAATCACCATCGGCAATGCCCTGTGCGGCGTGGACGTATATGCAATCCGTGTCTATGACCGCGACCTGACCGACGACGAAGTCCTTGGCAACTTTATTGCGGACCGTCAGGACGTGGGCGAGATGCTTACACTGTACCGGGCAAACGACATCAAGGACGAGTACGGCAATATTGTCATTAACAAGCTTGACCCGTCTCTTCCATATGCGATATTTACCGGCCCTGAGTCGCCCCAGTACAAGGGCGATAAGAAGACGGTCGACCTTGAGCATGTCCTTCCTACAGACGCTTCAAGGCACCTTGTCGCATCGGGGGTTCAGGCGGATGTACAGGGTACTTCTTCCCAGTACTACGCCGTCAAGAACCTGAAGATTAAGCTCAAGAACGGAGCGACCGTCAACGGCAGGCTGACCATCGGCTTTATCATTCGGGAAGGCTCCATCGAAGTGAACACCTTCACCTTAAAGGCAGACGTGGCATCGTGCGAGAGCGCGAACAACATCTGCCTTGTCAAGATTTATGAGGACCTTTGCCGCTACCTTGGCATCCTCACACCCCCGCAGGAGTCCGACACTGCCATCAGGCAGGGCGTGGACGGCTTCCCTTGTGTAGTCTTCTGGGACTACGGGGACGGCCCGGAGTTCGTGGGTAAGTACAACTGGAACAATGATAAGGGCACTCATGAGGTTTTCGGCTTCTCCGAAGGTGATGAATCATGGGAAGTAAAGTCCAACACTTCACAGCTGTCCAAGTTCCATACGGCGACTTTCCCGGACAACTGGAACAGCGAGGACTATGAGCCCCGGTATCCCGATGACTATACAGACAACACGAAGCTGAAAGCGATGACTGAGTTCATCTACAGCACGTGGCAGGACGAAGCGACAGGCAATGCCCTTGCTTCCCCTGTGACATATGACGGCGTGCAGTATACCACTGACACAGCCGCCTACAGGCTTGCGAAGTTCAAGGACGGCTTCCCGGACCTGTATGACATGGACAATGCGACCTTCTTCTACGTGTTCACCCTTGTCTGCCTTCTGGCAGATGACCGGCAGAAGAATGAGTTCCTGACCTACTGGCACGAGATAGGCAAGTGGTGGGAACTGCCCTACGACTTTGATACTGCCCTTGGCACGGACAACCGTGGTAACCTGACCTTCGAGTACTGGATGGAAGATATCGACCAGTTCGAGGGCGAGTACGTCTTCAACGGTGCCGACAACGTGAAGTGGGTCAACTTCAGACAGGCGTTCTGGAATGAGTGCCGGTCCATGTATCAGAGGATGCGGTCCTCCGGGATGTTTGACGCCGCCTATCTGAAGAACTACTTCAGGGCGTGGCAGTCAGCATGGCCTACGCAGATATGGAATGAGGACGGCGACTATAAATATGTAAAACCCCTTGAAAAGGACGGCACGACCACCTACCTGACCATGGCCTATGGTTCGAAGAGGTGGCAGAGGGAGGAATTTATCGACTGGCGCATCCCCTACATCGACTCCATGTTTGATGTGGGCGAGGCGCTTTTATCAATCATGTTCCGCCCCTTCTATCAGGTCACTGAGGCGCAGAGGGCGAATGGCGAAGTGGACATCGAGGTCGAGGTCTACAAAAAGAGCTATGTCACGGTCCTGTGGGATGCCACCAAAGTCACTCACCGCGTGGTTGACGACACCTACAAGTGCGCCGTGGAGAACCCCCTTGCCTTTGCAAACGACGCTGTCTGCTCCATCCACAACGGAAAGATGGTGCGTGACGTAAAGGGACTGGAAAAACTTTATGTGGGCTTCTGGGATTCCACCAATGCTCCGAACCTTCAGGCCCTGAGGCTTGGAAGCGGAGAGGCTGGTTACAGGAACACTGCCACAAAGACCGTTTCTGTCGGTGCAAATGAGAAGCTTGTCTACGTGGACATGAGGAACTGCGTGAACTTCGGCACTGCCGACCAGAAAACGCTCGACCTTGCCCACTGCAAGAACATACAGGAAGTCTATCTGGACGGAACAGCCTGCATGGGCGTTGACCTTCCTAACGGCGGTGTCCTTGAGATACTGCACCTTCCTGCCACAACGACCAGTATCGTCCTTCGTAACCACCCGAAGCTCACGGATATAGGTCTTAGCGTGGCTTCCTACAACAGCATCGACCAGCTGTGGCTTGAGAACATGACGGGGCTTGACACTCTGGACATCCTGCGCTCTGTCCCTGAGGGCACCGCAATCCGCATCACCGGCTTCTACTGGGAGGCAGAGGACGCGGAAGAGATTGAGGGCATCTTCGACCTGTTCGACTCCATGATTGGCCTTGACATCAACTCTGAGGAAGTGGAGAAGGCACAGCTTTCTGGCACTATCCACACCTCAGCACTTAGAGGAGATGACATAGCCGCATGGAATGAGCGGTATCCTACCGTCACTGTGATTGCGGACTCCGTAGCATCCTACCTGTATTACAAGACATGGGACGGTTCTCAGACCCTGAAGACCGTTACATGCGTGGACGGCGTGCCTCAGGATACGACCGCTCCTGCGGGCCCTTCAAGGGCGGATACAGAGCGGTTCCGTTATACCTTCGTCGGATGGAACACACAGCAGGATGCTTCTACGGCAGAGACAGGGTATCTTGACGACGTTCTCGCTGACAGAAGTGTTTACGCCGCCTACAGCAGGGTAGCACTGACATATCTGGCATACAAGACATGGGATGGCGCAACACTCATTAAGACCGTCACCTGTGTGGATGGTGTGCCTGAGGAATCTTCGCCGTCAGGACCAGCGAGGACTTCAACCGCTCAGTATGATTACTCCTTTGTCGGGTGGAACCTCAGTCAGGATGCCCAGACAGCAGATGCATCGTGTATCACTAATGTTTCTGCCGACAGGAC